GGCAGCGGCGGCACTTACACCGCCGGCCGAATCTACTTCACGGATTCAGTTTACCTCTACGAAAGCGCTGGCGTGCTCTACCTGAATGACGGCAACGGAGACCGTGCTTTGACGTAGCGGTTTCGGGTTGAAGTTCCTGCGCTCCGGAGTCAGAACCGGATCGGAATGTCACAGATCAAGGCAGGACTTGTGTCCGTCACAAACGGTTCCGCGACTGTCGTCGGGAACGCGGATGCCGATTGGTCTGATGTCGTCGGCGGCGAAATCTTCACGATCCAAGGGTCCGGCGTTTGGTTCGACGTGCTATCCGCCGCGTTTGTCACGGATCACTGGGAACTGACGCTTGCAACGCCGTATTCCGGCGCAACGGCCGCGGGGCAAGCCTACGCGATCACGACATCGTTCACGCCAGAACTCAGCATCCCGTATCCTGATCGCGGCGACGTGGAAACCGCTTCGATCATGAAACGGGCGATGCTGACCGTTGACAGCAAGATCACGACGATTTCGCCGGGTTCGTTTGTCGCGCTGTTCGGCGAAGATTCCCAGTCGGCGACGTTCACGTTCGGGGACAATTTCACAATCGTTGAGGGCGCCAGTCCCTATCCTCACGCAGAAATCACGCTCAACTAATTCCCGCCATGGCAACCACTGTCACACTCGTTAAGCTCTCCGCACTGACGCAGATTCAAACCGATCTGACGAACGCCGTTGCCGCGAGCGCTTCGGCCGCAGCCGCGTCGGCAACGCTCGCGTCGGAATGGGCAAGCAAGACTTCCGCGGCCGTCGCTGGCGGCGAGTTCAGTGCGAAGGAATATGCGCAGGGCGCGCAAGCGGCGACGGGCGGAAGCTCGAAGAACTGGGCACAGCAAACCGGCGCGGACGTGACGGGCGCGGCGGCAAACTCCCGCTCGGCGAAAAGCTGGGCACAGGAAGCGATCAAGGGCGCGACGTTGGGCGGCTCGGCGAAGGACTGGGCACAGGACACCGCGAGCACGGTTGACGGGACGAGCTTCAGCGCGAAGGAATACGCGCAGGGAACGCAGGCGGCAACGGGAGGATCCGCAAAGAATTGGGCACAGCAAACGGCCGCTGATGTTACCGGAGCGGCGGCGAATTCCCGCTCTGCAAAATCGTGGGCACAGGACAATCTCGCCGGCGCGACGCTCGGCGGCAGCTCGAAGGACTGGGCACAGAGCGGCAGTTTGCCGGATGGCGTGAACAAGTCCGCGAAAAGCTATGCGCTGGACGCGGGGACGAGCGCGAGCGCTGCGGCAACTTCGGCCGCGCAGGCTGCGGCGATTGCGGCCGGGCTGAATTACAAGGGGACCGTCGCCGGCGCATCCGTGGCGGCAACTTCAACGGCCGCGGGCGACTGTTACGCGATCACGGCCGCGGGAACCTCGCAATCTGTCACGTGGGCCGAAGGCGATCTGGCGATCTACCGCGGCACGTCCGGAAACTGGGACAGGATCCCGGCCGCTGTCGTCATGGGCGTTCATGCGGCGCTTCGGAACAATCTCACACCGCGCGGCGGCGCTTACGTTGACGGGACGGGATCGGCTCGAATCGCGTCAACGCTGACCGGGCAGACGATTGACGTTGATCCGTTCTCCGTCGTGTTGGTCATTGACGTTCCGCTTGCAAACCCGGCCATCGGCCGCGGGATGTTCGCGATCTCGGAAAACATTGGGGCGCCTACGTCGCCGACGCGCGCCTTCATTTCCGAACTTAGCACGAACGGAGATCTGTGGTTCACGATCATCGGGACCGCATCGAATGGCGATTACAACCGTGCAACGATCACAGGATTTCGCGCGCTGTATGCCGGGAAGACAGTCATTCTTTCCGTTGTTCGTCCGGCGGCTGGAAACCTACTCGTTTACGCCAACGCCGTTTCACTTACGCCGACATATTCGTCTGGCGGAACTCCGCCGGGCTGGCAGACGCAGCTTTCTAGCACGTATTTTTCCGTCGGATACCAGAACACAACGGAAATATGGGATGGCGCAATCCGCTCCGCTTCGCTGTATAATCTTCCGCTGACTGCTGCTGATGTCGCTGAAATCAATGAACTGAACGGCGCCGTGCCGTTCCGGTTTCAGTTCGGGAACATCAACTTTTATTCAAGCAACTTTACCGCAAATGCGGACGCGTGGACTACCGTCGGGGCAACTGCTTCCGGAAACATTGATTCAGTAAACGGCGTGGATAATACGCTGCGGGTTCATGCAAGCGGTGAAACAGGGCAGCATGTCGGGAGACGAACCGGCGCATACGCAGCGAAAAAGCGATTCAGGATCCGTGGATCAATCTATATTCCAGTAGGACAAACGAACCTGAACAGCGTTTATTTAATGTTCAGCGGAAGTAATAACAGCGCAACGACGTGGATACCAAACTCAGGTGCCGTATCGTGGACTCCTAACGCAGCGTGGCAAACAATTGAACTGGATGCGACCTTGGCACCCGGTTTCAACGCTTCTAACTTGTCGTTCTATATGAACAACGGCGTCACGTTCACCGGCGCCAACTCGCCGACGGACGACGTTTTTTATTTATACGGAGTGAAAGTCGCGCAGCTTGGAGCCATCGTGCATCTTCCGATGGACGACGGATGCGGCCGGCAGTTCATGGACAAATCGTCGAACAAGCTGCATGCGATTGCTTCAGCGTCCGGCATTTCGCACATGGTTGAACTGGACGAAGCCGCTTACGTCCAAACCGCATTGACGGCAAATGGCGAACTGCTGGACACGGCCGGCGTTCTTCGCACTGATGCCGTTTTGCTGGACGTGATCGTGAAGAACACGACGGCGAATCAGGTTTACGGCTTCGGCATCGGAATGTCTTCCGGCGTGCGGGATCTGACCTATGAAACGGACATCCCGGCGAACTCTGTCGTTGTGCTTCCGATCAAGCGCGCGGATCTCGCCGGGCTGACCGTTGGGACGGCGCCTTTCGGCCGCGCTTATTACTCTGCTGCATCGTGGAATTCCGGTTCGCTGAACATCAGCATTCGCTATCGCCGCGAGCGAGATCTCTAAAGTCGTTTCGCATTCATAACCTTCAACCCGCGATCATCATGACAATCGTTCCTCTCCCGTCTCCCTACAACGAAACGACGCACGTGCGGCTTGTCCGCATCGATCTCGAAGTGTCTCCCGGCGTCGTTCACTACAAGCAAGGGCATTTCACGTGCGAGCCGGAGGAAGTGCCGGCGATGCCGTATTCCGAAGCCGAGCTTCCGGCCGCGTGGGAAGAGCGCGCCGAGCTGAACACCGCCGAGATCCCGCTGGGGATCACGACGCTCGAACAAGTCCTGATCGCCATCGTCACCGAACTGCTGGGAAATGGGCGCACATAGGTTATGTCCGCAGCGGGACAACTTACACGTATTATATCAACGGCGTTGCGTCAGGAACCGGAACCGACAGTAGCGATTACAGTGCCGCTTCGTCCAAGATCGGCGCCGCAAGTATTTTGACGGAAATTCCGTTCGCCGGAATAATCGCACAGCCGGTCATGCTTAACCGGGCATTGTCGCCTACTGAAATGCTTTCGCTTTATGAATCGGGATCTCCGGACACTGACGATTTCCCGACAAATAAAGCGGGCACATCAATTTATACGTCCGATTTTTCTGCGGGCGTAGATTCATGGCAGACCGGGGCCGGTCGCACCGTTGCGGGAAACGTTGACGGCATCAATGGTCAAAACGACTGGCTTTCTGCCACGAACGACTCGAACACCGTCGCTAACGCATATCGTCCTATTACATGGGGCGCGAGGCGAGTCCGCGTCGCATACCGGGTATTCATCCCGGCCGGTTCTCCAATCACGGCTATTCAAACCCGAACCGATACAGCCGCGGGACTCTCGACGCCTGTCGCTGCAAATACACAGTATGACATAAGCTATGAACTCACCGTCGGAACCGGAACGGTGATTCGCGTTGACGCCGATACTAGCTCCGCGGCTGGAACAGTTTTTTATATTCGTGGAATGACAATCACTCCGATTGGAGCGGTTTTCGCGCCCGATGCGGTGCAACCCGGCGCGGGATCGACTTGGTATGACATGAGCGCCGTCGCGGCGAATCTAACAATTCCGGTCGGCGTGAGTTGGCGGATTTTGAACAAAGGACTTCCCGTCGGCGGACTGATGGATTTGCTGAACGGTCAGATCAAGTTCCCGGCAACGCAAAACCCGTCCAGCGACGTGAACACGCTGGACGATTACGAAGAAGGCACGTTCACCGTGACGCTGCTTCCCGGAACGAGCGGAAGCATCACACTGGATCCGGCGTATGCGACGGCTCGTTACACGAAGATCGGGCGCGTCGTTTCCATCCAAGGCGTTTGCGTCGTTCAGTCGATTTCATCGCCGGTTGGAACGCTGAAGATCGGAGGACTGCCGTTCGCGTCAGGAAACGCCGTCGGAAATTACGCAGCAATTGCGCTTCAAGCGTTGAGTTTGGAGACAACGGCGACGATGCCGGGGCAGGGCGCGATCCTTCCGAATTCGTCCGTGATCGATGTTTTCACGAGGTTTGCGGGCGGAGCTGGCGGGATCACGAGCAACGCGGCGGACATTCGCGCCGGGACGGAGATCCGTTTCTCCGGCACTTACAGCGTCTAAGCTGTTTGACACGCTCCGCCCGTGCGCGCATCACGGGCGGAAAACTCACGAACCGAAACCGAACATGAAATTCAGAAAAATCGAACTGCTGGAACGTCCTGTGATGGACGAAGTGAACGGCAAAGAGATCCAGATCGGGATCTTCAGCTATCGCGCGATCCTGCGCGAAATCCTGATGACGGGGCCGGCGCCGGAGCCTGCGCGCGGATTCGCCGGCGGACTGACGACGGACGAGATCGCGCAATCGATCATGACTTACGGCCGCGTGAAGGATGCCGTCGCGAAGAACGAAAAATTCGTCCTGCTGGACAAGGAATGTTATGACTACCTGATGCGGCGTCTCGCAACGTTCCGCTGGCAGAGCGCCAACGAAACGACGCACGAATTTTGCCGTTACATCAAAGCCGTTCCGGAAGAGGAATTCGAGGTAACGCGCAAGCCGGACCCGGTTCCCGCTCCGGCGCCGACGGCCGCGGCGAATTGAGTTGCGCACGGAGCGCGGAGCGTGCGACAACATCCGCGCTATGAAGACGATCACCCGATTCGGCTTGTTTGCCGTGGCGCTGCTTTTTGCGGCCGTCGCGTTCGTTGGCGGTTCCCCCAGCAGGGGGAAGGTTCCCGCGCTCTCGGAACTCGCGTTCGGCATCGCCGACGTGGGCATGGTCGCGGATCTGGCGTATGACGTGAACGAGTTCCCGCAGCTCGCGAGCGCGGACGTTTCCCCGGCGAACACCGCCGCGGCGTCCGTGCAAGCCGCGACGCTCGGCGATCAGTTACTCGTGACGAACCTCGCCGGCGCGGAGCATTACGCGCGAGAACCCCAGCGAATGACACTCGCGGCCGTCTGGCGAAATTCGACGCACATCAAACAGCCGCCGGCGATCAGCGTGTTCGCGATCCCTGAACCGGGCGGACGAGCGTCCGACGTGCTCGCGCAGCTCACGAGTTGCAATCCCGACTTCAGGCGAACGTAAAGCCGCCGGCCGCAGAATTTGGAACCCGCCGATCCCTTGGTCGGCGGGTTTTTTGTTGTTGGCGTTCGCGGGTCAATCGGGTTATTCCCGGATTGCCCATGAAGAAACACCCGGCGCGTTCAATCGGTGGTTTCGCGTTGGCTGCGCTCGCGCTGCTGATGCTGTTCGCTTCGTGTTCCCGTCAATCGGGGAAAGTCGCTTCGGGCGTCGCACTGGATCGCGGCGCCGTAGTGCTCACGCTGTTACAGGAAGGCGTTTCGCCGCTGGGGATTCAGCTTTCGTCATCGGCTTATGCCGAAGTGAACGAATCGGCAATCCCCGCGCTGGTGGAGGAATTCCGCGCGGATCTCTCGAAGAAGGGGATCCCCGTCTCTGACATCAGCGGCCGGACGGGTTACGATGCGCGGTTCCAATGCACGGCGTTCGCGGACTTCTTCGCGGGAAGCACGGCCGCGCGCATGATGGGCGAACTCTGGCACTCGCCGTTGAACGTGAACCGTCCGACGATCTTCGTCGTTTGGTATGTTCAGGACAATGCGCCGCGCGACGCGGACGGGAATCCCATCGGGCACGCGATCAACCTGATGATCGTGAATGGCCGGCGCTGCGTCTGGATCGAACCGCAGACCGGGCGCCGGCTGGCGTTATCGGCCGCGGAGAAACTGACGGCACGCGTTCGAGCATGAAACGCATTTACACCGGATTTCTTCACGGCCGGAACGATCCGCTCGTGATCGCCGACGAAACTTTCGCCGGAACGCCGAAGCCGTCCGGCGAAGACAATCACGCGCACACGCCGGAACGGCTGGATCGTCCGATTGTTTACCTGAATTGCACGTTCATCGCGAACGGCGCGAGTGAGGCGCTGAAGTTCTCGCGGCATTGGCATATCACCGTTCAGGGTGGCGAGATCATCGGCGGCGTTGAAGACGGGCTGGACATCGTGCGCGGCGGCGATCTCGTGTTCAACGAAGTCCGCTTCAACTGCGCGAAATCGAAGCAGGACGTGACATGCAAGGGCGGCGCGCGGGACATTCGTTTTTATCGCTGTCCGGGGCTGCGGCGGATCGTGCTCGGCGACTTCACGAAATATGACACCTTCGCGATCATGCCGGACGGCCGCGAACGCCGTCTGTCGCTGTTTGGCGCGTTGCCGCGTCCGCCCGTGCGCAATGTCTTCGTGCGCGCCGAATCGCCTGTGCGGGTCACGCGCTGGCACGCAGAGCGCACGGACGGCGACGCTGATGATCGGAGCCTTCGCTTGCTCGTGAAGCCTTACTTTTGGGCGCGCGGGAAGTTCTTCCGCGAGACGAAGCCGGCGCCGCGCGCCGAGCACATTCTGGATCCTCGCGAACTATGAAATTGCGCATCGCATATTTGATCGGGCAAATCGTGTTCTTCGCCGTCGCGGCGGTTTTTTTGGGCGGAACTTTGTCCGGCTGTTGGCTGACCGGCGGGACGAAGAAGCCGGAAGATCCGCGGACCGTCGTTGCTCCCGTCGGAGGCGAGGCGAAGAAGCTCGGCGAACAGGTGAAGACGGAGATTCCCGCGGCCGTGCTCGAACAGCAGGCACAGCAGCGCAGGGCCGCGAGCAAGGCCGTCGCGCAGTTCGAGGCGATCACGCACTCCGCCGGCACGATCACGACGCCGGAGGAACAGAACGCGCGCACGGCGATCACCGAATCGGCCGAACAGGGGAAGCGCGAACTCGGCGGCGAATCGACGCCGGAGGATCGCGCGGCAGCGCTCGCGGCGGCGAATGCCTTTCTCGCCGGCGAAATCGAACGCGGGAAGGTACTGATCGCGAACGCGCGGGCGGAAGCCGACGAAGCGAAGAAGGCGCGTGACGCGGCAAACGAAGCCGTGCGCGTCGCGCTCGAAAACGCGAAGCGGCAGGCGGACGCGGCGGAAGCGGAAGCGAAGCGGATTGCCGCGGATAATCAGAAGCGTTTCGACGAACTGGCGCGCCGCGTGACGGCCGCGGAGGAACGAGCGAAGAACGCCGAAGACGAAGCTCGGAAGAAAGCGCTCGGATGGCTGTCATGGGTGGAACTGGGTTTGGGCGCCGTGTTCGTGCTCGTCGGCGCCGCGACTGCGTATCTGACGCAGGGCCGGGAATGGCTGCGCGCTCTGATCGCGGCCGGCGCCGGCGGGTTCTGTTTTTCGTGCTACTGGGCACAACATCAGCCGTGGTTCAAATGGTTCGTGATCGGCGGAATCGTGCTCGGCGTCGTTGCGCTCGGCGTCTGGATCTGGCGGGAGTTCGCGGACGCGAAGGACGTGACGACGAAACAGCAGGCGCTTGCCGAACTCGAACGCGTGCGAAATGCCGGCCGCAAGGTTGTCGCCGAGCTGGACGAGTGGAAATCGGAAGCCGGCGAATCCGTGAAGCCGCTACTCGAACGCCTTTCGCGCCGGATGAACGATGACGAAAAGATCGCCATTCATGATTTGCGGCGCGAGTCCGCCGTTGCGGTCAAAGCGAAAGGCAAAACATGAACGCAGAAGCGATCCATCCGTCGAATTCCAGTGTCGGCACCGGGGAAAGCACTAATCCGTTCCCCCGCAAATCGACTGGACAGGTTTTCAGAGAAATTCGACAACATGGCATGTCAATAAAACGCGCATCGGAGCTGTTTGCTTCCGCGTCACCTTTGATTGTCGGGATCTGGCGCGTTGCCGTGATCCTGTGCCTTGCTGGACTGTTCTTCCTGAAGACAGTTTTCCCGACAAAGGATGAAGTGACGACGCTTTACGGGAAGCTCCCGGCTGCGGTGGAGAAGCTGACGGAGATCGCCGCGCAGCAGCAGCGGATCAACGAAGACGGCGCGCGCGTGAACGCACCGAACCGGCTGGCGAATCTGGAACGCATTGCGGAGGAAAATCGCGCCGTGAACAACGCGCAGCAAACGCAGTTGAATGCGACGGATCGTCAGCTCGCAGTGATCACCGAACAACTGAAGAGCATCGGTGACAAAGTTGACGCCGGAAACCGCCGTCTCGAAAAGATAGCGGACAGGATCGGATCTCCGTAGTCGGAAAATTTCCCCGGTAGTTCATCGGGGAAAACATTTTTCGCTTGCGCTTGTGCGCATCGTGAACCAAACACGGTTCCGGGCGCTGGGAACCATTTTCGGCGCGACGAAAACGAAACGAATTCATCATGGATACACCGACAACGGCGGCGGAAACTACGGGAGCCAAAAGAGGTTCCCTTGCGACGAAACTCGCGATGGTTCTGACGAAGATCAATCGCGTCCCGAAGAACGGCGAAAACAAGTTTCACAATTACAAGTTCGTCACCGAATCGGATCTGTCCGATGCAGTGCGGGCCCACCTTGGCGAAGTTGGCGTGTTCATCTTCACCGATCAGGCGGAAGTGACGCGCACCGAATGGAAAAAGACGAGCCGTGGGGAAGAGCAATGGATGACGCGCGTGAAGCTCACGCACACGTTCGTTGACGGCGACACGGGCGAGACGTTCAGTGTCACGAGTTACGGCGAGGGAATCGACGGTGGGGACAAAGGACTTTACAAATCGATCACCGGCGCGACGAAATACTTCCTTTACAAGAATTTTCTGATCTCCACTGGCGACGATCCGGAGCGCGAAAACGACAACGAACGCCGGCAGGATCGCGAGGAAGCAGGCAGCGACGGACGCTACGCGCGCCGCGAGCGCGTTAATCCCGACGGCGACGGCGGACGCTCCCGCCAGCAGCAGAGCACGGGCGCCGCGGCCGGAACGGCGCAGCAGGAAAAGAAGGCGCCGGAAGTCCCGCGGGATCCGGAAGTGAAGCTGGGGGACATGCTCCCGAATGGCGAGAAATGGGAAAACGTCGTCATTCACTTCGGGAAGAAATACAAGTCGAAGAAGCTCGGCGAACTGACGCCGGAGCAGATCAACGCATGGGCGGACGAGTGGAATCCGTTCGCTGACGCCGAGGGAAACCGGCGCGAGGCGTCAGACGAAGACAAACACCTTCGGATCGCGCTGAACGCTTACAAGCGCGAGCGCGACGCGAAGCAGTAAACTCCCGCAGCGCGCATCCCGCGCTTTTCCTCCCTCGCTTTAGGAATGTTCCACGTGGAACATTCACGCTTTCACCTATCCGCACGAAACGATCATGAAATTAGAACGCATCATTGCCCGTGGTATCATGGGCTTAAACATAGACGAGAAACTAGACGCGGCGAACGTGTTCGTCGCTCCGAATTGGCTGAAGGGAAAGACGGCGCGCGCGCATGCGATCACCGTCCTTTTGCTCGGCTATCTTCCGAAGCTCGGCAAACGCAATCAGGACACCGCGCGGCTGATGTCGGCGCGCGAAATGCATTTGGAAGGGCATTTTACCGGCGGGATCGTCCTGTCCCGGACGTTCACGATGAAGGGCGGATCCGTGAAGTGCGAAGCGAAGATCCCGCCGCAGCTCGGCAACGCGGACGAACTGGCGATCATGCTGAACTTCGGCGAATACGCTGCGCAGACGGAACAGGCGCGCCGGGATTACGTGTTCGGACTGCTGAACCTGTCCGCGATGACGGAGTTCAGCGAATCAGCCATGGTGGGCGAAGTCCGTGCGGCCGTTGCGAAGGCGTGCGGCGAAGACGACGCGACGCGCAAGGCCGTTGACGCGCTGACCGCGAAGATCGCCGATTGCGTGAAGGAACAGGCGCCGGAGCTGACGCGGGGCTGTGCATATTCTCCCGGCGAGGATCCGGAGCTGTCCCCGCAGCAATGGCTAGGCGTCGCACTCGAAGCCGCGGCCGAATTCACGAAGTCCGCGAAGGAATACGCCGCGCGGATGGAAAAGACGGTTCAGGGCATCACGACATTGAAACTTCAGGACACGGCGCCGGCCGTGAACCTCGCGGCCGTTGAAGCCGAGCGGGAGCGCGTCACGCGCGAGCGGGAAGCCATCGTTGCGCGCCGGGAAGAGCTGAACGCGCAGAAGAAGCAGATCGACGAAGCTCGCCGGCGCCGGAACCTGATCACGGAAACGCTGCGCGAACTTCAGCCGAAGATCGAAGCGCTCGCGGCACTGAAGGCGAAGCTCGCGGCGAACACGTCGAACAGCGAAGCGGCGGCGAAGGAAATGTTCGCGCTCGTGAAGACGCGGCACGATCTGGACACGCAGCTTCGCGAAATCGACGCCGCGGGGATCCGCCGGCGGGAAATCAATCACCGGCTTCCGGCGTTGAAGCGCGCGAAGGACAAGGCGCAAGCGTGCCGCGATCACATGGAAGAGCTGGACAAGCGTTTCAGCTTCGAGCGGCTGACGACTGCGGGGCAGGCAGTGGCAACGGCGGAGGAAGCCGCGCGGTTCAATGCGAACGAGCAAACGCGGATCGGGCGCGATCTGCTGGACTACCGGCGCACGCTGGAAGGCCGGGAAACGGCGCTGGCGAGCATCGGAGCCGCGACGCAATGCCCGACATGCCATGCGGCCGGCGAAGGCTGGAAAGCGCTGCGAACGGCCGAACTGAACACGGAGATTCAGGAACTCACCGGCAAGATCGCGGCGCTGTCCGACGAATTGGAAGAACTGCGCGTGACGGCGGCGGAAGCAAGCGCGGCCGTGATGAAGGCGAAGAATGCGCACGCGGAGCTGATGCAGTTCGGACGCGAGCGCGATTCGCTCGAACGCGAGATCAAAGACTACGCGCGAGACGCGGAGGAAGCGGACAAGCTCGAAGCCGAGCTGACCGCGCTCCCGCAGCCGAACGCGGAGCTGACCGCACAGTTCGGCACGGCGAACGCGCGATGGTCGGAGCTGGCGAAGGCGGCAGACGAGCGGCGCGCGCTCGAAGCGGACATTGCGAAGGCGGAAGCCGCGGCCGGCGACGTGCAACGGCTGAACGCCGAGCTGACCGCGCTGACGCCGGACGATCCGCAGATCGAAGCGGCGATTCAGGCGAAGGTTTCGGAATACAACGCGAATCTGACGCGCGCGAACGAGCTGGATCAGCAACGCCGGCTTGCGGAGAAACGCCAGAACGACGCGCAGCGCGCGGCCGAAGCGGAAACGCAGCGGACGGAAGCGCTCGCGGAAGTTGCCGTGTCGAAACAGGCGGCGGCAACGCTGAAGGAAATTCAGGAACGCTTTGTTCGCGCTGCATTCGATCCCGTGCTGAAGTCGGCGAACGCGCACTTCGGCGCCATCCTGCAAACGCCGCTCGCATACAACGACGGCGAGATCGGCACGTGGCGAAACGGAACATGGGTTTCGCACAAGACATTCAGCGGCGCCGAAGAACGGCTTGCCTACTGCGCGATCAGCATCGCACTCGCCGCGCGCTCGAAGCTGAAGATCGCGATCATTGACGAACTCGGCACGGTGGACGACGGCAACGCCGCGAAGCTGATCGATGCCGTAGGCGCCGCGCTCGAAAGCGGATTCATCACGCAGTTCGTCGGAATCGACGCCGGCCGCGCGAAGCTCTATCGCGATCACGCCGCGTTCACAAATTACGTGTTGAACGTTCGCGAACTTTGATTCACAAACGCGGTTCACGAAACGAAACCATGACGAAGACACGCACGGCCGCGCAGACGGCCGCAATCGAATCCGACGCGAACGAGATCGTTCTGTTGGCGGGACCGGGTTCCGGAAAAACAACGACGCTGATCGCGCGCATCCTGCATCGCGTCACGTTCGGCACGGCGCCGAAGAAGATCGCATGCATCACGTTCACGAACGCCGCGGCGGACGAAATGGCCGCGCGCTTGCCGTCTGATGTTGTGCTCGGCTACGTCGGCACGCTTCACGGCTTCGCGCTCCGCTATCTTCAGCGCTTCGGCCGACAAGTCGGCTACGGCGAGCGCGTTTCGCTGATCGGCGAAGACGAAGGCCGCGATCTGATGGAATCCATCGCGCGCGAGCTGAAGGTGAATCAGTCGCTTGATCGCCTGTGGGAAATGAAGAAGCAGGGCCGTCCGACGCAGCCGCGGCTTTCTCGCGATCACCTTGTCGTCGCCGAGTATTTTGATCGGCTGAAGCGGGAGAGCGCGGCGGATTTCGACGTTCTGTTGACGGAGTTTCGCGATCTGCTTATGTCCGGCGCCGGCCGCGCGCTCGGCGACGATTTCGCGGAGCTATACGTTGACGAGTTTCAGGACTCCGGAACCGTGGATTTTCAGATTTACGAACTGCTTCCTGTCGCGCGGAAGTTTTATGTCGGCGATCCCGATCAATCGATCTACGGGTTCCGCGGCGCGGACGTGAACGGCATCCTGAAGAAAGCGCGCGGCGCCGGCGTTACCGCGATCAAGCTGGAAGAGAATTTCCGTTCGCTCCCGGCGATCTGCGAAGCCGCGCAACGGCTGATCGAAAACAATCCGATCCGCGCGGCGAAGCGGACGATCAGCGCGTCTTCCGATCAATGGGCCGATGACGCGGTGACATCGCTTCCCGCGTGCGATAACGAGCGCGAGGAAATTGGCCGCGTGATCGGAATCCTTCGGGACGAGCGCGCGGACATGGATTCCGAGCGCATGCGGCCGGACTGGCACGACATTGCGATCCTGACGCGGACGAACGCGCTCGCCTACTCCTTCCGCGACGCGATCCGCGCGGCAGGGATCCCGGTTCACGAGCCGAAGAAGCGAACGGACCCGATGGCGTTTAGCATGCTGATCACGACGCTGAACTTCCTGATCGATCCGGAAAACAACCTCGCCGCGGAACAATACGTTCGCGCGCGGATGGGGAAGGAAATTGCGGCCGATCAGCGGCGGCAGGCAGCGGCGCGCCAGTGTTCGATCAACGCGCTTGCGATGCGTTATCCGCAGAACATTCCCGCGCTGGACGCGCCGAAATGGCTGCGCGAAATCGGCATGGACGGCGAAGCGGTCATGTTCGTCTCGGAAAAGCTCCGCGCGATGCACGCGACGGCTGACACGACGATGGCGGATCTCGCGCTGCGCGTCATGATGCGCGAAGACGCGGACGACGATGACAGCGGCGGCGTTCACGTGATGACGGTTCACGCCGCGAAGGGCCGCGAATGGGATGTCGTCATTCTTCCCGCGTTCGAGGAAGAAGTGACGCCGAGCACGCGCATGGGCGCGAACATTCCGGAGGAACGCCGGCTTGCCTACGTTGCCGCTACACGCGCGCGGCATCGGCTTTACATCACGACGGCGCGCGAGCGCGTCGCGAAATGGGGCGGATCACGCGTGCATCGGCCGTCGCGCTTTTTGCGTGAACTGCTGGGGAATAACTCGTGAACCGTTTCAGCTTTACCCTGAACTGATTTTCGGGATTTCTCCCATTCCTTCCTGATTCAACGAAAACAAAACCCGCCGGGCGTTGGAAGCGCTCCGGCGGGTAAAACTAACAAACGTGATGGCGAACAATGATCATGGGGTCGCACCTGTCAAGGTCAGCTTCCCCGGAATATCCTGTCAGAAAGCGGAGGGCCGCGCATGACGCCGAAAACGCACTCGTTCGACGTGGAATGCGCCAAAGTGATCGGCGTGGACTGCGCAATCGTTCTGGCGTCAATCGCTTGGTGGGTAGGTCACAATAAAGCGAACCGGCGAAATTTCCGGAACGGCCGGCATTGGACCTATAATTCCGCGAAAGCATGGTCCGAGCTGCTTCCCTATTTCACGCCGAAGCAGATCCGCAGGATTCTCGAAGAACTGGAATCCGCCGGGCTGATCCTGAAGGACAACTTCAATGAAAACACCTATGATCGCACGCTTTGGTATTCACTGACCGAAAAGGGCGAAAGCATTTGCCTTTCCGGGAAAATGGAAGGGCCGGTTGCGGAAGATGGAGATCCCGATCCGGTCCTTTCAATAGACAGTTCAATACCAGTTCAGAACCAAACGAAGGCAGCGGCGGGAGGAAAACCGGATTCAGAAATAGTGTTTCCCCCGATTCTCTGCACTCCCGCGTTCGGCATGAAGTGGAAGGAATGGCTCGAATATCGGCGGAAGGTTAAGCGCGATCCAGTAAAGCCGGCGACGCAGCGCAGGCAGCTCGAACGGCTCGCTGCGATTGGCGAAGCGAAGGCGCGCGCATGCATCGATCAGAGCATGGATAATCAATGGTCCGGGCTTTTCCCGGAGAAATTCGCGGCTGGCGGAGCGAAGTTCCAAGGCAAGACGGGCGGCACGTTTTCGGAATCGCAGTATGGCGAAAACCCATTCGGGGACACCGCCGGCGGAGAAAGGCAAGCGTCATGAGCGCAGACGCACCGAAGGGACCGCCGAAGCGGCAGATTACGGCCGCGTGCTGCAAATGCGGAACCGCGTTTCAGCTCGAACAGACGCACGTCGCGGGCAATTGGTGGCCGACTGAAGGCATTTGCGACGCGTGCGACGAAGAGCACGTGAAGAAGGCGCGCGGCGCACAGCCGAAGGCGGAAAAGCCGATCTGGCAGCGGCGCACGGACGAGTTCACGCCGGAAGATTTCCGCGTTCTGATTCGCGCGAAACTCCCGATGGCGATTACGTCCTATCGCGAGCCGGCGAGTTCGCACGAAACGGCGATGAAATGGACGACGGCCGCGGGCCGGAGTCTGCTGCTGGTGGGGGACACCGGATTAGGGAAAACGCGCACGATGTTCGCGCTCGCGGCGGAGCTGATGCGCGCGAACCCGCTGCTGAACGTGCTGAAGTTCGACTGCATCAGCTTCGGCGAGGAATCGAAGGCGCGCCGGTTTACAGGCAAGGGCGCCGAGTGGTTCCGATACATGGCGCGGATCGATCTCGTGATCTTCGATGACTTGTTCCGCGGCGTGCTGGACGAACAGGTTCAAGAGGAACTTTTCGCGCTGATCTCCACCCGCTGCGACGCGAAGAAGCCGATCATCGCAACGACGCAGTTCACCGGGGACACGATGGCGCAAGTTCTGAAGGCGCATCACGTCGCCGCACTCTCCCGACGCTTTAGGGATTACTTCCAAGTCGTCCCATTCCTGAAACCGCAACCATCATTGAAGAAGTGAGCGAAAACCAAAGTAACGAAATGAGCACGAAAAACACCGTGAAGATCGGGGATCGTGAATACGATCTTTCCGAAGTCGCCGACGTGGCGCAATTGCAAGCGACGCTTGTCCCGGACAATTGGCCGGGGAACAAGGCCGATTGCGTCCGCCTGTTCCTGCAAACGCGGGAACTGCTGGCGTTCCAGTTCAGCCGGCATCTCGCGCACAATTGGCTGAAGCTGTGCAAGACCGCGCAGGAAACGAAGGAAGACGGCGATCCCGCGAAGGTGAAGGCCGGATTTGCGTTCGAGCTGGATCAGTCGGCGCCGCTTGTCGCCGCGATTACGAAATGCAAAATGTCCTTCAGCGCGACGCATTCGACGGAATCGAAGCCGATCACGAAGGACATCACGCAAGGCGAATTTCTCGGCGATGACATGAGCGTCATTCTCGACACGTCTTCGCTGGACAAGGAAATGCAGGAATCGGAAAAGCCGGCCGCGGGCGAGGGCGGAGAGAACGGCGCCGGCGAGCCGGGCGAACCCGGCGAAGGTGGGGAGCGCGCGCCGGCCGATGCGAACGGCGCGGACGCCGGCGGAGAAAATCCGCCTGATCCGGAGAACCCGCCGGCCGCGGAACCGGGCGCCGAGCCGGAGAAATCCGGGAAGAAAAAGCGCAGCCGGAAGAAGAAGGAAGCGACCGCAGCCGCGGCGGGATAACGCGCGCGCACTCGCACGGACCGCCGGGCGCGGGATTCGTCCCCGCTCGGCGGTTCATGCCGATTGACAACACGACGATCACGACTGAGAAAACGACTATGACGAGAACACGAACCGAGTTGGCGAAGGATGGGAAACGAATGCTCGAAATGCTGATCGCGTCCTTCACGGATCACCGCGAAGCGATCACTGTCACGATGCGGGAGCTTCAGTTTTCCGTCGCTTACACGATCCGCGTTCACGACGAAGATCAGGGCAAGGTGATCGGCAAAGGCGGGCTGCATATCCGCGCGATCAAGCACATCATGACGAAGGCCGGCGCCAGTGTTGGGCTCGCTGTTCGCGTCACGCTGTTGACGGACGAAGAACGCCGCAACGTCGGCGCACCGTTCTGGAACAATCCCGATTACGATCCGAAGCCGGCCGTCGAACTGCTGAAGGGTTTCGTCGGCGCGCTTGTGCAATATCCGGCCGTCGTCACCGCGGAGAAAGCGGACGAAGCGATCTATTTTCAGATCGCGCTCGGCTCGCAATCGGACTTCACGAATTTTCACACGCCAGACGAGACGGGACTGACAACGAAGGCGGCGCTCGAAGCTCTTTGGAAGGCTTACGGGAACAAGGAAGGCGCCGTTTTCTACGTTGACGCTGTTCAGCTCGCCACGGCCGGAAAGCGTGCGTGAGCTGTAAACAGCTCGATCACCTGACGGCGCGGATGTTCGATCATCCGCTGCGCTATCACGTCGAAAGCGCGAGCCGGCCGCACGTCACGCACCTTTGCGAGCTGAACCTGTATCGCGGAAACGGAAAATGTTCGTGCGAATACTTCGATTTTACCCTGTCCGGAATTCTCGCGCAGGGCATCACGCCGGCGGATGCCGTTGCGCGCGGAATCGTGAAGCTGGAACGCAAAGACGGCCGTCCGAAGAAAGACACCCGCGACGCGCTGCGTTGCGATCACCTGATTGAAGCTCGGCGCCAATTCGCCGAAGACATGATCCATGCAATACACTCGAATGAAAAGACGCACCGGGTTGAAGCGAAGCGGATTTCTAAAGCGGACTTGCTCGCTGCGCGCGAAGAAGTCCGGCACGACATCCGCGAAGCGCATGCCGCGCATTACTGAACAGCGCGCGGCCGAACGGCGCGAATACGCGGAGCTGCGCGAGCGTTACCTTCGCGATCATCCGGTTTGTCAGTTCTGGATCGCCGAGCGCGGACTGGACGAACAGATCGTTCTTCAGCAGCTCGGCGGAAATCTCCGGCCGGGCGATCTATGGTGGAGCGGCGAGCGCGTGCCGTTCTCGAATCAGATCCATCACCGGAACAAATGTCGCCGTGCGCGGCTGACGGATGAACGATGGATCATGGCCGTCTCGCAGCGCGGACATGATGGCATCGAAGGCCGGAAGACATGGGCGCGGGAACGCGGCTACCTGCTTCCGATTCAGGCGGACGCGGAAGGTCGCTGGGGCGCCGGGAATCAGGCGTTGACGACGCCGGAACTGATGGCGTCGCGTGTCACGGTCGCGCCGGCGGAGAAAGTGACGTTTTGAATCATGAAACCGAAGAAGCCGAATCGTGACATCGGGACGGATGATCTGACGATTACGTTCGGACCGATCACCGTGCAGCGAATCGGGTTCATGGGGAAACGTGGGAAGAAAAATGGGCCGGCTTTGATCACGGTTAAACCTGACGGTCGCATAATTGGTCCGAATGGGCGGCAACTTCGGGGCAAAGTGACGGTGACAATCACGAGGGAATTCCGATGACGCCGGCTGAATACCTCACGCTGAAACAAGCGATCATCGCGCTCGGATACAGCGAAATGATCGAATGGTCCGAGTCATTGAAGCCGGTCAGTGATCCGGATACGTTTTGGGAGGAATACGCGTGGGTTGTCCTGAACTCCGGCATGAAGGAACAGATCGCGCGGCAGATTTGGAACAAGGTTCGTCCGGCCGTGCGCGAAGGTCGCGGCGCCGGATCCGTGTTCGGATACAAGGCGAAAGCGCGCGGGATCGATCTCGTTTACGCCGGCCGGCTGAAGCTGCTGCGCACGTATCAGCAAACGCCTGATGCGGAAAAAATGACATGGCTTCGCGGTCTGCCGTTCATCGGGCCGATCACCGTTTACCATTTGGCGAAGAACTACGGCTTCGATTGCGCGAAGCCGGATCGTCACCTTGTCCGCATCGCCGGATCGGCGGAAGCGGCGCACGCACTTTGCGCGCATATCGCGCGCGTCACTGGCGACAGGATTGCGACCGTTGACGTTGTGATCTGGCGCGCCGCAAACCTGAAACTCGCATGAACACGAAAACAACGATCACGATTGAGGCATATCGCGAACAATGGAGCGGCGCTGTTGTTCTGATGGCATGGAGAACTGACCCGGACGGAAAGAGTTTCTCCGGCGAAGTGAAATGGGAGGAAGTGCCGGCCGGAGTTATGCCGCGGCCGATGCTGAAGATTCCACGCGAAGGATCGGAGGACTCAGCGGGGCTTCAGGTTCTCGCCGACTCGCTTTTTCAGTGCGGAATCCGGCCGTCGCAAACGCTCGGCACGGCCGGCGAAAAGCAGGCGATGGCCGCGCACCTGTCCGACATGCGCACGCTCGCCGCGCACGCGCTGAAGGTTCAACTTCCGAACACAAAAACATCATGACGCCGCAGCAACTTCGCACCGAAGGGTTTTTTCAAATGGTCCGGGAAAACGTGATCGTGAACACGCCGTTCGAGTTCACGCTGATCCTGAAGGACGAGTTCGGCCGGATCTCCGGCAAATACACGCTGAAGCGCACGCCGGCCGGGAGCTATGACGCGCAGGCGTCGGATTCACTCGGACCCGGCGGAACGGAACGCGTGCTTGTCGCGGAAACCGCCGTGACATCGCTCCCGCTTCTGCTGAAGCGCAATCCGCAGATCCTTCGCGCGCTCGCCATCGCGAAAACCGCTGGCGTGCCGCTGAAGCTGATCGGCATCGAACCGCAAATGTTGAAGCTGTCGTGAGCACGATCATTCAGCGGTTCGACAGCGAAGTTGACGGCTGCAAGCTGATTCACCTGACGGCGCTCGTTCGCATCGGATTGGATCCGACGCGCTCCCCGCAGGAAGTCGGCGTGCTCGTTACCGTCGGGACCGTGACGCTTTCTCCGCAAGACTGGCACTTCAAACAGTTCTTCGTTGAAAAGGAATTTCGCGCGCAAGGCATCGGCTCCGCCATGCTCGCGGCGATGATCGAAATCGCGGACCGGAACGCCGCGTTCAGTATTTCATGCGCCGTTGATCCGAAGAACAACGACGCGCGGAATTGGTATCTCGCGCGCGGCTTCGTGCCGGTTTATCGCTTCGGCGACGGTGATACGCTGATGGCGCGCGTGCTGGACGCGGGAACTGTAATCGCGGCGGAGCGGTTGAAGGTGACGACGGAAAAGCACGGCGCGCCGAAATTTGAATGGTCATGAGCACGTTTCACCTTGATCGAAAAAACGCGTCGAACGACGGACTCGGCTTCGAGCACGAAATGGAATTCACGTTCGCGGCATACGCTCGCGCGCGCGTCGCGACGGCGCGGAAGGTTTCGCCACCCGCACGGATCGTCGGGAGCTTTTCCGCTCGGAAGGTGATCTTCATGCCGAACCCATTTCTCGACTTTGCCGGCGCATGGACGAAGCACGCCGGCCGCGCGCTGTTTCTCGAAGCGAAAAGCACCGGCAACGGCCGCTTGCCGTTCCAGCGCGACGCCGGGATCAAGGTCAGTCAGCTCGAAGCGCTTCTTCAGTGGGCGGACGCCGGCGCGGCCGTCGGCGTGATCTGGCACCGGACGGACATCAGGAAAACGGCGATGCTGACGCTGTTCGAGCTGTGTCGCGCGAAAGGACAGGACGCCGCAAGCGTCCCGTGGGAAGACGCGCGGCCGGTTCCGCAGGGCCGCGGCGGCGTGATTCATGACGTGCTCGCCGTGCTGGAAGCCGAATACTATCCGCCGGCGCCGTCCGGCCGTGTCACACTCGTTCCAGCATGAGCCGCTTTCCCCGCAGCGATCCCGCGTCCGGGTGGGCGCACGTTGACGTTCGCCTGAACGCGAACGGGACGTTCGACATCCTGACATCCTTCACGCTTTGCCCGCTGGGGAATCTTCAGGGTGAAAAGGTGAAGAACCTGAAGCGGACCGGCATCACGGACAAGGGGGAAGCGCTCCGGAACGCCGAAACGCTGGACGCCTATCTTGAAATGCAGGAAAACCGAGGAACCAAAAAAGGCGAAAAATAATCGAAAATAGGTCTTGCAATGGAACCAAACATGGTTCCTAGTGTCGGCACGATAACGAAACGAACACGAAAATGAGCCGCACCGCACAAATCAAATTCAACGGGATTTGCCTGATTCGTCAGCTTATCCGCCGCAACGGCAGCAAAGCCGTTTTTCACTTCCGCGGGATCATCCGGGCGATCAGCAACGTCAATCTCGCCGCGTCATGAAACGGAACCCGCTGAAGCACGAAATCGAAGCCGCGAAGCGCGCGCTCGAAAAAGCGGTCAGTGCGCACAAAGCCGCGATCCGCGACTTGGCGCCGAAGCTCCCGGACACCGGCGGAATGATCGTCCGCATCACGGATCCCGTCCTGCTGGCGTTCAATGACGTGATTTACACCCACCCGAACGCGGCACAGGTTGCCGGCTACGTCCGCCGCGTCGAAAAGCTCGCGAAGCTCGTTCCCGCGGTCGCCGCGGCCGGCGCCGCACAGCTCGCGGCCGTCGTTGCGGCCGGAGAAAAGATCGCCGAGCTGAAGAAGCAGAACGACGAAGAAGGCGCGCAGATGGTGGATGCCGCAGCGCAGGACGAAGCGAATCCGGACCGCAAGGCGGCGCGCGAAATGGGATTCACGGAAGCGACGCTGGCGTTCGTCACGGCCGCGCTGAAGCCGACGGAAGAGCACCTGAAGGCGGCATATTACGCCGCGAACGTGAAGAATTATCGCGCGGTGATCGCTTCGCTCGAAGCGGCCGGCTGGGACATGGAAAAGGCGTTCCCGCATCCGCACGGCAGCATGAGCCGCGCGCAGTATCGGAGCGCGGACGCGGCGCGGAAGAATGCGCAGCGATTCACCGAATGGGATCACGCGAAGCGCACGCTCGGATCGAATCGTTTCGGCGGGCCGGAGCCGGTGAAACTGAAGCGCACGGAATCCGAACAGCTCGCGAAGCTGATGGAAGACGCCGCGCGTGACGCGAAGCTGGCGCTTCAAAGCTACTGCTGGAAGCTCGCCGGAAAGATCACTTCCGAACTCGCCGACGGTGACACCGTGACGGCCGCGACGTATGCCGGCGGATCGAACGTTTGGGGATGGAGCTTCGTCAACGTGACGACGGCCGCGGGTTCGCAGAGCTGGAAGACGAAGATGATCGTGAACTTCAGCGTTTACGGGAAGGCGTTCAATCAGTGGCCGACAACGCTCGAATGGAGCAAGGGAGGGAAGTCTTCGTGATTGGGATCTATCAGATCCTTTGCGTTTCCTCCGGCCGGTTTTACATCGGTTCCGGAAGGAACATGCCGGAGCGTTGGAAGCAGCATCGGCGTGATCTTGTCGCCGGCAGGCACTTCAACCCGTTTCTGCAAAACGCGTGGAATAAGCACGGCCGCGACGCATTCCGGTTCGTCGTTCTCGAAGTTGTCGCCGACGTGGCGAACCTACTGGAACGCGAGCGCGAGCACATTCTGACGCTGAAGCCGGCGTTCAATCTCACGGACACGCCGCAAGGCGGGCCGGTGCGTATCGGCATGAAGAACACGCCGGAGCAAAACGCAAAAATCGCGCGGGCGCATTTGGGAAAGAAGCATACGCCGGAGACGCTGCGGAAAATGAGTGAGGCGAAGAAGGGCCGTGTTCCATGGAACAAGGGCAAGACTTGCGGTCCGTCATGGAACAAGGGCCGCGGCTGGACGCCGGCACAGCGCGAAAAACTGATGAAGGTTCACGCCGAACGCGGTTCGCTGTCACCTGAACATCGCCGAAGCATCGGCGAGGGTTTGCGCCGCGCGTGGCAAGAGGGACGCAGAACATGACGACGGACACGCTGAAAATCTATCTCGCGCCGAAGACGGCGAGCGAAGCGGAATATCGGCTCGGCGTGATTCTGGATCGCACGAACCGGGAACTCCGCGCGGACAACGTGACACGCGCCGAACTCGAAGCGGCAGCGCGCGCGCTCGCCACCCGCCGGGCCGGTGAGCACGAATTCGGCCGCGCGGTCTGGAAGCTGATCGCCGATGAACTCGCTTGGGCGGATCACTACGGCGCCGCGGACCGCATTCGCGCGCTGCTGAAGGGGAAGCCGATCCCGGAGCGCGCACGCGTGCGACCGGCGCCGGGGAATCAGCGCACGAAGCTCTGGACGAACGTTTCCCGGTTCCCGGACGCGCTAGTTCGCGCGATGATCACGTTCATTCTCGAAGGCGGACGACTGCCGAAGGACTGCCGGATCAAGATCGGGCAGACTCCGCGCGGCTGGGGCAGCGGCCGGGGCTGGGGCGCGACGGTCAGCAGCGGCTTCAGCGGCCGGCGCACCGTGTCCGGCGGCAAGGCATACGTCCGCGCGCCGGGGCCGGAAACGGATCGCCGGGTTCTGCGGAACCCCGGACATGGCGGCTACCTTCCGCGCGTTTACTTCGGCGGCGAGGAACGATTTTTTGCCGTGCTCGCGCACGAACTGCGGCACGTGTTCCAGCCGACGCAATCGAAGTTCCGCGAATGCCGGAACGTGCGGCGGCATCAGCTCGGCACGAACGGCAAACTCTGCGAGGTTGACGCGTGCCTGTTCGAGATCCGTGCTCTGCGTCGCTTCCGTCGCGAGTTCCCGCGGCCGGCGCCGGCGATCCTTCCTCTCCCATGAAAACGAAAACGATCAAACCCCGTCCCGGCTTCAGCGTTTGCGAACTCTCCGGCGGCATGATGCGCGGCGGCGGGACACCGGACGAAGTTCGGCTGGAAATTCGCGATCCAGTCAGCGGCGTTCAATTTCTCGAACTGCGGATCGATCCCGGCGAAATGATGCGCGCGCTGACAGGCGCGACGGTCAACGCCGAGTTCGAGCTGTCCGCCGTTCACCTGATCGGCATGAAGCACGAACGGAAAACGGAGCTGATTCCGTTTGACTGCTTCGATCCGAAATCGAAGCGACTCGGCGACGGCTCGCGCATTCAGGAATCGCACCATCAACGCACGAACGCCATGCGCAAAGCGCTGGAACCGTTCGAGCGTGACGGCTGGATCGGCGACGGTTCTGATCTGCTGAACATGCACAATCGGATCGGCGGGCGGCAGGGCGAAAAAATCCCGAAGCAGAAAGTCGGCTTCACGCGCTACGTCCACCCGCAGACCGGCGAGCCGGTCAAAATCTGACGCCATGCTGAAGCACGCACTTTCCGAAGCGGCGATCACGGCCGCGAAGCTCCGGGCGATGGGATACGCCGATCCGGATCCGAATTCCGCGGCCGGAGTGTTTCGCGCGGCCGAACTCTGGCATCGCGTCGCGCGCATTCAGCGCAGGCTCGGACGCCGGATGAAGGATTCCGATTGGACACGCGTCCCGCAGTGCTGCGGCGTAGGCGCTTGATCCTGTTTCCGCGCACAGCGAACATTTTTCACCATGGATCCAAAACGACAAGACACACTGAACATCATTGCCGAAGCGCAGGCTGCATGCGCTTTGCCCGTAAAGCCGCACGCACTGGAAGCGGTCGGAGAAGTTGATCTGAAACGCATGGTTCACGCGCTCGCTGAAAAAGTGCTGATCGAACGTCGGCACGTCGCCGCGCTAATGCCGGCCGCGGAAACGTTGCTGCATCACAAGCGCGAGATCGGAAAACAGTTCATCGAATTCCAGTCCGCCGTGGATGGCGTGAAGGCGCAGCAAAAACTTGTTCGCGCTGCGCGTCGCGACGCCGGGATCGGCTGATTCATTCACACTGCGCACAGGTTATTCACCGAAGCACGAAAACGACTCACATGAAGCTGACACCCGAAAGCACGCGCGTCCTTTACGCGAACAGCGAAGGCGGAACCGTCGTCCTGATCGTCAATCACGTAACGGCCGCGCGTCGCTGGGAGGTTTACGAGCGCGGGAAAACTTCGAGCCGGGCGGCGTCGCTGAAGGAACGCCAGCAGTTCGAGCACGCGACGAATCCGCGGCGCGGACATATCACGACGCGCGAGGAATGGATCGCGCGCCATCCCGGCGACTTCATCGATCCGAGTCTCACGCATCGCGCAGCGCACGGCGAAGCCGGAGGGCCGATGTTCTGGCAATGGCACAAGAGCGAAGCCGATGCGCGCGAATGGCTGATTTCCGCCGGCGCCGCGATTGACGAAAATTCCGAAAAATAGTGCTTGCACACGGAACCAAACTTGGTTCCATTGTGGGCACGATGACGAACACGAAACGAAACAGCCGGATCCGGAACTGGGAGCCGTGCGCATATACCGCTCCCGCCAAGTCCGCCGAGCGCATCAAAGCGTTTCTTCGCGCCGGCGGGCGCGCCGAAGTCAGGACTTACCTGACGGTCACGACGATTGACGGCCGGACACTCTTGCGCTTCGAGTCCGTCGGCGCTTACCTGCTGCGCGACGAAGGCGAAGGCTACCGGATGCAGCGCGGGAACTCGTCCGTTTATCTGATGCCCGGTCAGCTCAAAATCTCGGCGCCGCTCGCATGAACACCGCGACGAAAATTCACGTCAGCGCGAAGGCTGCAACGGTCGGCTGGACTGCGGCCGGCGTTCAGATCTGCGCAGGAAAAAGCCGCGTCAACTGGAAGGCGTGGGAAGTCAATTCGCTCGGACAGCCGACGAACACACGCAATTTCGGCGGGAAGCCGGAGCTGATTGCGTATCTCGAAACGGTGATCGATGCGGATGCGACGGCCGCGCGGAAATGGTGGTGATGCCGTGAACAAGCTCTTCAAATACAGCATCGGGACGAGTCCCTACCCGGAACTTTCCGTGACGCTATGGGGCGAGGATCGCGGGAAGTTCCCGGATCTCGAATCCGCGCTTCACGGCTTGTTCCTCGGACATCCGTTCCCCGTCGCACTGACGGGCCGATGGCAGGATCGCTTTTTCCCCGGAATATCGCTCGCCGGCGTGCCGGCCGAAGAAGTCGTTCAGGTTTGGACGACGGATCCGGAAGTCGTGAAGCGCTTCGAGAAAGCGCTGAAGGCGCAGACGAAGACGGACAAGCCGGAATCCCACCACGAAGGATTCGTTCCACACGATGGCACCGGCGAGCGCATGGGGATCGCGTGCGAAATCCACGTCGGAATGATTCATCGGTTTCAGATGCCGAAGATCGCCGGGCTGCTGACGGATGGCACGATTCCGAAAGGCGCGACATCGCCGGCCGGCGCGCGCATGCTGTCGTTCACGCCGAACGCACGGAGCGCGCTGCAACTGAAGATTTTTCAGGCACAGCTCGCCGGCATCAGCGGCCGGCATGATCTGGACGGACTGCGCGAGCAAATGAAGGGACAGCTCGCGAACATGAACGAGGGGATCCGGATGCTGAACGCCTATTGCAACGGCACGGAATCGCTTCAGCACTTGCATCGCGGGGACCGCGCACCGGGCGCCGATCCTTACTGCCTGTTTCAGTCGCGCGTCTATTTGGACGAAGAACTAGGGCTGATCGCGAACCTTGTGGAAATGGACTTTTCCGACGTTCCGCAGGCTGACAAATGGCTTTTCGCTTCGGACCGATGGAAGAAGCTGCTTCCGCTTCCGAAGTGCATTCTCGTCACGCGCATTCGCCGCGACGAAAAGGACTATGGGCCGGGCGCCGGCATGGTCGCGGCTTACTGGAACGCGCTGAACATGGCGCATCTTGTCTGGATCCGCGACGGGGAAAACGTCTGGCGCTTCGGGACTGACGTGAAGTTTGAAGAGCGGATTTTTCCCGCGGCCGATGACGCGTCCGAACTCGTGTCCCGGATTCAGGAAATGATCTGGCGCACGCACTACGCGCCGAAGAAAGAGCGCGAAGATCCGTTCCCGGAGCAGAAGCTAAAGCCGGCCGCTCCGTGGGAATCGAAAAACCCGGTTTCGGTGAAGTGGGAAGATGACGTGAAGTTTCCGACGCTCGAATCATGGCTTTCGAGTGATCGCTACACGCCGGAGCTGAACCTTTCGATCCATCGCCGCGCGTCCGACGCGCTGCGCGCGCACGCTCGCGCGAGCATGCCGTTCGCGTTGCTGCTTCAGGGAATCATTGATTTGAAAGGCATCCTGAACATTCCGGCCGGGTCAGATCTTTTCGATTCGCAGACGCAGGCGCGCTTCATTCGCCTGATCTCGGACTTCAGCGGCGGCATCGCCGATTCACGGCTGACGAAGCAGTTCGAGCGGCACGTGAACGGCTGCGCGCTGAAACCCGGTGATCGGATCGTCGGCTGGCGCTGGGGCGTTTACACGGATTCGGATCGATGGGCCGGGGAAGTGAAATGGAACAAGGGGAAGAAGGCGCATGGACTGTTTGTCTTCACCGTGCATCACGTGAACGAAAGCGATCCGAAGAAGGATTGGAGCGGGAAGAACTTCGAGATCTTCGCCCACCATCCTGAGCCGAAGAAACGCGCTTACGTGAACCGCTACGGCAGCGGCGAGCCGTTCAATCAGAAGATGGCGCCGAATGGCGCGCCGATCTGCGGCGAGTTCCTACCGCTGGATCTCCCGGAATCACTCGCCGAAAAGCTGTTGGATGATCGAAACTGGAAGCGCGCAAACGCGTGGGCGGTTCCGCTGCTGGCGCAATGGCACGATCTGCGGAAGCAGTTCGCGGCCGTGCCGGACGAAAAGCCGTTCTCGCTGAAGATGCGGAAGAAGGCGGAGGAAATCGAATGAACACCGAAAATTCAGTTGTCCCGCGGAATAGTGCGTTCGCGCTGGATCAGTGCATCGAAGCCGCGTTCCGGCCGCTCGACATTCCGACGGACTGGGACGCCGTGATTGCGAACGCCGGCGAGCTAGACGCCGAAGCGATGACGGCCGAATTGAAGTCCGGCGAGCCGTGGCCGAATAACGAGCTGAACCGGCTGCGCGTGTTCCGGCTGCAAACGAAGATCCTGATCGCGCTGCGGCATGCTCGCGGCTTGCCGCAATATGCCGAGCACATTTGCCCGGACTGCGGAACGCGGAAGTGCTACGCCGTGCGCATGGGCTGGCGTTCCTACTGCCTTCCGTGCTGTGAAGCTCCGCTGCTGATCCCATGCTCGAACCGCTATCGGACGAGCACGCGGCCGGCGTTCGACACGACAACGAACCGCTGGGGGATCTCTTACATCCGCGACGGCGGAAGCAGTGACGGCGGTTACACCGGCGCGATCATCGCGTCCGGTTTCGAGAACCGCGAAGAAGCGATGATCGCGGACGCGGCGCCGCATCGGTTCTGGCAGCTCTTCAATCGTGTTGTGCCGGCCGGGCATCAATGCGACTGGGGGACGGTTTTCCCCGTCGGCGATCTGTTCCGTCAGCGCTTGCCGATGACGCCGGAGGAATGGCGCGCATGGCTCGAAGGGAACATGCGACAGGCACAGGCGGAAGAGTCCGAGCCGTTCGAGGGAGTGATCCGCGACGTGGCGAAGGCATACTTCCGGGAAGAGCGTTGAAAAATCGGGGCTTTACTTTCCAACACGAAGGAACCAAAAAAGGCGCACGAAGATGAAACGACAAATCACACTCGCAGTTCTGAACGCAGCGATTTCGCTGATGCTCCGCATCGAAGCGCGGGCGCGAGTGTGGCGCGCGAATCTCGAAGCGTGCAAGACGCGCCGCATCGGCGGGCACTGCATCGAAGTGACTCCGGGTCTGATGGAAGTCCGCGGAAGCGTCCGCGGCACGTTCATTCCCGCTGGCGGCGAACTGCCTGCCGGCTTCTACGGCCGCGGGCCGGTGGGTCCGGATCGCTCGAAGAACTTCCGCGAGCTGATGCCGGATCCGCTCGAACATTTCCAGCGCTCGAACAACTCGAAACGCACATGAATCAGAAGACGACACCGAACACCGAAATCGACAAGGGCAAGGAACTGACGCGCCGGGCGCTCGCCAAAGTTGAAAAATACTTGGACAAGACGCCGGGCAGCGTGAAGCGACTCGCCGAATTCCTGACGAAGCGGACCGGCCGCGAAGTCGCGCGTCAGCGCGTCACGCGCTGGTTTGCTTCCGATCTGGCCGCACGGCCGGAACCGCTTTTCAGCACGGGCTTGCTTATGCTGGAATGGTGGAAGCTCGAACAGAAACGCGCCGAGCGGGAAAAGCAGAAGAGCGAAACCGCTCCGGCTACGGCTCCGGCGGAGTGACGCAGGCAATCGAATTCGTTGACGGACCGGCGGACGGCGGGCGGCTCGAACTGCTGCTTGCGGCTCCGATGATCCCGGACCGGATCAACGTTCGGCAGACACCGCACGATCCGAATTCGATTTACCGTTTCAGCCATCAGCGCGAAGCCGACGGCGCCGCGATCTACGTTTACGAAAACCCGCAACCCGCTCCCGCATGAAATACTCGAAGAAGTGCGAATGCTGCGGACACGTCGTCACGGCCTACACGCTTCCGCTAAACGAAGGCATGGTTCGCGCGTTCATTCTGTTTGCGCGAAAATACATTCAGGCCGTGACGGACAAGTCACGAAAAGATCACATGCTGAAGAAGGGCGAGATCGGGCTGACGAATACTCAGTATTCCAATTTCCAAAACCTCAGACACTACGGGCTGATCTGGCAGCGCGAGCGGGGCGGGGCATGGATGCTGACGAAGCTCGGATCGGAATTCTACTTCGGAACCGCGACGATTCTGACACCGGCCGCGCACATGGGCGGGAACACGCTCCCGCCGGATCATCCCGCGTGGAACACCCACCCGCAGCCGCGGCGCACGATTTCGATCCGCGACGTGCTCCCGGAGGAATACAAACAACGGCCGGAGTTTCAGGCGGAGAAATCGGGGCAACTGACGTTCGCATGACAACGCACACGGAGGATCCGAAGTTCAAAGTAGTTGCCGGAGAAATTGCGCAGCGCATCGCCGGCGTCATGACGGGACTCGAACAAGTCCAGCAGGCGACGCAGCGCGCAACGAACGCCGCGCACGCGCTGAACGGTTACATCGAACGCGCGCAGTCAATCTTCGCGATTGCATTCGTCAGGAAGGCGATTGACCGCGAGCACTTCGCGCACGCGTCGCCGAAGACGCGCCGGCGCTGGATCGAACGGCTCGAAGCCAAGGTGACGACGGACATCAGGGAAGCCATGAGCTGCGAAGAAGTGTGCTTCATGCTGAACGCGACTTGCACCGTTCACCTTTTTCCCGCATCAGACGAGACTCGCGCGCATTGGAACGCCGTTGCGAGCGCGCGAATCAAACAACTCGAAACGAACATGAACGACAAACGAACTGACAAGGAACGAGCCGAATTCGTCGTGAAGCTGAAAGACGCGGAAGTGATTTTGAGCATGCGCTCGCTTCGCTTCGTTGAAGCGATCCTTCCGCTCTGCCGTAACATCGCCGGCGGCGCCGGGGAATTCACTGCATCGCAGCGCGAAAGCATCGACATGCTTATGACTCAGCACGGGGGGAGCGTCTGATCCGATGCTCCGCTTTGTGACAGTCTTCGCAGAGTGTCAGGCCGTTACTGACTTCAAATCGAAGTTCAGGAAATTGGGCGAATGGCTTTACGTGATGCGCGTGCAATTTTGGGCGATCATCGCACGGGCATCGCACGCACTTGTAACCGTCGCGCCGAAGAACTGCGCGACGCCAGCGGCGACTTTCAGGCGTCCAACGGGCACGGATCTTTTTCTGAGACTGACCCGCGCTGAAGAGATAATGATTTTCACCGCGCGGCGTTCGCTCGCTCGTCAATTGGGAGATCAACGCGCGAGTTTCTGGCGTATGCTTTTTTCCGAGGCGATTGGATGGTTTTCCTTTTCTGGATTCGCTCATTTTTGCACGAGATTCGAGCGTGTGCTTCATACCTTTGAACGGGCTTGGTCCGTAAACGCGCGGCTTCTTCGGACGGCGCGGATGAAGTTTGCAGCATCGTTTTATTCCGTCGTAACGCGAGCGATCTACGGTGAATGCATCGCGAGGACGCCAGTCGTTGCACTTATTACACCACGCGAATGCAGCGAGCTTTTCACGGAGCTGTTCAAGTGTCATGCCGTGACGCTTCGCTTCAATCTTCAGCGCGCCTTCGCGTGTTTGTGCCATTCCTGAAATTCAGACAAATTCGCAACATTTTTCAATATGGGACTGAACACGAAAATTTCATGGGCACATCACACGCAAAATTTCTGGTGGGGCTGCACTGAAGTCAGCGAGGCGTGTGATTTCTGCTATGCGCGGATCTTCGCGGAGCGGAAGAACGTTGAAGGATCACACATCCGCGTAAAGTGGGGGAAGGACGAGCCGCGGTTTCACACGAGCGAACACAATTGGAACGAGCTGTTCCGCTATAATCGCAAGGCGCGCGAGCTGGGATCGCGTCAGCTCGTTTTCTGTTCGAGCATGGCGGATATTTTCGATCCGGAAGTTCCGTTGGAATGGTTCGCGGAAGCGTTTGATCGCATGCTGCGCTGTCAGGATCTCGACATTCTCGCGCTGACGAAACGGCCGCAGATCATCCGCGCGCGCATCGCCGCGGCGCTCCCGGATCACGCGGGGACGAAGCTGGACGCGCTCGCCGCATTCGGTCGCGAGTTCATTCACGAGGGGAAGCCGTTTCCGAACATCCGATTCGGAACGACGATTGAACTTCAGAAATACATGCCGCGGCTGCTGTCACTTTGCGACATCCCGGCGCATTTGCTGTTCGTCAGCGCGGAACCGATGGTGGGGCCGCTCAACTTCCGCAAAGCCTGCATGACGGCCGGCGGATGGGTGGATTTTCTCGAAGGCAAACGCTACGTCACGGACCCGCGCAAGCCGGGCACGATGGACGGCGTGATCCGCGTCGAAAAGCTGAAGAACCGCGTCGGACAGGTGATCGCCGGCGGGGAGAGCGGAGAGCATTCGCTGAAGATCCGGCCGATGCATCCGCTTTGGCCGCTGTCCATCATGCAGCAATGCCGCGGCGCGAACTCCGCGTTTTTCTTCAAACAGTGGGGCGAATGGATTCCGCGCGCGTTCGCCGATCAGCTCGGAATCAGCATCGCGAACGACGTGATCGATCAATGGCGCTTTACGGACGGGACGGAGATCGTCCGCGTGTCATTCGGCAAGCGCGGGAAAATCGACGACATGCTGATCGAACAGAAGCCGGACGGCGGGCGGATCGCGAAACGTTATCACGAGGTTCCCGGCTACTCGCCGATTGAGACGGACAAAGGGCCGAAGCTCGTCAGTCATGGCATGCAGTCGTTCGAGAATTTTTTCCCCAGCCGAAACCAACAATCCCGATCACCATGTCCGAACAACGCACGATGAAACGTCTTTTCTGGCGCCTGTGGTTCGCGAATCAGCGCGATTTTCAGGAACCCGGAATTTACCTCACGCAATCACACACGGCGACGCTGAAGCGCATTCACGACGACATCGAAGCCGTCAGTGAAGACGACTTGGAAGGCGTCGCAAAGATCAACGCGCTTGTCGCCGAGCGGAACCGGCTGAAGTTCAATCACCGGATCTTTCCGCTCTGGCAGAGCACGCCGCGCGCGGAGCTGGTCGAATTTCCGGAAGTCACGGTGATTATCGCGAAGGATCAGCCGCAATATCGGCCGCTTCCGGCGCATCGCGTGCCGGGAGATCCGCAGGGCCGGATCGTGTTCTGCTGGAAGCTGAACTTTCTCGCGCGGCTGCGCGTGCTCTTCACGGGCGAACTCTGGCATCAGGTTTTGACGTTCAATCACCCGCTGCAACCGCAGCAATTGGACGCGGTGAAGCCGGACATGGCGCCGGCGCCGGTTCCGCAGGCTGAACCCGTTCCCGCTTCGCCGTGACTGCGCTGAACATCGGCACGGCGCGCGACGGCCGCGCGTTTACTCTCCCGCTCGAAGTCGTGACGACATCGCTCGCGATTCTCGCGAAGAAGCGCGTCGGGAAGAGTTACACCGCGGCCGTGATCGCGGAAGAGCTGATGACGGCCGGTCAGCCGGTTGTCATCGTGGACATCACGGGCGCGCACTGGGGACTGAAGTCCAGCGCGAACGGCTCGAAGGCTATGTTCCCCGTTGTCATCTTCGGCGGGCGTCACGCGGACGTTCCGCTTGAAGAAAACGCCGGTAAGGTGATCGCCGCGGCCGTCGTTGAAAAACGGTTCTCCGCGATTCTCGACTTTTCGATCATGTCGAAAGCCGGGATGAAGCGCTTCCTGCTGGCGTTCATGGAAGAGCTTTACCGCATCAATCAGGAACCGATTCACCTGATTTGCGACGAAGCGGACCGCTACGCTCCACAGAAGCCGGACGGGGATGACGCGAAGCTGATCGCCGCGATGGACGACATCGTTTCCCGCGGCGGGATCAAGGGCATCGGCGTTTCGCTGATCACGCAGCGCTCGGCGAAGCTGAACAAAAACATCCTGACGCAATGCGAGCTTCTGATCGCGCTGCGCATCGTGCATCCGCTGGACGCGAAAAGCGTGATGGAATGGATCGAAATGCACGCGACGGAATCGGAGGCGAAGGAAATGCTCGAATCGCTCCCGACGCTTCCCATCGGCACCGGCTGGTTTTGGTGGCCGAACGAAGGCGAGCGGGACATTTTCGAGCGCGTGCGCGTCCGGCCGCGGCGGACGTTCGACAGCGGCGCGACGCCGAAAGCCGGCGTGAAAGTCGAACAGCCGCGTCAGCTCGCATCCGTTGACGTGGCACAGCTCGGCGCGGACATCGCGTCATGCGTCCAGCGCGCGAAGGACAACGATCCCGCGGCGCTCCGGGCGGAGATCGCGCGGCTGAAAGGCGAGGTTCAGCGCGCGACGCGCGCGCAGCTCGCGGCCGAACTCGCAACGCCGAAGATGCCGGAACGCGTGTTCATCCTGTCGGACGAGCAAACGCGCTTGCTGAATCAGGTTCGCGACGCGCTGACGCAAGCCGAGCGCGGCGTGACGGAGCGGACGAAGGTGATCGAATTCGCCACCCTGACGCTTCAGAGCATCAATTCTGCGGTGAACGCGATTCACGGGAAGGATGCAACGGCGCCGGCGCCGCTCGTCATTCCGGGATGCGCGACGCGCGAGCAAGCCGTTCGGGCCGGGCGGTCCGTTGGCGTCGTTTGGCCGGATGCAGCTCCGAACCGGCCGGAAGTGACGGTTTCAAAGAACGGCGTTCGCTGGCGCGAATCCGATTCGCTGTCTTCACCGCAACGGAAGTTGCTGACGATCCTCGCGCAGAACCCGGAAGGATGCCGGATCGAAAAGCTCGCGCTTTTGGGTGGATACCGGATCGGCGGCGGATTCCGGAACCTGTTTTCGCAGATGCGCACGGCCGGCTGGATTGACGGCGAGAACACGGGGACGATGACGATCACGAAGTCCGGCCGCGAAGCGCTCGGCGACTTCGATCCGCTTCCGACGGGATCGGCGTTGGGCCGTTATTGGCTCGAAAGCGGCCGGCTGGGTGGGCCGGAAAAGCGGATCCTGCAAATGCTGCTGGACGATCCGAACGGCTTCACGATGGAACAGATCGCCGGACATTTGGACTACCGGATCGGCGGAGGCTTCCGGAACCTGTTCAGCAAACTTCGCACGGCCGGGCTGATCGTCGGCTCGAACACGGAGCGCATGCGCGCGCATCCCGAACTTTTCGACTGATGAACGTTTCGCTCGAACTTCAGCGCGGAAAGGCCGGCGAACATTTTGTGTGCTGCGATCTGATTCGCCAAGGATTCAGCGCGTTCCTTGCCGATCAGGGATTGCCCTATGACGTGCTCGTTGACACTGGCACAAAGATTTTCCGCATGCAGGTAAAGACAACCGGCGGACTCGTGAGCTTGCCGCGGGCGCCGAACATTTACCGATTCGGAACACGGAGAGCAAAAGGCGGGATTTCGGTTCCGTCTCAATCGTCCGCAGATTTTTGGGCTTTCGTCGCTTTGGATATTTACGCCGTCGCATACATCCCGGCGTCTCAAATGCTCGCGAGAAGCGGATCGATGAAGCAGACAGTCGATTTCAAAAGCCGGCTGATTACATACACCGGCCGCGTATATTCAAACGGCGCCGTGCGAACGCCGGCGTGGGGAAAGCACCTTCAGGATTTTGGAAAATTCCAGCCATGAAAAAATTCAACGTTGTGCTGGCAGATCCAGCATGGACCTACCGCGATAAGGCGAACGCCGGGAAGCGCGGGGCATCGCACAAATATGGCGTGATGACGCTCGAACAAATTTGTGCGCTTCCGGTGCAATCCATTGCAGCCGAAAACTGCGTTTTGTTTCTTTGGGCAGTTCCGCCGATGCTTCCTGACGCGTTCAGAGTGATCGAATCATGGGGTTTCAAATACAAGACAATCGGCTTTTGGTGGGCGAAGCGTAACAAAAAAGCGAACACGCCGTTTTTCGGCATGGGGCATTGGACGCGCGCGAACGGAGAACCGTGCTTGCTCGCGATTCGCGGGAAGCCGAAGCGAGTGAACGCCGGCGTCAGTCAATTCATTTGGCACCGGATTGCGCGGCATAGTCAGAAGCCGGACGAGACGCGCCGGCGGATTGTTCGACTGATGGGTGACGTTCCGCGCGTGGAACTTTTCGCGCGCGAGAACCCGCCGGGCTGGGACGTTTGGGGCAATCAGTGCGAAGCGACGGTCAAACTGACGTGAGCGCTCTAAGCTGGGAATGCATCGGGCACGATCCGACGCGTTGGGCGCTCGGAACGCTCGTGATGCGGCAGCAGCGTTCGACGCTTCAGAATCCGGTCGCTGATGTTTCACGGCGAGCTGATGGCCGTTGGACTTGGCGCCGGCTGGATCGTGCCGATTGCGAGGGAATCGAACCCTCACGCGAAACCGCGATGACGGCCGCGGAAAAGGTTGACGCGAACGCGCCCACCCGTGACGGATCATCGCGTGACGACGAAACTAGACGAGCCGCGCGCGCAAGTGTGGACGCATCGCGCATTGATCGATGATCTCGCGGCGACTCGTCAGGACTGCATTTGCTTCGCGGAAGTCGGGATCGGTTCGCGATGGCTTCAGGGCGGGAAGATCCCGATCCCGGACTTGCTGACGCTTCAGCGCAGTTATACGAAACCGGCGCCGACGATCTACGAATGCAAGGTGAGCAAACAGGACTTTGCCGGCGACGTGCGCACGGGCAAATGGATGAAGTATCTCCCGCTCTGCTGTCGCTTTTATTTCGCGCTCCCGGAAGGCATCGTGAAGAAGACGGAGATCCCGGAAGAAGCCGGGCTGATCGTGCGCGGCGTTACCGAATGGCGCGTTGTGAAGGCGCCGAAGTTTCACGTCCCGACGGAATGGGATCTCGTGAACGTGCAATCGCTTTTGCTCGCCGGCGCATGGACGCAGGAACGAGCGCGGAACCTGCGCGAGCGCTTGGTTTGGGCGGACAACGGGAAGATCGCGGAGAGCGCGAAGGCGCTCGGCTGGAACATTCGCGAGGCAATCGCGCGGCTGCGCACCGGGGAAGCGGCGTCTGCCGGCGGGCACGTGATGAACGCCGTTGCGGAAGTGCTCGGCGTCAGCGTCCCGGAGTTGGTTGGAATGTCCGAGTCATCGATCAAGCTCGCGCTCGCGAACAAGGAAAAGACGGATCTCGCGCTCGAAGCGCTGTCCGAGCTGGCGAGCGCGATCCGCTGGGGGAACACGGAAAATCTGGCGAAGTTGCTCGCGCAATTTAAGCCGCGTTATGAAATCACGAAAACGAAACGAAAAAATGGAACAGCAATCCTTTGATCAACTGCTTCAGGGCGCGCGCGAAATGAAGGCGATCCGCGCCGGGGAAATGGCGCCGGCGCGCGTCACCGTCATTCCGGACGATTTCACGGTGATGACGTGCGTGACGCTCTGGCAACCGTGGGCAAGTGCGCTGTTCGTGCCGCGGCTGGACGGATCCGGGCTGATGCTGAAGGTTCACGAAACGCGCGGGTGGGCGCCGAGCGCGAAGCAACTGAAGCCGGGGGACAGGCTGGCGATCAGTGCGGCGAAGACGCAGCGGGACACGGAGTCCGGCGAATACCTCGCGGATTGGTGGAACGAGCGCGTTCGGCTGACCGCGTATCGCGCCGCGTTCGCGGCCGTCGGCTGGCGCGACTGGGACGATCTTCCGTTCGGCGCGATCATCGGCTTCGGGACATTTGTAGGAGCGACGCAGACGGAAAGGCTGTTCGGGAAAATCGATCAGCATGATCGGCACTGGGGGAACTTCGGGCCGCATCGCTACGGCTGGGAGCTGCGCGACGTGAAGCGATTTCCGGCGCCGATCCCGTGCCGCGGGATGCAAACCCTGTTCCCGGTCCGGATCCCGAATGCAGCGCTCGCGGCGGCGACATGAGCTTCGAGGCGTTCGACGGCCGGGACGGCGTGATCGTGCTCTGTCCGGCGTGCTCGTGTCCGCCGCTGATGGAAGTGCGGCCGTCATGGGGTTTCGCTCGGCACACGAGCGCGCGGGAAGGCCGGCGCTTTTGGATTTGGTCGGCGGCGTGCGCACACTCCGCGGCCGTGGATCCTAAGCAGGTGATCCCGGATGACGGTCGCGCGGCCGTTGAAGCGCGCTGGACAGCGGAAACGCTGAAGGCGTTCGGCACCTACACGGCGAACTGGAAGCCGGAACACCGTGAGGCATGGCGCGAAAAATTTCCTGAAAATAGTGCTTTACAGGAAGCGAAAAAGGAACCAAACATGGTTCCCGACGATACGAAACCAAACGAAACGAAGCACGGAAATGAACACTCGCACACTGACCCCGGAACAGCTCGAACGGACCGCGAAAGCGATGCAGCTTCACGCGAAGCTGGCAGCGGTGGACATCACGGAGATCCCGACGCTGACGCTGGATCGTTGCATCAGCCGGAAGGATCAGGCGAAGCTCGCACGTGAGCTTTTCCGCAAGCTGGGGCTGAAGGGGATCAGCGTCACGGCGCCGAATTATTCGATGGCAAGCACGGTGGACGTTTCGCTTCCGAAGCGCTGCGATCACGATATGGAGATCGTCGAACGCGACGGCAATCACGGCCGGGATCCGGCGCATCAGGCGAATTGCGCGGCCGGACGGCGCATCGAAGCGATTTTGCTCGCGGCGTTCCCGCAGCACGATGATCGGAGCGACTACGGCGCCGACTACTCGGATCGTTGCTGGTCGGTGAATTCATGAAACCGCCGACCGGAACGCGCTGCGAAGTGCTTTGGCACTTCTACGATCCGAAGCTGAAAAAGCACGTTGAACGCTGGCTTCCCGGCGTGCTGTATCAGCGGAACCCGCACGATGGGCGTTGCTGGGTTCGCACTGACTGCGGGAAGGAAGCGGCCGAAGCGGCGCCGGAGTGCGTCCGCGATCCTCAGTCATGAACCTGTCATTTCAACCCCGTGAAGCTCCGGCCGCAGTCGCGGCGAAGCTCGCCGAAGCGATTCCGTCGCTGAAGGTGAAACAGAAAAAGGTTTGGGGCTGGGAGCTTCAGCTAGAACTTCCGAACAAGATCACCGTTTCGATCCATTCGTCGCGCGTGCGCAGTGGGTGGGGATCGCGCGGATCTGAAAACGGCGTTCTGGAAAAGATCACCGTCGTTTACGATTCTGATTATTACAACGGTTACAAAAGCCGGGACACGTTCCGGCGCTCCGTCCAGTTCAAGCACAACGGCACGCACAACGCTTACGAGGCGACGGAAGTGAAGATCGATGTCGCAGCGCTGCGCGAAAAACTTTCCGAAGTCATGACATTCGCCGAGCACAACGAAGCGCGGCTGGCGCAACGGCGCGAGACGCTGACGGCCGCGGAGCATCACGCGAAAGAGCGCGCGCGGAATTTCAAAGACCGGCTGATCGCGGAAGGCTTGGAAAAATTCCCGGTCAGTCCGTCTGATCTGTGCATAGAACTGGATCACGACGCGAAGAAGGACATGGATCGGCCGGTGAAAATCGCGCTGCGCATGGACGACGATGACGCGATTCAGGTGATCGCGCTTGTGAATAAACTGCTGAAAAAATAGGCTTGCACGCGTCGCGGCGGGAACCATGAATGGTTCCGCGACACGAAAAAATCGAATTCAGCGGAGAACCCGCTAACCCATGACGACGAACTTAGACGATAAATTCAACCGGCCGGATCCTGTCTTCCGCGCTCCCATTGCGACGGCGCCAGTCTCGAAGGACAAAAACCCGCCGGTCTGGCCGGAGAAATTCCGCGCCGTGCTGTCCGTGCTGAAGTGGGACGAAGAAGATCTGGAAGTCCCGACGAAATACGGTCCGCGGCTGCTGCGGAAGGCATTCCCGACACCGCAGTTTTACGAGCTTTGGCGCGACGAAAAGCCGGCGCTGAAAGAGCTGGGGATCTCGCTCGGACGCAATCCGCGAACGGACGAGTGGGAAGTTTGCCTGTGGCGCGAACTCCCGAAGGAACGCACTGCCGAGCGCGAAGCGGCGAAGGCGGCAAGCCGCGCGACGGATGCCGTGATCGATGTTCCGAAGCCGGACGGGCTGGAATATCTCGGCTATCAGCGCGCGGGGATCGCGTTTGGCATGCACCGGCCGGCGACGCTGATCGGCGATGAAATGGGACTGGGGAAGACGATTCAGGCAATCGGCATCATGAATGTCGACACGGCCGCGAAGCGGATTCTCGTCCTTTGCCCGGCGTCGCTGAAGCTGAACTGGCACCGCGAGCTGACGAAATGGCTCGTTCGGAAGCGCATCATTTTCGTCGGCGACTCGAAGGTTTGCCCGGATCTCGCCGACGGGATCGTGATCATCAATTACGACGTGCTGCACAAGCACGCGGACTTCCTGCATTCCGTCGTTTGGGACATCGTTGTTGCGGACGAAGCGCACTACCTGAAGAACCGGAAGGCGCGCCGCTCGGAAATGGTTTTCGGTTACAAGCCGACGAAGAAGGAAGCGTTCAACGGCGCCGTCGAAAAGCCGGCGATTCAGGCGAAGCGGAAGATCTTCCTGACGGGAACGCCGATTGCGAACCGCACCGCGGAGCTGTTTCCGATCATTCACTATCTGGATCCGGTTTCATGGCCGACCTTCTTCGGCTACGCGCGGCGCTATTGCGCGGCGACGCAGGGCGCGCACGGCTGGGACTTTTCCGGCGCGTCGAATCTGGAAGAGCTTCAGGACAAACTTCGGCAAACGATCATGGTTCGCCGGCTGAAAAAAGACGTGCTGAAGGAACTCCCGCCGAAGCGGCGCCAGATCATCGAAATCCCCGCGGAAAAAGACATGGTTGCGGACATTCGCGCGGAAATGGACGCGTATGATCGCGCCATGAGCGGCGAGGGGATCGAACAGCTCGAAGTTGAAGCCGAGCTGGCGAAGGCGTCCGACGATCCGGAGGTTTACAAGCGGGCCGTTGAAAAGCTGAAGAAGGCCGGACAGGCGGCGTTCACGATGATCAGCGCGGTCCGCGCGGCGACGGCGGAGCGCAAGATCCGGATGCAGGCTGTCCGCGATCATCTCGAAGAAGCCGTTGAGAACAGCGGGAAGGTGATCATTTTCGCGCATCACAAAACCGTCGTTGCCGCGATTCTGGAACAGTTCGGCAACGCGGCCGTGGCAATCGTCGGCGACACGCCGATGAAGGATCGGCAAGACAACGTTGACCGCTTTCAAAAGGATCCGACGTGCAAGGTGATCGTCGGCTCGTTCGGCGCGATGGGAGTCGGGCACACGCTGACGGCTTCGAGTCACGTGATCATGGTGGAACTCGACTGGGTTCCCGGCAACGTGACGCAGGCGGAGGATCGCGCGCACCGTATCGGGCAACTGGAAAACGTGCTCGTGCAACACTTGGTTCTCGAAGGTTCGCTGGACGCGCGGATCGCGAACAAGATCGTCGAAAAGCAGGACATCATTGATCGCGCGCTGGACAAAATCACGCTCGCCGCGGCGCCGATCAGCGTTCGGCCGAAGCGGAAGAGCGATGACGCAGCGACGGCCGGCGCGACGCCGGACAAGCTCGCCGAAGTCGGCGCGAAGCTGACGAACGACCAGATCGCCATGATTCACGAAGGGCTGAAGCGGCTCGCCGGAGTCTGCAACGGCGCCGTGGACTGGGACGGGATGGGTTTCAGCAAAATCGACACGATGATCGGAAAGTCGCTCGCGTTCTCTGCGTTCCTGTCCCGGAAACAGGCGGCGCTCGGAATGCGCCTGTGCATCAAATACCGCGGGCAGCTCGGCGACGGCATGATCGCGCGCATCAAAGGGGACATGGTATGACGATCACGGCGGAAATGCAGCGCGCAATTGAACGCGCTCGGCACAACGGCGGAAAGCTGAAGCGGCTTGTCGGCGGCTACTGGATCGGCGTGAACGATTCGGTTTCCGGCGGACACTTCAGCACGCGCACCGTTGAAGCGCTCGTGTCTCGCGGAGTCATGATCTACTCGGCGAAGCGCAGCGGCCGGAACGGCGAGTTCCCCGTTGAAGCTACGCTGAAGGAAATCGCGCAGAAGGTGGGCGCCGAGCCGGTGATCGGAACGCGGCGGGCCGGCGCGGCACGGTTCAGCAAGGGCGCGCGGGAAGCCATTGCCGACTTGCGCGGCGTCACGGACGAGACGCCGGCGCGAAGCATCGAACGCGAGCCGAAGCGAATCGGGGATTTGCTTCCCGGACTGGACGCATGAGCAAGCCGCGAATGAACGAGCAAACGTCTCGGCTTTCCGAGACGCTGCTTCACATGGCACCGGGCGAATGCGGAGTGTGCAAGCGCACGGCGAGCGATCCGGACGTGAAGCGCATGGAACTTTGGCAGGAACACGATCACAACGATAAGCCGGAACAGCGGTTCGTTTGGTTGTGCGACACGTGCGCAGGACATATTATCGATCCGCATCCGCGGCTTTACGCGCGACTGGATCCGAACGCGCCGGCGCCGGGCGCAATGGAGATTTGCCGGAAGTGCGTCCATCGCCGCGGCTGGAAATGCACGCAGACAAAGGCGAGCGGCGGGCCGGGGATCGTCGTGAACGCAACGAAGGGGATGACGGTTCACATTGACGGCACGAAGAACGGGAAGCGATTCGGATTCTGGCACACGACATTTCCCGCTCCGCCGAGCGGATGCACCGGACGAAAGGAACGATGAAAACGATCAGCGATCATTTTGACAAAGCGCTTCAGGGCTGGGGCGGGACGCCGGTGGCAACGTGTCAATGCGGCCGGATTCACTTCGCGGAGAGCGGCGAAAACATGGATCCCGGCGAGCTGGACGCGCTGAAGGCGAAGCGCAAGGCGGACCCGAGCAAATACATCACAGCGGAAGGCGATGGCGTCGGCGTGATCACCTTCAACGGCGTCACGCACGTCTGGAATTGTCCGTGCGAATCGCTCGCGCGGATCGAAGAATGGATTTGGGCGCATCGCGAGACGATCACGCGTTACCTGCGCGCGCGACTGGACGCCGAAGCGAAGGCGGCAACGGAACAGGCGGAGCGGCTGAAGCTATGATTCCCGACGCCGATTCATTCCTGAAGCTGATTTCAAATCGCGAGCAAGTGATCGCCGCGATCCTCGCGGACATGGATTCATGCGCGAAGAACGCCGAAGCGTTCGCGAAGCTGTGCGAGCTGTTCGACGCGGGAAAGGAAGTCAGCACGGAAAAGGCGTTGAAGGCGGCGGCGAAGTCGCTGCGGCACTCGAACGAGGTAAACCGGCGCATGATGTTTCTGCTGCTGGTTTACGTCAGCGGAAGTCACTTCACCGGCGACGCGGCCGGCATCATGGTAAAGCTCGGACGCGGGGAAGAAGCGCTGAAGGCCGTTTTCGACCAAAAGCTGAAGGGCCGCTGATGGTCGCGATTCGTGAACAGTTCAGTCCGCCGAGCGAAACGCGCCGAGCATGGCGCCGGTTCGTGCAAGCGCTCGCGCGTTTGTGTTGGCGCCTGAAATTAGGGCTTTACTTGTGCTCACGCTGGAACCATTCATGGTTCCGAATTACGAAACGAAAATGAAAACGACACCGATTATCGCTCAAGTTTGGGCGACAGCGTTCGCCGGCGCGCCGTCAGAATGGCCGGAATGGTTCGCGCTTTGGTATGACACGAACACGCCGATTCCGCGTTGCACGGAGCCGAGCGCGAACATTCTCGAATCACTCGCGGAAGAATTCCGCGAAGGCGATGAAGCGGCCGGCGAGGTTCGCGCGACATGCCTGAACTGGCAGCGCGATCCGTGCTTCGATCTGACGGAATATGATCACGTCGCGAAATGGATCGGTTCGCGTGCGTGGACTGCCGTTCATCAGTGGGAAGACGCTTGGCAAACCTACTGGCAGCAAAAGAAGGCTCGCGGCGAGGAAGTCGCTCGCGAAATGTTTTTTCACTGGCGCGAGACATTCGCCAACGAAGCCGTCGCGCGCTTCCTCAAAAACGCAAAGCATCCGTCATCATGGCATCATTCGACAAAACGATCCTCATCGGGAATCTCGTCCGGGATCCCGAACTCCGCGTCACGCCGAAAGGCACCCCGATCTGTCAGTTCGGGATCGCCATCAATCACACGTATCAGCTCGAAAGTGGAGAAAAGCGCGAAGAAGTCGTCTTTCTCGACTGCGAATGCTGGGGAAAGCGTGGCGAGACAATCGCGAAATACTTCACGAAAGGAAAACCGATCCTTGTCGAGGGCCGGCACAAGCTCGAACAGTGGGAAGACAAAAACACGAAGCAAAAGCGCAGCCGGATCAAAATCGTCGTTGAACAGTTCCGCTTCGTTGACTCCGCTCGTTCACGCGAAGACGGCGACGGCGGCGGCGACGAAGACGACGATCACCGGACGCCGGCGCGCAGTTCTGGCGGGAGCGCTCCCGGCCGCGGATCAGGCGCGTCTAGACCCGCAAGCAACGAAAATCTCGACGAAGACGTTCCCTTCTGATCATGGATCCAAACGCAACGACGGTGGAGATCGAAGCGGCGCGCCTGTCGCGGGAACAGTCGCTTCAGATCGGGACGACTCACGACGCGCTGACGCGAGTCATGCGGGTTCTGGATTGCACGCCGGCGACGGCCGCGGGACTTCTGCGGCAAGCCTTCCTTCGGGACATGGCGAAACCGCCGGCGCAACGGGAAGGGCTGGCGAACTCGCTCGCGGCCGTGATGGCAGCGCGGTTCCCGCTGCTGATGCGGGACAAAAACGGCCGGCTGACGCTGGCGCGCTGATCCATGAACCCGGAAGCATGGAAACCGATAAACCCGGAGCCGCCGGGCGAGCCGATGATCGTTCACAAGGGCCGGAGCACGGGGAAAAGCGTGCTGATGGTGGGCGCGAACTTCGGCAAATCGGAAACGCTGCGGCAGCAAGTCGCGGCGCTGCTGGCAGCGGATCACCGGCTGTTCGTGGTTCCGCAGAACCCGCCGGCGGAAGTGCTCGAAGCGCTGCGGGCGGAGCGCGCGAGGGAAGCGGAGCACTGGATCTTCCGGGACGAGCTGAAGACGCCGGCGGAAATCCGGGCGCTGCTGGGTCGCGAAGTGGTGATCGTGGCGCACGAAGCAAACCCGATGATCACGGCGGAAAGCATCCTCGCGGCGAAAGAAAAACTGATGCAGGAACCGCCGGCGTTTCAAAAGATCGTCGCGGAGCGGATCCCGATCAGCGCGGACACAAACGCAACCGAACCTTGGCCGGAGCCGTCGGACAAGCCGGCGAAACGGCCGCGGGGATTCGCGAAGGCGAAGGGCTGGAAGGCAAAGCAGCGGGCGAAGCGAAAGGCGCAACGTCGGGCAAGGCAGCGCGCGCGCGGCTGAAGTGGGAATTCGAGGCGCCGCTTTACACCGGCGACGAACGAGCGCGGGGCGCATGCATCAAAGCGACGGACGCGGCCGGGAAGCTCGTTCACTGGATCCCGCTCGGCGCCTATCCGTCGGACTCGCATCAGGCGAGCGCGCGCGAAATGGTCCGGCTGCTGAACGACGCGGAAGACATGCGGGCGCCGGTTCCGGAGCTGGAAGGCTCGTTTCCGCTCGTCCTTTACTTCGGCAGTCAGGCGGACGCGGACGAGTTCACGCGCATCGCGCAGGCGGCACAACCCGGATTGACGGCGAAGCAGCTATGACGGAAGCCGAACCTGTCCTTCGCATGCCGGAACACCGGGCGCGCGTCCATCGCTACCGGCGCGCCGGCGGAACGCGTCAGGAATGGCGCTGTGCGGCCGGCTGCGGCTTTCACGCGGCCGGAAGCACGGAAGGCGATGCACTGTTTAACATGCGCCAGCATTTCGACGGGAAAACGTGCTGCGCTCTCACAACGGGCATGAAGGCGACGGGCCGATTTATGCCACCCGCGAGCTTCCAATGAAGAACGAGTGCGTTTTTTCACCGTGCCGCGGCTGGCGTTACACGCTCGAACACGTGATCGAAGAAGCTCCGCCGCTGATCGCCGCTCGGCGCATGCAATGGATCGGGCTGAATCCGAGCACGGCGGACGAGAACGAGCTGGACAACACGCTTCGTCGCGTCCGCGCGTTCTCACTCGCGGCCGGATTCGGCGGGTTCATCATGACGAACGTGTTCGCATGGCGCGCGACGAAGCCGGCGGACATGAAGAAGCAGCCGGATCCCATCGGGCCGGAGAACGACGCTTGGCTGATGCGCGTCGCCGAGCGCTGCGAAGCTCACGTTGCATGCTGGGGAGGCATCGCGAATTTCCCGCGCGCTCTCCGGCCGCGGGCGGCGACTGTGCGGCTGATGTTCTCGCGCGCGAATCGGCCGTTGCTGTGCCTGAAGATTGCCGCGGACGGATCGCCGTGGCATCCGCTTTACGTTGACGGCGACACGCCGCTTAAACCCTACGTGATATGAAAACGGTGAAGATCCTTTCGTCTCGAAGCACGATGGACGGCGAAGAACGTCGCGCGCTCGCACTCGCCGAAGCGCTCGGCGTCGTTGCGACGAAGGCGAGGAAAAAGGCGCGCGACATAATTCCGATTGCGTGCGTTGAAGTCGCGAAGCGCTTCCCGGCCGGGACTGATTTCAGGAAGGATCTCACGTCGCGAGCTGAAGCGCGTCAGCTTGTCGAACAGCTTCAACGCGCGACAAAATCATGATGAACGAAAACGAACACTTGCTGACCGTGCTCGGCGAAGAAGGCGGCGAAGTCGCCAAAGAATGCGCGAAGGCGCTGCGCTTCGGCATTGCCGACAAGCTGACGCTGGATCCGGAAGGGCCGCGCGGGACGGAAGGTCCGACGAACGCGGAAAAGATCGTTGCCGAGCTGAACGACTTGCTCGGCGTCGCGCGCATGCTTGTTTCCCGCGGCGTCATCCCGGCGGGCTGGGAAAGCGAGGCGCGCCAGCAGCGGAAGATCCGGCGCGTGATCCAATACATGAATTACGCTGTCAGGGTGGACGCGCTCCGCGATTTTACGGTTCGCGACGCAATCGAAGTTGAAGCGCTTCCCATCGCGCCGGGCGCGTTGACGACGCGGACCGGCGACAAGATCACGCACGTCGGAATGGACGTGCTCGGCATTCATGCCGGCGAAGACGATTGCGCATGCATCGCGGACACGAACGGCACGCACTGGGCAACGGGCGACAAAGACGGCCGCAAGGTCCGCGTGCGCGTTCAGAACTGAGTTTTTCACCATGAACACAATCGCAAAGCAGCTTGTCGCGGACATGGGCGCCGCGTTGATCGGCCGTGAGATTCACACGATTCCGTTCGGCGCATATCCCGGCGGAGTCGCGAAGGTGACGGAGCTGACGCCGGATCCGCAGGCGCCGGAAATCGTCATGCAAGTCGAACACCCGACGTTCGGATCCATCGGCGTGTTCGAGGACGAACCCGTTGAACTCGCTTCATGAAGTCTGAAACGGGCGGGAAGAAGGTCGCGGAATTCGTTTTCGCATACAAGGGACCGGAGACGCAGCGCGCGCCGGAAGGCGAGCACGCGGAACCCGATGAAGACAGGAAGCCGCTTCCGCTCGTCCGCGATCAGAAATGCCGGATCGCCGTTTACGTCGTCTCGAAGCTGAAGGAAACGGATTCGCCACCCCATGAAACCGGCGAGTCATATTTCCGTCTGGAATGCGACGCGCCGAAGATGCGGCTCGAAGGAACGGACATCGAACTTTTGAGGAAGGAAGCGTTCGGCCGGTGCAATGAGCATTACGCGACGAAATGGGAACCCTACTTCATCGTTGAAGTTCGGCGCATCGGATTCTCGAACGGCTACGGGACGGATCTGGATTTTTGCTATCGCGAATGCTGGAAGGGAACCGCGCATGACGGGACGCTTTTACTGAAGGATCGCCACTGGGGAGAGCGTGACGAAAAGATCAGCGCATGGCCGGGCGAATTCCGGGACCGCGAAGGCAAGGTGATCGCGTGCATCCCGAAGACGCCGGCGAACAAGGTCGCGCTGGAACAGTTCACCGCGAAGATTGATCAGATTCGCGGCGCGCTCGCCGACATGCTGCGGCCGGAACTGATCATGCATACGCTTTTGAATCAGAATCAGCTCGCGCTTCGCGCGCCGAAGACGGCGCCGGCCGAATACGTGACGCACGCGCCAGTTCCGAACGAGATCACGGAGGAAATGATCGCACAGGTGACGGAGGCGATCCGCACTTCGGGGAAGGCGCACATTCACACGGCATTCGTTCAGCGGCGTTTGAAAATCGGATGGCTGCGCGGTCAGCGCGTGATTGAAGAGCTGAAGAAGCGATCCATTCTCGGCGACGAAACAGCGGCCGGTTTTATTATTCTTGCATCATGAAGACGAAAAAACATCCCGAACCCGTCGTTGATCTTCGCGATTGTCCGCTGTGCGGCGCCGGCAATGCCGACGGCGAAAACAACGTGCGATTTAGCGCGCAGGTTTTCGGCACGATTCACAGCCGGCCGACGCATTCGGACATTGATCCGCCGAATCACTTCTTCCAAGCCTGTCAAATGGTCCGGTGCAACGTCTGCGGAATCACGCTGATCGATACGCGTGATGCGAAGAAGGAATGGAACGAAGGGCGCGGCCGTTACTCGCGAAAATGAAGCGCGTGACACTTCACGAAGCCGAACGCCAGATCGTCGCCGGCACGATTGACCGGCTGACGCAGTGCATGGGAAACCCGGATGGGTGGACGCCGGGCGATCAGGCGTTGCTCGAATCAGCGCTGGAAATCCTTGGCGTTCGGCCGCGCGGATTCGGCGGCAAGGCAACCCCGGAGGAAATGATCGGATCGGGGAAACCGCCGGCGGCTCCGGAGGAATTCAAAACCGGATGGGCGCCGGAAAACGATGCGGACGATGAAGACGAAATGGACGATCCTTCCCACTGATCGCTTTCTCGAAATCCACGAAGCGGAGCTGAACGCGAAGACGGCCGCGGAGCTGAAGCGGGACGCATGGGCCGGCGACGCGCTGCTTCGCGCGGCCGTCACGATTATCGTGATCGCGCTCGAACCGAAGGACGCGCAGCGGCGGAACTGGATCGTTTGCCAAGCCGTGAGCAATGAACACATGGCGATTTGTTGCCGCTCGTTCATGCCGCGCTCGCCGGCGGGACTGAAGCAGAGCACGGCGTAAAACCGCTATCGCGAAGACGTTCACCGACACGGGACGCGGCTCGAAGCGGCTGTGCTTTACGAATACCGGCGCCGCGGCGGGGCGGAACACGGCGGCATCACGGCCGCGATTGAGATTGCGCGATTCCTGATCTCGAAGACGTGCTTTGCCCGGACGAACGAAGCGGTAACTGTCCCGATTGACAACACGGCTTTGGCTGCTCTGACTGCCGTGCATGACGCCGAAACGAGCTGACGGAATTCCAGTCCACTGCGCGCACTCGAAGCTGGTTGAGATCGGCACGTTAAAGCCGCATCCGAAGAATCCCAACACACATCCCGAGCGGCAAGTGAAGTTGCTCGCGAAGGTGATCAAGCTGAACGGATGGCGTCGCGCCATCGTCGTGTCAGACCGGAGCGGATACATCGTGAAGGGACACGGCACGCTGATGGCCGCGCAGCTCGCGAAGCTGAAGGAAGTCCCCGTTGACGTTCAGCACTACGAAGACGACGAAGCGGAGATCCGCGATCTGATCGCCGACAACCGGATCCCGGAATTGTCCTATCGTGAAAACCGCAGTGTCGTCGCGCTGCTTCAGCAGCTCGAAGCGAAGGGACAGGACATCGAATCGGCCGGCTACGCGAACGACGAACTTCAGGCATTGATCGCGACGCTCGAAGCGAACGTGACGGACGGCGCGCAACGCGCGGGCCGGCGCACGCACAACGAAGCGGACACGATGCTAGTTCTCGGACCGTATCGCGTGAAGATCCCGCGGGCGGATTTCGCGAGCTGGCACGAAAAGATCCGTCAGCAAGTCGGCTTCAAAGCTGAAGACGTTCACGCGGAAATCCGGCGCCGGCTGTCCCTCTGATGAAGCTCGTTCCCGTCAAACTGCTGACGCCGGCGGCATACAATCCGCGCGTCGTTGATCCCGAACGGCTGGCAATGGTCCGGCTGTCGCTGCGGAAGCTGGGCTGGCTTCTTCCCGTGTTCGCGACGGAGGAAGGCGAGATCCTGAGTGGGCATCAGCGCACGCACGAAGCCGCGGCGCTCGGATACACGCAAGTTCCCGTTCGGCCGCTCCCACCCATGGCGACGGGGAAGCTGAAGGCGCTGAACATCCTGTTCAATCGTTCCACGAACGACATGGACATTGACGCCGTTCCGGCGGAGCTGAAGGCGCGCATTTCCGCGGAGGACGTGCGCAAGCTCGCCGCGGCGCTCCCGGATCACCCGATCAGCTCGTTCCCGTGCATGCACGCAAACCGGGTGGAGATCGGGCCGCTCGTGAAGGCGAACGCCGGCCGCTGGATTCCCTACGCATACACGGTCGCGAAGTCGCTCGCCGCGCAGGGGATCACGATGCCGTTGATCGTGGGGCCGGATGACGTGGTGATCAACGGCATCGGCCGGTTGCAAATGCTCGCCGAGCGGAAGGAAGAAACGGCGGAAGCGATTTACCTGCGCGCGGAGCAAGCGGAGTTCGCGCGGCTGATGCTGAACTTCCTTTCGATGGATTTCGACCTGAAGGCGAAATATGCGGATCTTCTGCGTTACGGCAGTTTTCGCCGGCTGCGGCGGCAGCGCACCGAACTGGGACGCGGCTTCGTCTTCGCGATCACCGGGAACCGGGCCGCGCGTCATTTCGACATCACGGACGCGGCATCGCGCGAGCGCTGGATCGCCGAGCACGGCCGCAACGTGCTGGACTTCGGCGCCGGACACCTGACGGAAACGAACCTGCTTCGCGCCGTTGGCGTGGAATGCACGCCGTTCGAGCCGTATCGCGTGAACCCGGACCGGGAGGAAATCGACAAGGCGGAATCGCTGCGCGTCGTCCGCGAATTCCTCGCCGCAGTGGAGAGCAAGCGCGAGTTCAGCAGCATCTTCATCAGCTCCGTCCTGAACTCCGTTCCGTTCGAGGAAGATCGGCGCGCCATCGTGACGATTCTGCGCGCATGCGCCGGCCGGCGGACGAAGGTTTACGCCGTCGCCAGCAGCGATCAGCAACGCGGGTTGAAAAACATGGGGAAGAAGTTCCTGAATCAGCGTTCGGAGCAATACGGCTTCATGCTCGCGGGTTACGAACCGAACGTGATCGTCGGCGAGCTGGCGACGAAGCCGAAAGCGCAGAAATACCACACGCCGGACGAGTTCCACGCGCTGTTCCGGACCGGATTCGGCCGCGTGTCCGTGAAGTATGACGGGGAAGGCGGCGCGAACATCAGCGCGATTGCCTGCGACCCGATGCCGTTCCGCTCGAAGGCCGATTTCGCGCAGCTCGCCGCGGCGCTGGCGTTCGAGTTTGATCTTCCATACCCGGACGGCTCGCGCATGGGCATGGCGGAGGAAGCGAAGGCGGCGTTCGGCGAACGGCTGGGGCAGATCATCGCATGAACACGAGCTTCCGCATTCCCGGATGGAGTTTTCACGTTCCGATCCCAGTGGGAACGCGCGCAAGCGTCTGCATCGTCCGCACGAAGAAGCAGAAGCCGAAAATCTATCTGGACGGGAAGCCGGTGAAGGCGCGCGTCCGGCGCACGACATGACCCCGGCCGCAACGCATTTCTGGCGATGGAAGACGCGGCTCCCGGAGCGCAAGGGAACCGGCTGCATCATGCTCGCGCGGGGCCGGCTGAATTCATGCCTGATCCAGTTCGTCGCCGACGGCTGGAAGGTGATCACGTCACGCAATGCCGTTCGCAAAGTCGTCGACACGGACAAGCGAAAACAGAACAACGACTTGCACGCCAAAACATCCGCAAAACTGTGAATTCGTCGACACCCGAAGCCGAAACAGGCGTTCCCGCTCCGCGCGGGCGCTGGGAATTCAACACAGCCGTCGCCGAAAAGTTCGACGAACACGTTCGGAAGAGCGTTCCGGATTACGAGGCGATCCAGTTCACGGCCGCGGCGCTGTGCGATTGGTTCGCACCGGCCGGCGGAACCGTCATGGACTTTGGATGCGCGACGGGGCAGACGTTGGGCATGATCGCCGGCACGAATGCCGGGAAATCGCTCCGGCTGGTGGGTTACGATGGCAGCGAAGCCATGATCACGAAGGCGCAGAACATGCGCGCGAAGGGCATCACGTGGCAACAGGGCTGGCTTCCCGGCTGTCTCGAAATCGGCCGCGATCAGCCGATCAACTTCGCGCTGTTCCTTTACACGCTGCAATTCCTGACGCCGGAGGACAGGGCGCGCACGCTGAAAGCGGCGGCGGACCGGCTGGCGCCGGGCGGCGCTCTGTTCGTGGTGGAAAAGGTCTTCGGCAGCACGCCAGCGTTCCACGATCTGACGAGTCAGCTATACGCGGAAATGAAGCTGACGAACGGGCTGACGCCGGATGAAGTGCAGGCGAAGGCGCGCAGCCTGCGCGGCGTGATGCATCCGCTGACCGTGGCGGAGAACGAGGCAGCATTCCGCGCGGCCGGGCTGACCCGGCACGAACTGATTTACCGGCGGCTGTCGTTCGCCGGATGGATCGTGACGAAATAACCCCCGCACCGCATGAAAGACGAAAATCCACCCTCCGAACCGCCGAAGCCGGCGGCGCCGATCACCATGCTCGAACTCGAAGAATACCTGTTCGCGCAAACCGCGTCCGACTTCGCGAAACGTTCGAGCGCGGAGCACGCACACGCGCACATCCGGGAATCCTTCCGGATGCACCGCTTCTTCGTCTTCACGTGGCTGATGCAGAACGGCGTCTCCATCCCCGTGCATCTCGTCGCGGACGGCGCGCATCCGCCGGTGGGACAGCAGGCGCCGGACAAACCCGTTTCCCCGTCATGAGCGAATTCCGAAACAATTTGCGAAAGGGTGATCGCGTCGTTCACGCGGACACGAAGCGGCCGGGAAGCGTGGCATTCACGCCAAAGGGCCGGCAGACGGCCGTCACGTGGCAGGGAACGAAGGTTCCCAGTTATTGCGACGTGATGACGCTGCGGCTCGTTCTGGACGATAAAGGCACGCTGGACGACGTTCCACCCGTTGACGGGGAACCGCCGGCGCTGGAAGGCACGGCCGCGAAGCGCGGGCACGCCGGAAGCATCCCGAAGGCTCCCGCGGCGCCGGCGAGCGCGCTGGACGCGCTGAAAGCCGAGCGCGACGGCATCGCCGCACGGATGCGAGCGCTCGAAGACGAGTTCCGCGGGCTGAAGCAGCGGCGCGAAAAGCTGGATCAGGCGATCACCGTCCTGACGGCGCCGGCGGGTGGGTGAACCATGGCCGAAGAAGCGACAGTAAAACCGCCGATTGAACTGACGGCCGCGCAGGCGCGCACCGTCCTGAAGGCGAATCGCGCCAACATCCCGAAGCACACGGCCGCGCTGCTGTCCAAGGTCGCGCGGAACAAACCCCTGACGGACCGCGAGCGCGGACTGTTGGAAGGCGTTATTGTGAACGCAGAACGGAAACGGCGCGAGGGACAAAACGGGACAAAACGGCGCGCAGGCGCGGACAGAATGGGCCGGACGGAGCGGGATTTTGCCGTCGCTGTGCGTCGCCGGCGCGTTCTCGAATGCCGGATGCGCATGCTTCCCGTCCGGGACATCGCCGCAGAGCTGGGAATCGACAAAAAGACCGTCTGCGCGGATCTGAAGGCGCTGGAAAAGGAGTTCGCAGCGTTCGCGCCGACGGAGAACCGGGCGTTGCTCGCACAGCAGATCGCGCAAATGGACATCCTGATCGGCGAAAACACGGCGATGGCCGCGAAGTTCACGGCGCCGTCGGCGAAGGCGGCGTTCCTGCGCAACGCAGCGCAGGCGATGCAGGACAAGACGCGGCTGCTGGAAAACGTCGGCGTGATCAAAGTCGTCCCGAAGGTGATTCACGCGGCCGGGCCGAACGACGGGCCGATCCCCATCGAAACGACGGCGAAGATCGTGCTTCTGCCGGCGCTGGAAGAAGGGAAGCAGTGAGCGGGATCAACGCCATGATTGACCGGGCGTGCGGCGTGACGCCGGAAATGCGGTCGCAATGGGCGCGCGACGCTGCGGCGCCGAAAATCGTGCTCGCGTGCCAGCGTTGCGGCGCGGAGAAATCGACGACACGGGATCCGGTTTGGCCGAAGTCTGCGGCGTTCTGTTTGTTCCCGTGCTCGGACTGCATTACGCGCGAGGAACGGCGGAATCTGATTCTGGCGCCGCTGGAATTTTTCGACGCGCTCGGCGTGCGGATCCCGTTTCCATGAACCAAAAACGGTTCAACCCGATGCGGTTTGCCGTTGCATGCGCGGCGCTTGGCGCTTTGCTGGCGCTCGTCTTCTTCACTTGCTGCGGCGAACGCCTGTGCGCATGGCTGACCGATTGGATCGATCTGCGCATTGATCGCGTTGGCCGATGGCTGAACAACGAACCCAAACGAAAATGAACGGAATGCACATCGACACGAGGCGCGAGGGATTTCAGATGACGCGCGAACGCCGGCGCTCGAACGCGGAATGGCCGGCATGGCTGAACGCAGCATGGAACACCCCGATTGACGAACCGGGCGCGGTTTACCCGGACCCGAATGATCCGGATCGCTCGAACGGGCGCGTTTGCGTCAATGTCCACCCGGACGGCTGTTCGCGGCAGATAGTCGAATGGAACGAATGGATCATTCGCGAGGCTGACGGCCGGCTGTGGGTGACGGACAGCAGCGATCCGACGATTGCGAACATCGAAATCGCGGCCGGTCAGGAGCTGAAGCAAGAGCGGCGCGCATACATCGCCGAGAAATTGCTTCAAACGGCGCCGGAATTGGCCGCTGAACTGGACACGCTCCGCGCCGAGTTGGCCGAAGCAAAATCGAATTACATCGGCGCATGCCAGACAATCGCGGCGATGCATGCCGCGGCCGTGGGTGGAATTCGGGGACCGAACCGCGGCGTCGTTGAAGACGTGGCAGACGTTGCCGAGCGGCTTCGCTTGCTCGAACTCTCGCGCACCGATCCCGAAAAAAGTCTCGCCGCGCACGCGATCCAGTTGAACGCGACGCTGCGCAAGACGCAGGAAGAACTTCAGACCGCGAACGCGCTGCTGGACGGGCTGAAACGGCCGAACCCGGCGGCAATCGATCAAGTCGTGGAACGGCTTTGGGGGAAGGCTGGCACGAACACGCCGGACACATTCCGGGATGAAGCGCGGCGGATCCTGCGCGAGCACTTCGGCGAGTTCGGCACGAATGATCGCGCCGAGCTGGAAAAGCTCCGCGGCTACTATCGCCAGATCGGCGCGACGCTCGGCGATGACGCAGTGATCAGCCGAGTCCGGGCACAGGCGGACACGATCAACCGGCTGCGCATGGAGCTTTCCGCGCTCGAAACGCTGAAGACGGACACTGAAGCGCACGCGGACAGGCTGGCGTCTGCGCTCGGATGGCTCGCGAGCACGTGCGGGACGCAGGTTCCGGCCGTGGTGGACGCGCTGCGAGCGCACGCCATGCGACGCGGCGCCGATTTTCAGGACGCCGGGCCGATCCAGTCGCCGGCGCTGATTCCCGCGCGAAAGCTCCCGGAGGGAACGGCGTTGCTGTATCCGGGCGTTCATCAGGTTCGCGGCGTTATCTGCGCGCGTGACGTGATCGTGACGCCGGCGAAGATTCCGGACCGGACGAAGCTCGTGATCTTCGATGGCGTGCTTTTCCACGTCTGGCAGGCGTTCGCGACGGACGCCGGGACTGTGCTGCTCGCGGCGCCGGATTCTGCCGTGATGGAAACGGACGACGAAGCGGACGCAGCGGAGGCAATGCGGCTCGCGGGAATGGCTGCGACGGATGAACACGTGATCGCGCGGCTGCGCGCGTTCCCGCGTCCGCGGCACGTCGGCATTCAGCCGAAGCCGCTCCCGACGCATCCGGTTGACGCGATGAAGGCGATCGGCATTCCCATGGATCCGGACGTGGAACGCGATCTTCGTGCGCACTGCGACGCACCTGTTGACGTTTCGGCGATGGACGGCGGGCCGAAGCGAATCGGCGACGTGCTCGAACAGTGCGGCCGGGAACACGCGGAGGCGATGCAGCGGATTGAAATTCAGCGCGCGCAGTTGAACCCGAACCCGCCGGCGGAACTGGCTCGGCAGGCGATGGCGAAAGCGCGCGATATAGTCAGCGAAGGGAATCACCCATGATCGCACTCACATTCACTCGCACCGAATGGGCGGCGTTCGGCATGGGCGCCGGCGTCGTCATTCTTCTGTTCCTGATCGCGGCCGGTCTGCTGTTCTGGCACTGGGGAAGAACGATCCCGCCGGAGTTTCGCGAGAAACCGCCGGGACCGCCGGAGCATCAGAACTGCCGATGCGTGCCGCGGCCGGAGCTGACGCCGGACGAGCGGGATCGGATGACTCACGGCCGATTTGAGAACACCCCGGATCCGAAACGTGACACGCTGGGGCTGATTCTGGCGCGAATGTTCATCTTCGTCCCGACGGAAGGGCCGGCGGCGAACACGCGACGGCTGATCGATGGCGCCGAAGCGCAGGCGATGGCGCTCGGCGTTTACAAGGAACCGGCGACGGTGATCCGCATGCTCTCGAACCTTCAGCGCGGGGAATGCGCGTGCGTCAGTGTCGCCGGCGGCATGCTCGAACGGCCGCGCAAGCTCGGCGAGGTTCCGCATCCGACGCCGGGACGGGACAACGTGTCCCCGCTGCGCAATCACCCGGAACTCGCGGAGGATCCGCAATACATCCGGCAATGCCTGCGCTCGCGGGACATGGCGGAGGACTACGCAGCGCGCACCGGACGCCGGCCGGAGCTGTTCGGCTTGCGCTCGGCGGCGGGAAGCGGGATCCTGCTGACGCGCAAGCGGGCCGTGGAATTCGCTGCGAAGCATTATCCGCCGTCCGGCGCCGAAGACATCATTGCCAGTCTCGCGCGCGGCGCATGCAGTCGCGTTGACGTTGGCAGCGGCACGATCACGAGGTTCGAGCTGACGGCGAGCTGATGCCGCTCGCGCGAATGCATGTCATCCCAGTCGGCGGAGCGGAGCCGGTTCACGTCGCTTCGCCGAACTGCTGGTGTTATCCCGCGGTGAAGACGCTCGAAAACCCGGCGCCGGCATATCATCCGGACATGATTGTTCACAACGCCGACGATAAGCGCGAGCGTTGGGAACAGGTGACAGGACGGCCGCGCGATCCCGGCGCGAAATGGGTGAACGTCTGCGAAGAAGTCCCGTGAGGAACATCCGCCGGCACAATTTGGACGAACCCCGGCCGCGACACGTCGAAAAGGCCGCGCGATCACCCGAAACCGCCGCGCGACGGCCGGAAAAGGTCGCGCAACCCGTGGAAACGGCACCGCGAACGGCCGCGGAGCCGGTGCGATACCCTCCGGAATTCGTCGGACCGCCGGCGCTCGAAGGCTACGCTCGCGCGCATTTCACGCGCTGGGGATGGCGCACGGAGATCCCGCGGGACAGGTTCGCGCGGATCGGCAAATGGGGCGAAACCGGGATTCAGGGAATCGGGCCGAACGGCCGGATCCTGTGCCTGTGCGGCTGCGGCCGGGAAGTTCCCGTGTCGAAACGGCACACGACGAAGTTCCGGCCGGGCTGCTGGGAGGAATGGGCGAAGGTTCACGACGCGAGCACGGTCCGACGGCACGTCTGGAAGCGGGACAAGGGCGTTTGCGCGGAATGCAGGGTGGACACCGAAGCGCTGAAGCGCGAGACGGCCGCGAAGCTCGGCGAAGACGTGCGGCGCAACTGGGACGGGAATTTTTACTTCGTCGGCTTCAGCCGCGCGGCGCGCCGGGCCCACCATATCCCGCCGGGATTCCCGGACGTTGATCGCGCATGGTGGGAAGCCGATCACCGCGTCCCGGTGATCGAAGGCGGCGGGCTGTGCTCACTCGAAGGCATGCGGACGCTGTGCATCCCCTGTCACAAAAAGGCGACGGCCGCGCTTGCTGCTAGACGCGCCGCGGCGCGCGTTCCACCCTCCGCGGAATGCCAGCTTCAACTTTCCTGAGATCGCGCGACTGGCGCGAAAAACTCGGCGGCGTTTCCATCGCCTATTTCTGGAACGAGACGTTCGGCTTCGGCGTTCTGACGTGTTGGCCGATCAACTTCGCGCAGTTCAAAACGATTGCGCGGCACTACGGCGTTGCGCGAGCTGACATCGCCGCACTGGGAACGACGGAGATCCGGAGCGCGCAGTATTTCTTTTTCCCGGAGCGCGAAACGCACGTGATCGCGTTCTCGAAGCGGGAAGTCGCGGCGCGTGACGTAGGCGTGATCGCGCATGAGTCGTTCCATTGCGTGCGGAATGCGCTGCGGCGCCGGGGAATCACGACGGACGGCGGCGACGGCGAGGAAGCGCACGCCTACGCGCTCGGATGGCTGACGAACAAGATCACGGACGCACGCGGGATCGTGCGTTACCGGGATCCGTCCAAGTAGAATCTAATTGGATTCCCGAAAAAAGTGCTTGCAAAGGAACCAAACATGGTTCCTAGTGCAGTCCACGAAACGAACCCGAACATGAAAACATTCCAATTCGTCACTGACATCGCGAAGAACAATTCCGTTGATCCGGAGTTCATCGCGTCCGAACTCGGACACGCCGGGCCGAACGCGGCAAACGGCGCTTTGCTTGCCGTGCGTCGCGTCTGCGATGGCGGCGAAGTTCGCCGCGTGTTCCAGCTCGGCAACGGCCGCAAGGTTCTCCGGGTAGAGAGCTACGGCCGCACGATCAGCATTTACGAAAACGCGGAAGACATTCCCGCGGCGCCGCAGACGCTTCCCGTCGGCACGGTGATCGCCGGCTTCACGTATTCGACGAGCCGGAAGGATGGACTCCCGACGGCGTTCGCGTCGCGCGACTGCGAAACGTCGTTCAAGATCGAAGACGTGCGCGAGTGGCACGTGTCGCGGGAATACGGCAGCGCGATCTATCGGCTCGGCGCGACGCTCGCCGACGGCCGGCTTGTGTTCGTCGTCCGCTCGCAGCTTCCGAATTACATCGCCGATCCGCTCGGCAAGATCGCGGAAGCCGTGCGGCGGAACACCGTCCGGCACAGCGGCGGAAGCCGTTCGATCCAGTTCTGGCACGGGCCGGCGCTGAAAACCTGAAAAAATGTCTTGCAAAGGAACCAAACATGGTTCCTACTGTGCGCACGATGAACACGAACACGACGCAGGGAACCCGGATCGCGGAAGCCTTCGTGATTGAAGGCGATCTTTACGCAGGCGTGAACGGCTGGGGCGAGCCGTTCGAGACGTTCAACGCTCAAGTCGGCGTCACGACGGCGGACGGCCGCAAGCTCGTCCATCGCGAATTTTGCGCCGTCGGCGTCGTTCACACGGATGAAGGCGATTTCGTCGCTCCGTCTCGCCGTCGCGCTCGCGCTTTCGCGGATCGCGTTGCTGCGGCCGGCGTGATCGATGAAGCGCGCTGGGAACCGATGGAAGAACCGGAAGCGCTCGAAGTGCGGCTTCATCGTGAATTTCTGCGCGAGGAAGCGGAGCGTCACGGCACGCAGCCGGCCGGCGCCGCGGCTTATGCTCGCATGCTGGCGCGGTGATGACTCGAAGCGAAGTCTCGAAACTGACGCACGCGAAGCGGCGAATCCGCCGGCATTGGCCGCGGCGCTCGAACCCGCGCGTTCGCGAGTGGATTCGCCGCGACATCGCCGTCATTCGATTTCTGAAAACTGGAAGCTGGGAATGAAGCTCGAACCGAAACAGATCACGCGCATGTCGCGACGGCGGAACCCGCGCGTCAAAGGCGGCGACGTTTTGCTTGCCGAGCACGGCGGGAAATGGGTTCGGATTTCAACGGCGACGTGGATCCGCGCAATCGAAGCGGGCGTTCCGTGGGATCACACTGGCGAATGGGCCGGCGCTCGCGTTCCCGGAGCGACGGGAGATCCGCCTAAGTAGGCGCACGAAGGTTGACAGGCTCGGCATCCGCCGGCGTTCTCTCACGAGACGCCGGCGGCGTCATTTATGCGCGGCGCGCGAACCATACATGACGAAATGATCACGAGAACCGAAGCGAACGCGTGCGCGTTCGAGTCATCCGCGCATCCTGTCTGATGGTGGCACATGCGCCAATTTCGACGGAGCCGGTGACGGTCTGGAAGCCGAACAGCGGTCCGCAATACAAGTTTCTTGCGTGCGCTGCGCGTGAAGTGCTTTACGGCGGAGCCGCCGGCGGCGGGAAAACTGACGGGCTGCTGATGGGAGCGATCCGCTTCCGCGAGAACCCGAACATGCGGGCAATCGTGTTTCGGAAAACGTTCCCGATGCTGTCAAAGATCATCGACAGATCGAAGGCGCTTTATCCGCACCTCGGCGCGCGTTACAACGAATCGAAGCACGTCTGGCGCTTCCCGGCCGGCGGATTCGTGCGCTTCGGCAATCTCGACAAACCCGGCGCGGAAGAGAACTACCAAGGCGAAGACTTCACTTACATCGCGTTTGACGAGCTGACGCAGTGGGCAACGGCGAAGCAATACACGTATCTGCGATCACGTCTGCGTTCGAGCGCGGGAAGCGGGATCTCGCACCTGATGATTCGCGGCGCGTGCAATCCCGGCGGGCGCGGGCATGGGTGGGTGAAGTTGCACTTCGGGATCGATGACGCCGGCAACGCGGCCGATTTCATTGACACCGGCACGCCGGATCAGCCGGGAACCGGATTCCGTCGCGTGTTCATCCCCGCTCGGCTGCGCGACAATCCGTTTTTGTCCGGCACGGATTACGAGCGCGAGCTGATGGCGCTCCCGCACGATCTGCGCGTCGCGCTGTTAGATGGCCGCTGGGATGTCGTCGCCGGCGCCGTGTTCGGGCATCACTGGAACCCGCGGCTTTGGGATGACAAAGACACGCCGGGCAACGTCTGCGACGCGTTCGAGATTCCGCAGCACTGGAAGATCTGGCGCGGAGCTGACGACGGCTTCAATGCGCCGGCGTGCTGTCTATGGTTCGCGCAGAACGATGATCGGATCTTCGTGGTGGATGAACTTTACCGGGAAGGCATGTCCCCGGAAGCATTCGCGGAAGAAGTCCTGAAGCGGGACAATCAGCTTCGGGCCGGCGGCAGGATCACGGGCGTCATTGATCCGGGCGCGTTCGCAAAGACGGGCATCACGCACAAGCAAGGGCAGTCCCGCGGGCAAATCATGAACGCGTGCGGCTGTCACTGGGAGGAAGCCGAGAAAGGGCCGCATTCGCGCGTGAATGACGTTTCGCTTGTCGCAACGTCGCTCTCGAAGGTTTTACCGGACGGCCGGCGGAAAGTGATCGTGTTCCGGCGCTGCAAAAACCTGATCCGAACGATTCCGGTTCTCCCGCGTGACGACGTGAACCCGGAAGACGTGGACAGCGATTCGGAAGATCACGCTTATGACGCTTTTCGTTACGGGTTGCAATGGCGCCGGCGGGAGATCAAACAGGGGAAGCTCTCCGGTCTGTAAACCGCTTCCCGAAAATGCCTGTTTCAACCTTTCATCCGCTATACATGAAGGCCGTTCCGAAGTGGGAACGGATTCGCACGGTTCTCGAAGGCGAAGACAAAGTGAAGGAAGCCGGCGACAAGTATTTGCCGCGGCTGTCCGCGCAGACTGATGACGAATACAACGCTTACAAAATGCGCGCGCAGTTCTTCAATGCGACCGGGCGCACGCATGGCGGTTTGCTGGGGCTGATTTTCGGACAGGATCCGAACGTGATCGTCCCGAAGGACATCGAAGAATGGCTGGACGACGTGACGCTGACGGGGATGACGTTCTTCGGATTCTCGAAGCACGTCACCGATCAGATTCTCGGACCCGGCCGCTTCGGGATCTACGTGGATTTTGATCAGGACGCCGGCCGGTCATACTTGGTCGGATACACGACGGAACAGATCATCAACTGGCGCACGGAGCGGCGGAAGGGGAAGCAGTTCGTGACGATGGTCGTTCTGAAGGAATCCGTCGAATCGGTTCAGGCGGATCCGTTCGTCGCCGAAGTTCAGGAACGTTATCGCGTGCTTTTGCTCGAACCCGCGGACGGCGGGAACGGCAAGCCGATCTTCAAAGTGCGGCTGTATCAGAAGCGGCCGAACGCGGCGCCGGGGAAGGAATCGCCGACGAAGCGGGCGCGCACAGCTCGAACGGCGCGACTCGGCAACGATGACGAGCTGATGAAGGAAGCCGCGGCGGCGGCGAAAAAGCCGTCAGAAGTTCCGACGGAAGGCGACTTCGAGATCACGGAGATCGTCCCGGTGATCCGCGGAACACCGCTCGAATTTATTCCGTTCACGTTCGTCGGCGTGACGCGCAACGAAGCGGATCCGGAGCGTCCACCCTTGGAAGACGTGGCAACGGTGAACCTGTCCCACTATCGGACGAGCGCGGATCTCGAACACGGCCGGCACTTCACCGGACTGCCGACGGCATGGGTTGCGGGATTTGACACGGACGAAGAGCTTCGGATCGGCAGCGGCACGGCATGGATCAGCAAGGATGCGAGCGCGAAGGCCGGCTTTCTCGAATTCACCGGGCAAGGGCTGAAGGCGCTCGAAGTCGCGCTGGAACAGAAAGAGAAGCAAATGGCCGTTCTCGGCGCGCGCTTGCTCGAACAGCAGAAGAAGGAAGCCGAGACGGCCGAAACGCTGAAGCTGCGGCAGGCTGGCGAATCGTCCGTGCTCGCGTCCATCGCAACGACGGTAGGCGAAGCGCTGACAATGGCGCTGCGGTTTCTCGACTACTGGCGCACGGGCGGCGCGCTCGAAACCGATCCGCAGAAGATCAGCGCGGAAATGAACACCGAATTCATTGACGCGTCGCTGACTTCGCAGGAAGTCACCGCGCTCGTTTCGGCGTGGCAGGGCAAAGCGATCTCGCATCTCACCTTGCTTCACAATTTCGCGCGCACCGGAATTCTCCCGCCGGACATTTCGCCGGAAGACGAGCAAGCTCGGATCGATGACGAAGCTCCGTCGCTTACCGGCGACGCGTTGCCGCTGGATCCCGATGACGGCACTGTTCCGGCGACGCAGCGCGACGCGCAGACGGCCGCGGCGAAGAAAAAGGCCGCGGACGAAGAAAACGAACGCATGATGCGCGAAAAGGAAATGCAGATGAAGGCGAAGCCGGGCGCATTCAAAAAGTAGCGATTTAGCGTAAAGCGCTAAAATGCCGACGAAACGAAACCTTCACGAAAAGCTCGCGGACAAGATCACCGCGCATCAGATCACGCTCGAACGGCTGAAGGCCGGCGAAAAGCAGAGCGTGATCGCCATGCTGCGCGATCTCGAAAAGTCGCTGATTCTCGAACTCGAAAAGTTGGACGTTACCGGCGCGGCGTCTCGCTACCATCAGGCGCGGCTCGCGAAGCTGCTTCAGTTCGCGAAGGAAACCATTCGCGGATCGTATCGAGGAATCCGTGACGATCAGCGGGAAGCGCTGCAAGGGCTGGCGAAGCTGGAAGACAGCTTCGTTCGCCGGGCCGTGAACGGGACAATCGGCGTTGATCTGATGACGGTGACGCTTTCGGCCGAAACGCTGAAGACGCTCGCGAGTGATACGCTGATCATGAAGGCGCCGTCTGCCGAATGGTGGAGCCGGCAAGCCGGGGACACGCTTCAGCGCTTCACGGATAACATGCGCGACGGCGTTTTGCGCGGCGAACCCACCACGGAGCTTGTGCGGCGCGTGCGCGGCCGGCGGGAAAATCAATTTGCCGACGGCATCATGCAAACGAGCTATCGGAACGCCGAAGCGCTCGTTCGGACATCCGTTCAGACCGTCGCGAATGAAGCGCGACTGGAAACCTACGCGGCGAACGCCGACGTGATCAACGGGACGCAATGGGTTTCGACGCTGGACAGGCGCACAACGAAGATCTGCATCGCACTCGACGGGAAGGTTTGGGATCGCGAGCTGAAACCCATCGGACACAAGCACAAGTTCCCCGGTCCAACGGCGCACTGGGGATGCCGGAGCACTCAGATCCCCGTGATGAAAACGTTTCAGGAACTCGCCGGCGCGAAGGAAACGCGTTCGTTGGTGGAGCAAGCGACGGAACAGAGGAAGGACATGCTTCGCGCGTCCATGGACGGACAGGTCGCCGGCGTCCAGACGTTCGACGAATTCCTGAAGCGGAAGGATGGCAAATATCAGGATCAGCTTTTGGGTCGCGAGCGCGCGAAGCTCTGGCGCGACGGCAAGATCACTGCGGACGATCTGACGAATCAGGACAATCGGCCGCTGACCGTGAAGCAGCTTCAGAAGCTCGCCGAGCGGAGAACGGGCGGCGGATGAACGCGAAACGGAAACGGAAGCTCGAAGCGGCTGGCTGGAAGGTCGGCACTGCGAAAGAATTTTTGCGCAGAGCGCGCAGGAAGCGAAAGGCGAAATGAAGGCGCCGGCGTTCGCTGTCCTGCTTCGCGCCATCGTCGCGGCCGTTATTCCGGCGCGAATCCGGACCGCTTGGCGCGTGCGTTATCTCGGCATCAGGTGAATCGCGCCGCGGCCGGCGCAATAGGGTTGACGACTACTTCGCGGTTCGGGTTTTTTCTGTGTCGTGTCCGGCACGAAACGCAGTCGCGAACAGCTCGAAGAAATGATCGCGGAAGCGCAGCGGCTTCACGCAGCGCGCGGCGGCATCCATGACATGAACGCAGCGCTTCACATCCTGACTTCGCTGCGGTTCCTCTTTGAATGCGGCGAGGAATGGCGCATTCGCTGGGATCGCGCGGATCGGCTGCTGGCGAACATGCGCGTTTGCTTCGCGACTGGATTTTACCCGAAGCATCTCGCGAGCGCTCAACCTGTTTTCGCATGAACCCGGAGCGCTGGAATCGGCCGAAGCAGACAATCTTCACGACGGAAACGACGGATGGCGATTGCTGGCGTTGCTGCATCGCCGCGATCCTGAACGTTCCCGCGGAGAGCGTCCCGCACTTCGGAGCCGATCCGCACTGTGACGCAGAAACGCAAAAATGGCTGAACGCTCGCGGCTACGTGATGATCCAAGTTGAGGGCGGCGGATTCTATCCGCCGATCCGTTTCCCGCAGTGGGGCAAGCCGGTTCAGGACAAGACGCCGAACACGGCGGTTTATCCGATCATCGCGTGCGGTCCCACCATCCGCACGAAGAAGCCGGGCGATCATCATGCCGTCGTTTGGCTGGATCGCCGCGTCGTTTACGATCCGCATCCGAGCTAAGCCGGGCTGATCTGGATTGCTGAGGCTTACGCCATTGTTCCCGCGTTTGAATTTAAGGCTGAAGCAGGGCCAATCGATCCGGCGGCGATCATGGAAGCTGTGAAGCATAATCACGAAAAGCCGCTTCGTTTGGACTGATGATCCGGCACGTTTCACAGCACGGCTTCCCGACGGCATGCCAGCAGAGCGTGATCGCCATGCTCGCCGGCGTCGAACTCCGCGACGTGATCGCGCTGTTCGGCTTCGGGCCGATGTCGTGTTCCGAGCGCGTGAAGGCGTGCGATCACTTCGGGATCGTGCTGGGGGATCGCGTGCTGATCGAAGGCTACGGGAACGAGACGCTGACTTGCCTGATGGACAGGCACCGCGCGCTGTTCCTTTCGGTTTCCGAGCATGGGAACCCGCAGTTCAGGCACTGCGTCCTTTGGCATGGTGGGACGCTTTACGATCCGGCGCTCGGCGTGAACCCCGCTTGGCCGTGGCGTTATCACGTGACGATTGCGCAGATCGTCGCCGGCGCTCCCGCTTTATGATCCGAGTTTTTCAGCAAGTTATCGACAAGAAAAACGGCGATTGCTGGCGCGCGTGCATCGCTTCGATTCTCGAAATGAAGGCGGACGACGTGCCGAACTTCGTCGGACTCGCGGGGAAGAAGTTCGGCGAGGATCCGCACGCGCTCGCGCTCGAATGGCTGCGCGCTCGCGGCGTCGCGTTGCTCGAATGTCACGGCCGCGATCCGAAGGACGCGTTCAACTGGCGAATGCTTCCCGGCGTGTTCTGCATCCTTTCCGTTCCATCGCAGAAGTTCCCGAAGGAATGCACGCATGCCGTGGTGGGGCAATGGCGCGAACATCCGGAAAACCCGGATTGCACGCAGATCGTGATCGTTCACGATCCGAATCCGGGGAACGTGCCTTATCCGGTGGACGTGAAGATCAACGGGATCACGTATCTCGTCCCGATGCGGCCGAAGCTCGGACAGCGAATCGACGCGATGCTTCCCGACGGGAAATCCCCATACAGCGCGAAGCGCGAGCCGGAACACGGCCGGGCGGCGGAAATACTCGCCGCGGCCGGAGTTCAAAGCAGCTCGCACAGAGGGAAAATTCCCACGAAAACAGAGGGCGGAAGCAGTGACAGCAAAAGCGCATGCCATAACAAACCCGCGAGCGTGAAACCGGGGCCGAAAAAAACCCGAAAATAGTGCTTGCAAAGGAACCAAACATGGTTCCTAGTGTTCGCACGATGACGACAACGACGAACACGAACCGGGAAACGCAAATCGCGCAGGCGAACGAAATCGCGCGCCAGATCGGCAATCGCGCCTTCTTCATGATGGGAGCGAAGAACCTGATGGCGACGGAGCACGAAGGGAAAGCGGCGCTGACGTTCAAGATCGCGCGCAATGACAACGGCGTGACGCACGTCCGCGTTGTTCTGGAACCCTCGGACACTTACACCGTGCAATTCCTGAAGGTCCGCAATCCGAGCGCGCGCAGCGCTGGCGGGATCTTCACCGTCTCGGAAGCTGACATGGTTTACTCGGACAGCCTGAACACCTGCATCGAAGCGCACACCGGCTTGCGCCTTTCGCTGTGAATATCTTCGGCGGCGTCACTTTCGGGCCGGATGACGTGCGGACGCTCGCGGCCGGCGGCGAGCAAATGCGATGCGTGAAGTTCGCGATCCTCACGTCGCAGACGTGCGGGGAAGCGTGCTGGCACGCGGCGGAAGAGGTTTGCCGCTGTTCGTGCGGCGGGCGCAATCACGGATGCCTGAAGAGCGCGGACGGCGTGCGGCCGGTGCGAACGGCGAAGATTTCCGGGCATCGTTACAAGCTCGCGGCCGTTGGCATGCGCTCGGACGTGATGCCGGCCGCAACCGCACTGAACGGCCGGCAATGGCGCGCTGTGATGCCGGCCGAACTCGTGATCGATGGCATCGGACAGGGGAAGGACTGGACGCCGGCCACCCTTGCCGCGGCACGCGCGGCCGGGAAAGAGGCTTGGATCTCGCAATACCGTTACCATTGGACGGAAACGGAAGACGGCGCGCCGGCTCGCGTGAAGTATGCGACGCGCGATCAAGTCGCGCGCTGGGAAGAGCTGAAGGCATGGCGCGGCACGCCGGACGAACGGAACGTTTGCCTTCTGTGGGAACTCGAAGTGATGCCGGCGGCGCCGACGATCAAGATCGTCAGCAAACAGACGGGCGAACCGCTCGCGAATCAGTCACCGCTCGGCGAACAGATTTGATCAGGAATCCACGAACACGAAATGCCATGACGGACAAAGAACATATCAAACTCGTCAGCGTCGGGAACCGCTTTTGGGCGAAGTTCTCGCGCATCGTTGCGGAAGCGCTCGCCGAACTTCCCGCCGGCCGGGAAGACGAGTTCATTCCCTATCTTCAGGACAAAACATCGATCTACGGTTCGACGTATTCGGAAGAGCTGGCGAAGATCGCGAAGCACGGAACGCAGCAGTCGGCCGCGGAGCGATGGACGAAAACGCGTCCGACGCAGCCGGGGCTTTATCTCGTTCAGTTCCTTTGCGACGCCTTCCCGAAAGGCGATCCGAACAACGTCTGTCATCAGCTCGTGAACGTCGTTCACGACGGCCGGGTTTTGCATGACGGCCGGTTTCGCGATGAAGCCGAGCTGAAAGGGTGGATTTGGGCGCGCGTTACGCCGGCAAAAGATTTTTCAAAATAGCGCTTGCAAAGGAACCAAACATGGTTCCTAGTGTTCGTGTCAGCAACGAAAACGAACCCAAACGAACACGAAAATGGAAACGCTCATCACTGAAGTCCTGAAAAGCGAAATCGCGACTTACGTCACCGCGACGTGCGACAAAACGACGGCGACGGTTGTGATCGACAAGCCGGCCGCAGCTTATCCCCGCGTTCAGGTGATTTGCCAAAACGCTTCGCATCGCGTTTGGCGCCGGTCCGGCCGGTTCTTCGCGAACACGGAAGAAGCGCTGAACGGTTACAAGTCCGGCGCGATGAAGGCGATCATCATGGCCGCGGCCGGCGCCGCGTTGGCGTCCTGAACCCGGAGGATCCCACGATGCATCCGAAGATCGAATTCACGGTTCACCCGAACGCGCCGGTTGTGATCAACCGATACGTCGAACGCAACGGCCGGAGGACTTACAACCGGAACGCATGGCGCGCGAAGTATTCGAGCCGCGAGAACGCGCAATGGCTTTGTGACACGATGAACCGGACGGCCGGCGACGGCGGAACGGTTTGGTATGTCGCAGGCGAGGGAACGCTTCGCGCTCCGCTCGGAAACACGCCGACGGCCGCGGCGCCCACCACGGCGCCGGCCGGCGTCTGCGTCACCTACGCGAACGGCGCGCGCTCGTTCCATCCCGGCTTCAGCATGAAGGCCGGGCACGCGTTCGCGCGCTCCCGGTCCGACGTGTCCAGCGTCCGCGACTTCGAGATCCGCAACGGCCGGCGCGTGATCATCGCCTGAACATTCTCCACCATGGCAACGCTACTGAAAAAACCCGTTACGCGCGTCACGAATTCCGCGCTGGACGGATGTTTCGGAAAAGATCGGAATCGGCGGATCGTGATCACGCTGATTCCCGGAACGGACACCGTTCCCGATTTGATTCAGCTCCGGCCGCACGGCACGCGCCGCGCGGAGTCCATCGCCGCGATTGACGTTTACCGCATCGCGATCACGCGCCGCGTGAACTGCGAGCGGCTGAAGAAGGCGAACGAGCGGAAGGAAAAGATCCGCGAGCGTCGCGCGCGCGCACGCATCGCCGCGGCCGATTATCGGATGAAGAAGCAGCTTCAGCGGGAGAACTCCGGCGCATGAAGAAGGCGAAGCGACGCTTCCCGCCGGGACTGGCAACGGATCCCGTCCACCCTCCGGAGCTGCGCGGCTGGACGCGCGAGCGGCGTCTGGACTGCTGGATTTACACGCGTGACGCCGGCGAAGTCATCATGCACTTCCCGAAGGGTGGAAAATGGAAGGCCGTCCGCGGGAACGCCGACGGCGTTGCGGTCGCGAGCGCGGAGGAAGCGGCGGCGCTGTTCGAGCCATGAACGCGAGAACGAGACGGCTTTTGACGGACGTTTCGCGGATGCTGTCCGCGGGATTCATGACATGGGACGGAGAAGCGCGCGGCGTTGAAATCCCTGCAACGGAAGCGAAGCGCATGCTCCGCCGAGTGAACGCGGCGCTTCAGCGCGAGACGAAGCCGACGCCGGCGCCAGTGCCGAAGCGCGTGCGCATTTTTTCGCTAGGGCCGGAGCATTTGCCGGCGGATCCGGTCGGGGAATCTGTGCAATGAGCGCAAGCACGCAAAAGGCGATGGCCGGAACGCGGGCCGCAGTTGCCGCGACGCATGCGCGCTGCGCGGAAGCCGTGCGGCGGTTTGACGCGGCGAAGACTGGCGCCGATGTCGCGGCCGTGCTGACGTGGGCGCGCGGGCAAAGCTGGTTTTGGCGAAGCTCGGACGATGATCGGGCGATGCGGGAAGCGCACGCGCGAGCGCGCGAGCGGACAAAATGAAATCGCCGCGCATGCTCGAAATCGAAGCTCGCCGGAACGAGCTGACGGCCGCGGCGGACGCACGGCGCGAGCAAGCCGGGCCGGACATGCGCGGACTTCTGCCGACGGCGCATGACTGGATGACGCCGGCGGAACGCTGGGAAGATCACGCGCTCGCGCTCGAAGCCGTCGCGCTCGAACGTGGATGGTGGGGAATTCCGGCGGAGCGAATCGCGCTGAAACGGCAGCTCCGCGCGGCCGGCGCAACCTTCGAGCTGGACGCACCGATCCGCGTGCTCCGCGAAATTCTCGACAATAGTGCTTGCGTCGGAACCAAACATGGTTCCTAACTGTTCGCGACGATACGAAACGAACATGAATATGACAACCGCTCCGCTGTCCGAAACTCAGATTCAGCAACTCGAAGCGCGGGTTTCCGCGCTCTGCAATTCCGTGATGCACGCCGTTGCGGCCGGCATCCGGAACGCCAAGCGCAAGCCGCGCGACTTGGATCAAGTCGTTGCCGTGATGCGCGAGGAACTGAAGGCGTTCATCTTCGGCGACAGCTACGCCGCGGAGCGCGAAGCCGTGCTGATGCGCAGCGTCGGCGACGGTTACATTGTGGGCAGCATCGCCGCGAGCTGCATCAGCCGGATCGAATTCGCCGAATGACACGGCGCCAGCAGCGCGCGATCCTCCGGTCGCTGGACGCGATCAATCAGGGGATCGCGCGCGGCGAGTATGCGCAGGAAGACTTTTCGCACATGGCACAACCGAAAAACATCCCGAAGGCGTCACCGGCTGACGCGGAATTCATCCTGAAGAACCGCGACATCGGCGTGACGAAGATCGCCGAAAAGCTGACGCACCTGACGACGGATCAGATCCGCGGCGTGCTGAAGCGCGGCGGCGTTCCGAACCTGAAATTCAACCGGCACGCGGCGCGGCGCTTGCATGGCGCGCCGGGGCCGAAATTCACGAAGGAATGAACGCGGCCGAATTCCTCCCGGCGCCGGAGCCGAAGCGCGGCGTGATGTTCCTTCATCGGCGCATCATTTATCCGGACACGAAGACGCCGGCGAAAATGATCGTTACGGCCGTCCGCAAGGGCTGCGTTTATTATCGGTTTTTCGGCGGCGGCGGGCATGAGTTCGCCACCCGCGAGCGTTGGCCGCAGATCGCCGCAGCAATTCCCGAAGCATGAAAACCCTGATCATCCCTCCGGCGGAAACGAAGCTCGGCTTCGTCGTCTGCGAATGCAACTCGACAGGCGGAGCGCTCGAAGAAGTCGCGCGGAAAGACGCCGCGGCCGAAGCGCTGAATCTGGCGCGCCAGCTCGCCGCGATGGACGAGCACGTTCGCGTTTTCCATGAAATCGCGCTGACGGTTGACCCGTCGGACGTGCGCGCGACGGCGCCGCAATCGACGCAGCCGCGCGCGGACGCTCGCGACGTGCTGATTCGCCGTCTCGTGAACTGCGTCAATCGCGCGGGGATCGAAGTGCTCGCCGAGCGGATGCCGTCGCTGATCGAAATCACCGAAGCACTGATCGAAGCGAAGGCGCTCGGATACACGCCAGACGGCGCGGCTCCGGCGATCAAATATCCGGACACGCCGGCCGGTCGCGAGCTGCGTTCGCTTCACGAACGCCAGCGTGCCGAATTGCGGCGGATTCAGGACGCGGAGCGCGCGAACTTCCGATGACACGCACGCAGGACAAGGATCGCGAGGCGTCGGAATCGTTTCGGCTGCATCACGACGCGCTGATCGCGACGATTCAGACGGAGTTCCCGCCGGGCCGGCGCGTGAAGTGGCGAACGTATGCGCGCGGCGGAAAAGGCGTTCATTGGCATCACGGCCGCGTTGAAGAGACGGCGCGCTTCGGAACGAGCGTTCGAGTCCGCAACACGAAGACGCAGACCGTTCAGGACAAGGAAGCGAAGGATCTCGAACTGGACGAGCCGATCACCGCTCCGCCGGACCCGCTGACGCCGGAAATCGACGCGGCCGGATATTCGCTCGGCGATTTGCATACGGCATTGATCACCGGCCGGCTTTCGCTTCCGCTCTGGATTCGCTCCGGCCGGTCGCGACATCGCGTCACACTCGAAACCCGTGACGCGTTTTGCCGCGGTTTGCTGCTGGCGCTCGAAATGAATTCACCATGAACGACGAAGCGATCACGAACCCGAAACTGAACACGCTGACCGGATTCCGGACGGAAAACATCGGCGCGCCGGATGAAAACACGCGCGCGCTTGTCGTGCAATTCGACGGCGGCGGCATTTCGATCACCGTCTCGAAGGGCGATCAGATCCCGCGCGTCGTCCAGCAGTTCGAGCTTGTCGCAGCGCACCTTCGCGCGATCTACCTCGGCGAAAAGCAATTCAGCGATCAGCCGGCGACGCTGGCGCCGCACGAAACGACGCTGGAAGAGCTGAAGCGGCGAATCACCTATTGCGTCCGACAGCTCGCCGCTGCGCGTTGCGTCATGAGCGTCGCGCAGCTTCAGGACGAAGTTCAGCGCGTGCTAACGCAGGCGGAGCTTTGCGCGCATGACGTGGAATTCCTGATCGCGGGGATGAAGCGATGAACACGGCGTTCCGCGGGAACCTTGTCGCGCTCGGCACGCCGACGGGAGAGACGCAGCCGCGCGCGCTGATTCATTGCACGCAGCAGGAAATTCAATCGCTGAAGTTCCTCGCGCTCGGCGCCGTGATCGTGGTGGGCGAATCCGAGCTGAAGAACACGCTCGCCGAGCTGGAACGCCGGCTGAAATACATCGCGGACACGCTGATCACGACGCCGGAGCCGAAGCAGGACGTGATCGAAAAACTCTGTCACAACGTCGGGCTGTGCGTGCATGACGTGCTTTTCCTGAAGGGCGAAAAATGAAACCCGACGAACCGAAGAAACCGGAGCCGGCGCCGATGGACGGGATCCGCGTTGGCGCGCACCTGATCAGCATGAAGCAGATCCGCGAATCGCTCGCGGCCGAAGAAATGCGAACGCGCGGATGCACCTACGATCACGCGATGAAAATTCTCGGCATTGGATCGGCCGCGGTTCAGATCCGCGCATACCGGATGCTGAAGAAGCTCCCCGAAAAATGATTCACGAAGGCACAGTGAACGGCGAGCCGGCGCTGATTGAAAACGAACAGGGCCGCGGCGGGGACGCGACACGCGTCGCGATCATTCCGCGGGAACATAGTTTGCGACGCACTGGGGACGGTCAGATCGTCGGCGTGATTGACAGGACCGGCCGGACGCCGAAGCGCTTCGATCCCGTCTGGCGCGAAGTCACGCTGAACGACAGGATCCAGATCGTGAAGCAGAGCTGGAATCAATCGTCATGGCTGTGACGCGCTACCGGAACCCATGGCACCGGCCGGAGGATAGGAACAGCGGGCCGGAGTATTACGAGACGGACGCACGGCCGCGCATGGTGGCGGGGCTGGCGATTTACAAGCGCTTGCCGAACTGCTGGGACATCGTGCGGGACGGCGTTTGCATTTGCCAGCGTGCCGGGCCGAAGGGCGCGAAGGAAGCAGCCGAGCGGCTGGGGAACTCTCGGAAACTGAAGCGAAAAACGGCGCCGAAAGATTTTTGAAAATAGATCTTGCGCGGGAACCATGTTTGGTTCCTAGTCCGTGACATGGAAACGAACACGATGACGAACGCGGCGAAAACGACGGTGCAAAATTTCTGGCCTGAAATGGGCCGAGCGAATCCGAACGCTCAATGCGAGATCCGGAGCGGCTTCGAGAAAATGACGGTCTGGACGCGTAAGACGTTCCCGGCGATGCGCGGCGTGAAGCTCGTTCGCGTGCTGCAATCCGCGGATCTCGTTCCGCAGTCGCAGCGCCGGATCGGAACCAACGAATACACCGTGACGGCCGCGGCGCTCGAAGTGCTCCGCTCGAAGGGTTTCACGTTCCAGCGCGAATGCCTGCTGGACTGAGGCACGGGCGACAATTTCAACCACGAAACGAATACGAACATGAATCACGCGAATCCCCATCAGGAAAAAGCGATGTCGCCGGATCAGGCGGCATTTTTCAAAAAGCACGGCTTCGAGCGCGGACCGGCCGGCGGCGTCGTGCTGCGCACGTGCCAGATCGCCGTTTACGTTGTCGAAAGCCGCGGTGACATCCGCAGCAGCTTCGGCGTTTACGTGCGGCACGGCGAAGCGGCCGGCGCGTTCTGGCGCGACGTTGAACCCATCGTTCGGAAGGACTCACTCGCCGAAGCGATCAACGTCGGCGCCGGCATCCTCGGGATCGTCGGATGCGAGCGCTTCGTGAAGGTGATCACCGCGGACGGTTCCAGCCTGTCGGGCTGGCGCGTTGACGAGACGGAAACGAATCCGCTGAAGGGCGAGCCGGTGACGCGCTCGCCGAAATCGAACACCGTTCCAGTTCGCGAAGTCCCCGTGAAGCTCGCCGCGCTCCGTGAATTGCACGCGGCCGGCAAGGGCGCCGATTATTACGATCTGGCGCACGCGCTGCATAACACCGCGGACAAGCTGACGCGCGAGCACACGGCGTTCAGCGGCATCGAAGACATGGTGGCGAGCGCTGCGGATCATGGTTACAAGCCGAGCGTCCAGACGAGCAAGCATCCGAGCCGGACCGCGCTCGCGGATCTGTTCGATGCGATTTGCGAACTGCGCGGCATCGCGTCGCGGGCGTATCGTTACTGACCAATGCCGCAAGAACTCGCATCAATGACGCTCGCGCAGCTTCGCGAGGAACACGATCACGGCCGCGGCGGACTGAAGATCTACGCGGAAACCGCGTGGGGATGGTCCGAGCTGAAAGTTGCGCCGTTCCTGAAGCAGCTCGAACGTGACGACGGCAGCGAAGATCTCCCTGTCGTGCTGGCGATCATGACGATTCGTCGCGGCGGTTCCGCCACCCTGAAGATTCCACGCCGCGCATGATCATCCCGGAAGAAATGGACGCGAAAGCAGTCCGCGCGATCAACGCGGCCGGCGAGTGCAATTTCTCCGGCTGGATCGTTGACCGTGCTCGAATCCGGGAAGGCGTGTTTGAAGTAAGGATTCGCGAAATGCCTTGGCACAAAGAAAAGGAATGGATGGGAGTGCGAGGCTGGATCAGAGCGCTGTATGCGCCGGAAGATTTTGCGGACGCGCTGCGCGGAGCATTCACCAAAGACGGGGACCGATTCGACGTTTGGGCACCGCAAAAACCATGAACGAGCAATCCGAGCTTCCGCTGGAACGTTGGCTTAACTCCGGCCGTGACAGGCCGAAGGATCTCACGATCCGGCATTGGCTGGATCTGCTGGCGCTGATCGTTCACGGCGCCGGCGTCAGGTTTACGGAAGGCGACATGCTGGCGGATTTGCACGCGTCCGTTCCGTCCGCGAAGGGGATCACTCGTCTTGCCGATTTGGACTCCGTAACGGCGACGCATTGGCGCTGGCACTGGGAAATGAAGCGGCCGGACATCGCGCGGGAAGTCGAACGGAGACGGGAGGAAAAAAAGAATGAACTTCACGACTGAAACCGCACTGCGCGAGCTGTCGCCGGAAGCCGCGGACGCCGAAGCGGCGAAGTTCTTCCCGCTCTCCGATGCTGAAAAAGACGACGTGCGGCGCCGGGCCGCGCTGAACCTGTGCCGGAAAATGGATCGGTGCATCGCGTCGTTCATTCTCGGCGAGTCCAGCAAGCGCGACGTGAACCGATGGCTGAAGGAAGAGATCGAACAGCTCACGCGCTGGCAGCAGGCGGAGAAATGGCGCGCCGCAGCCTGTGCGACGTTCGACAATCACCGGCACGCATACATTGCGAACCGGCGGCTGATTCGGGCGCCGAAAAATTCCTGAAAATAGATCTTGCAAAGGAACCAAACATGGTTCCCAGTGTTGGAACGATGACGACAACGAACACGATTTCAGAGCTGATCAAACAGGCGAACGCGCTCGGCGCCGACGCCTTCGCGACGGGCGGCAAGCGCGCACCGGCCGCGAGCGTGAAGTTTGACGGGCTGATGAAGGCGAACCGCGAGCTGTTCAACGCGAACGCGCTCGCCGTGCTGGATGCCTTTTTGAATGGATGGGACGCCGCGAATCTGGCGAACCCGGTTCCTTCGGAGCTGATGGCGCGGGCGACGGATGCGCACAGCCAAACCCGCCGCGAAAAGAACCGCGTGACGCTGACGGCCGCGTTCCGGGCCGGTTTCACGCACTGCGCGATCCTCGGCGAGTATTACCATTTTTTCCGCAGCGAATCCGATCTGAACGAGTTCCTGAAGCTCCCGAACGTCGTGAAGGCGGATCCCGTCAACGGCGCGCTTCGCGTTGATCACTCGAACAATCTCGCTTTTTTCGACTGATGAACGCCGCGATTATTCCCCCGGACGTAGCGGCATACCTGATCGCCGCGGCTCGCGAGCTGATGGCTGAACAGCAGTTCGAGCCGAACGCCGAGCGCGATCTGAAAACTTGGCTGCAATGCGAGCGCGTCAGGATTTGCGAGCGCGCGCTGGAAAAAATGCACGGGCTGATCGAGTCCGTTCTATGCCACCCGGAGCGGAAGCGCGCTGTCTGCGAGCATATCGGCGCGCAGGTTTGGCAACGGCTGCGGGACACGATCCCCGCGGACGCTCCGCAGCGGTTCCAGCCGCGTTTCGTGGCGTATGCCGCGAGTCAGGGGATGACGCCGGCCGAAGTGCTGAAGCGTGACGTGAACATGACGAATTTCATTTGCTGGGCACACTCTAACCCGTCGAAACGATGAATCACACGAACCTGATGGATCTCGAACTCGTGAATCCCCGCCGGCCGGGGAAAGCGATCTATGTCGAAACCAAAGTTCTCGGCGGAAAACTGTTTTTCATCTTCGAGCGCATGCGCTGGGATGACACAACGCAGGACAACGTTTCGGAATCGACGCATCAGATCGCGCCGGCGGACTTCACGAAGCGCTGGCGCGTGCTCGAACGTGCGGGCTGGCGCGTCAGCGTGCCGAAGAAGGCGCCGGAAGTCGTGCGCGGCCGTTACGTCGCGCCGTCGCACTGCGATTGCCACCCGCTCCCGAAAACCGTCGGCAAACCGCTGAAGCTATGATGACGACGATCTTCGTCACCCTGTTAATTCTCGCGCTCTTTTGCCTGTTTGGATTTTGGATCCTAGTTTGGGCGGCGAAGATCATCGGCTTCACGATTGGCCTATTCATTTCCCTGTTCAGAGATCTATTCACGAAACGAAAATGAGAATCCCGTTCACGCTCGCCGAAAACGGCTATCGCATCGATCCGGAGAATCCATCCGGCGCGCTTCATCAGCACGCGCGGACATCCGTTCTATCCCGTCGCCTATGGTGGCGATCAGCATCGCAACGCCGGCGAGCACGTGAAGGACATGCTCGAAGCTGCGCACGCGGCCGGGCTGGACGCCGGCAAGGCTTACGGCGTCGGCTTCGCTGCGGCCGAAATCATTCGCCAGTCCGGCGACGTGGAAAGCGCGCGCGGACTGCTGCGCGTCTGGACGTGCGAGGCTTCGCGAGCCGATCCGGAAGATCTGAAAGTGCTTCGCGAGCACAAGCTGATCCCGTGAAGCGCACCGTTCACAAGCTCCGCGAGTTCGCCGCGCTCCCGGAGTTCGAGGGGACGCAGACGGCCGCGCTGATGATCGCTGCGGCGGATGAACTGGACGCCGAGCGCGCGAAGGCCGCGAAGGTTTCCCGCTGGATCCTGCGCGAGCGCGCACGGCTGACAGTCGGCGAGACGGACGAACAGCGCGCGGAGAAAATGCGTTCCCCGCTCCCGGTCCGGCTTTGGATGATCGCCGGAGAGCTGACGGACGATCTGACGGCGCGCATCGCGTCGGACGAAATATGCAACGAACAGCGTCGAAAATTAGGGGTGCCGGCCGCTCCGCCGGACCCGATGATCGCGCTACTCCATGGAACCCCGCGATGACAGCAACCGATCAAATGCTCTGGCTCAACGGCGAGCCGTATTCGAGCGCGAAGCGATTCGGCTTCGCTGACGGAGGCGTTTTCATCGCGGAACTCGTTCCGCCCATCGCCAGCGACGGCGAGACAGTCACGGTTTCCCTCACGCTCTCGAAGCGTGAAACCCGCGAGCGCATCGGCGGCACGGCCGCGCGTGCGACGCTGGACGCTCCGCACCGGCTGACGATCTTCGATGACTTCGGCACGCCGCACGAAGTTGCCGGCGAAACCGGGTTCATCGCGCGCTTGTCGGACGAGCTGCGCGCGCAAGGCTTGGTCGGACCGGAGCGCGCGATCCATCGCTTCGGCGACTATCGCACGGAACTGAAATACGTTCCGGGGCCGGGCGCTGAAATTTTCCGCATCATTTCCAGCAAGACGGTGGGACCGTGGGCACGCTCGAAGGCGCTTGCTTGGAAAGGATACAAGCGCAAGCGTAAGGGACAGCCGATGCCGCACGAAGAACTGATGCGGCGTCAGCTTGCTCCCGTATGAAAACGAAAACGAAAAATCCCACAATGGCGCGCGTCGAACGGCGCGTGACTGAACTTGCGCACCGGCGGGACATCGCTGTCCCGCCGCGTTCGCTCCCGAAGATGAAAGGGCCGATCACAAGCCGGTTTTGGGCTTGGCCGAATCACCTGAATGAAGGCCGGATCGTCTATCTCGATCACAAACGCGTCAGCAAAGGCCGCGAGCGCGTCGCGCTCGTTCGCATCAGGAACCCGGCGCGAGTGATTGCACGCGGCGCCGCGGCGCTCCGCCGGCGCGGATACGCGACGAAGGCGAACGCGGACACGATTGCGCGCGCAGTGCTCGAAGGCGTCGGCGTGCTCTGGCGTCCGCGCGAGTAAGGCGCGAAAAAAAGTGCTTGCACTGGGAACCAAAAAGGGTTCCAGTGCTCGCACGATGACGAACACGAAAACACCCGAAGCGCTGGCAACGTTGCCGAATGCGCGCCTAATGCGCCGGCATGATGCCGTTTTATCTGTCTGGCGGAATACGAAATCCGCGAACACCGCTCGCCGTTGCGAGTGCCGCCTTTCTGTGATTCGCACTGCGGCGCAACTTCAGGACTTCAGCCGATGAACGCCGCGACGATGAAGATCACGCGGATCATCCGGATCGAAGATACGCGCCAGTATGAAGAAGGGCCGGATGATCGTTGGTATCCCATTCCCGGTTCAGGCGTCGAAAATCAGTGTGCGCGCTGCGGCCGGATGCATGAAGTTCACGCGCTCGTCGAACTCGAAGACAATACGTCCGCCGTGGTGGGAACCGGCTGCGCTCGCGGCGACGATTTGATCAAGTGCGCGCAGTTCGCCAGCGCTGCGAATGCGGCGAAGCGGCTGCGGGGACTCCGCGCGAAGTTGGCGAAGGCGGAAGCGAACGCCGCGATCTACTCCGAAGCGCTCCGCGTGGTGGACGCACTGACTCCGCCGGCCGCGGTCTGGACGAAGGCGCCGAACAAATGCAGCGCGGGCGATCATCACGTGATCGCCGTCGGCGAGGGGAAGGCGTATTCGTATCAGCCGGGCGAACTTTCTCCGTCGGATCGGCGCGAGCGTGAAGACTGCGCGCGCAACGGGTGGAGAGCGGCGCGCATGACGGAAGCGCTCCCGGCCGGCTTCAAAGGCGCCGCGTGCGGTTACTCGTTCAAATACGAAGCCGAGCGGCTGAAGCAGGACATCGCCAAAGTTGAAAAGCGACTTGCCGCGCTGATGGCGCCGGCCGTTGCGGTCTGAATTTATGTCCCCTGACGAAATCCGCGCGGCAATCGCGCAAGTGAAGGAACATCCGGCGGCGCTTTACGAGTTCCGCAAAACGTGCGCGATGCACAACCTCGCGGCTATGCTCGCGGGGAATTACGCGAACCCGTCGGACGGCTGCGGATCGCTGTCCGAGAAATCGGCAGCGCGGGCCGTGAAGCACGCGGACGACTTGATCGCCGCGCTCGGCTTGCAACTCGAACCGCCGGCCGCGGAAGCGGCATCGGAGGAACCGCCACCCGTTATCACGCCGAAGGAATGGCGCGATCCGCGTGAAATCGTCGTTTGGGACGAAGCGAAAGCGCTGCAATGGGGCGAGCGCGGGAAGAATGGCGAAGTTTACGCGACGGACATCGATCAGCAGGTTCGCGCCGCAATCATTCGCCAGATCGAATCCGGCGAAGACAGCGGCAGCGTTGACGTTCTCGGCATCCTTTACCGCTTCAGCTTCACGCCATGATCCCCGCATACATCCGAGTTTTCATCCTGCGTCCCGGCGAGCTGATGGACGCCAGCAAGCGGCCGGCGGACGAACCGCGGCCGAACGAGATCACAATGATCGGCGATCATGAACACGACGGCTTCGCGATGGTGGAGAGCGACGGCCGCGCGATCTACTCCGTCGAACGCGGAATTCGGCTGAAGGACGAATGGAAGGGGAAGGCGCGCGTGACGGCGCTCGAACAGATCCAGATCGATCTTTTCGGCCGGCTCGCGGAAACGCTGCTGTGCATCGAATCCGTGACGGAGCTTCCGGACGCGGCGCTTTTGCACGCGGACGGATCGGATCCGTTTTGGCTTCACAGCACGCTTTCGGAATGCGGCTGGGACTTGCTGTCCGATGCCGATCTTCAGGCGATTCACGAAGACGCGGCGAAGCTGATCGCGCATGAAGCCGCGCAAGCGCTCGAACGCGCCGGCCGCGCTCCCGATGAAATGCGCGCGCGAATCGACGCGCAAACGAACATCACCGTTTCATGGCCGTGCTTCTTTACCGTTGAAACGTCGCGCGACTGGGAAACGAGTCACACGGACATCGAAGCGATCAACTACGCCGGCGCCGCGACACTCGTGAACGCTGACATCGCTGGACAGCTCGCCGCGGCCGAAATCGCGCACAAGGCCGTTGCGCACACGCTCGGCGCAATCTGCGACGATCCGCGGAAGTTTTACCTGATGGGACCGCTGACCGGCTCGCGCGAAACGCTGCTGAAGGCATGGGCCGCGAAGCACGGGAAGACGGAAGACGAAGCGGATGAATTCTGGCAGGTTCATGATCGCGAGCGATACAAGCGGCATTGCTCGGAAATCGAACTGTGCGAACAACTGCTTCAGGCGTATCGTGACGGCCGGATCGGCATGCCGGAACACGAAGCGCGCGCCGTCGGCTTCAGCGAAGAAGCGGCGGCACGACTCGCCGCGGTTCACGAAAAAAGGCGCTGAACCCATGTCGAAACGGCGGAAATCCGGGACTGCATTTTCCCGAAAAAAAGTGCTTGCAAAGGAACCAAACATGGTTCCTAGTGCTCGCATGAAGACGAACACGAACGAAATCCTCCCGGTGAACCCGCTGACGGAATGCGGCTGCAAAAACGCTCGCACGCTTCACGCGATGTTCGGCGAGCTGATAGCGCTGAAGTGGATTCGTCAGATCACGAACGTTGACTTGCTCCGCGCGAAGAACGCGCTCGCGGACATTCTGGCGAATGAAAGCTGGACGTATCCGCACGCGAAAGCGGATCTGAACGACCGGGAGCTTCCCCGCGGCGTGCGTCGCGTCGCGCTTCCGAGCGGATGGGCAATGTTCATCGGCTCAACTCGGATTTCCTGATTTTCACGATCATGAACACGAACACGAAAAACGACACGCGCGGGACGAAGCTGAATCAGCTCGTTTCGAGTTGGGTGAACATCGGACGGCCGGAGTCTTTCGGCTGTCGCGAGCATTACATGAAGGCGGACGGGCACGAAGTCCGTTGCAGCGGAACGTTCGTCGTCCTGCGTTCGAGTCTGCCGGCCGAAGCGCTCGAAGCTCTGCCTGATGATCGCGAACTGTGCGTTTGGGCGCAGAGCGAGAACGGCAAGCGCTCGCTTGTGATCGGCTACGGCGTCGCCGGCGATCTTTACGGCTGCGTGCGCATCACGGATCTTCCGCTCGGCGTGTTCTGGCCGCATCCGTATCGCATGGCTTACGAGGAAACGCGCGAGTTCCGCCGATTCGCCGAATACGGCGAGATCTTCGGCTGGGGAAAAATGATCCAGTCGGACAATCAGAAAAAACTTTCCGCGGTCACTCCCGCAAGTGCGGGCTGATGCGCGTTCGTTAGTTCGTAAATCGTCACAATCCCCGGCTGGAAACGGCCGGGGATTCGTGTTGTGAACCGGCCGCGCGCGTCCACCATCCGACGGCATGGCAGACGAGATCAAAGGCGTCGCGGTTCTGGATGATCGTCCGGGCGTGCCGCAACGTCTGTTCGTTGTGTGCTGTTCCGGGCACTACGGGCCGGGCCGCGGACCGCACAACTTCATTTGTGCGATTGCGTGTCACTCACACGACGCGCCGCGCTCGCGCGATCCGGAATGGACGTATCGCATCGAAGGGAACCTGATGCACCTGTTCCCGTCGCTGCATGTCACGTCGCCGAGCTGGAACGAGCGCGATCAACTTTTCAACGGTCCGCCGGAAACGCTTTTTCACAACGGTTACAACTGGACGATCCCGTTCGTGCGATGGACTGAGAGCGGACGGCCGGACACCGAAGACGAATTTCGCGGCGGACGCTGGAACCTGTGCCACGATCTGAACGCTGCGCTGCTGGGTTGACAACACGCCGAAGCGGGTCTGAGAGTCGCGGCGTTGCGCGTCCCGGTGGGCACGCACAAAAAACCAAACGCAGATCGCGCCGGCGGCGCACATCACAAAATGAAGCTGAAACGAGTATATGACACCCAAGCCGAGATCCCGAAAGAATACCTCGCGCTTTACGAGGAACGGGAAGGCAAATGGCACCTGAAGCTCGAATTCGAGGGCTTGGCGCCGAAAGAGAAAGTTGACGAGTTCCGCGACAACAACGTCAAGCTGACGAAGGAACTCGAAGATCTGAAAAAGCAATACGGCGACGTGACGCCGGAGAAGCTGAAGCAGATCCAGAAGGAAGCGCAGGACGCGAAAGACGCGGCGCGAAAAAAGGAAGAAGAAGCCGCGATCAAGGAAGGGAAGATCGATCAGGTTCTCGCGTCCCGGACGCAGGAAATGAAATCCGGATACGAGCAAAAAGTCGCCGAGCTGGAAAAGACAGTGAAGCAGCGCGACGCCGAGCTTGAACGGATCATCGTCGAACGCGGGATCGCCGAAGCGGCGGCGAAAAAGAAAGTTCTTCCGACGGCCGTTGAAGACGTGATCATGCGCGGCAAGACGGTCTGGAAGCTGAAAGACGGTCAGCCGGTTCCCGTCGAACAGAAGGACGGCAAGGAAGAGCTGCGTTATGGCAAGGATGGTAAAGTGTTGACTTTCGAGACGTGGCTGGATCAGCTCTCGACATCGGCACCTCATCTTTTCGAGGCGTCCGCTGGAAGCGGTGCTTCCGGCAAAGGTGGCGGAGCTACCGGAGCACAAGCGAACCCTTGGAAAAAGGAGACGTTCAATCTCACGCGGCAGGGCGAGATCGCGCGCAATAATCCGGAGCTGGCAAGAAAGTTGGCGGCGGAAGCGGGCGCGAAGATCAACCTCTGAAGCACAATCCCTTCAGAACCGTTTTTCGTTTAGCTTCACACTCCCATGTCAACCACCAAAGTCGCGGACGTTATCGTCCCGGAAGTTTTCCAGCCCTACGTGATCAATCGCACGATGGAGCTGTCCGAACTCGTCACGAGCGGCATCGTCGCGAATGATGCCGTGTTCGACGAAAAGGCCAACGGCGGCGGTCAGACCGTCAACATGCCGTTCTGGAACGATCTGACCGGCGATGACGAAGTGCTGTCCGACAGCGCGGGTCTGACGCCGGGCAAGATCACGGCGTCCAGCGACGTTGCGGTTATCATGAACCGCGGCCGTGCGTGGGGCGCGAACGATCTCGCGAAGTGGCTCGCCGGTGACGATCCGATGGCCGCAATCGGCACGCTGGTCGGCGCCTACTGGGCGCGCCGGCTGCAAGCGACCGTTCTCGCGATCCTGAAGGGCATCTTCACGATTGCGAGCATGGCCGGCAATCTTCATGACATCGCCGCGGCGAACGTCACGAACCCGGCCGACAAGATCCTGATGGACGGCAACGTCATGATCGATGCGCTCGGCAAGCTCGGCGACGCGGCCGGCGGTCTGACCGCGATGATCGTTCACTCCGCCGTCGAACAGGGCATGCGGAAGAAGGATCTGATCGACGACATCCCGGACAGCGAAGGCAAGGGCAAGATCGCGACGTATCAGGGCCGGCGCGTCATCGTTGACGACGGCATGCCGAAGGCGGCTGTCACCGGCGGGTTCAAATACACGAGCTATCTGTTCGGCGCCGGCGCCTTCGCGCTCGGCAACGCGACGCTGGATCCGAACGAGGCTGTCGAGACGGACCGCGATTCGCTCGCCGGCGAGGATTATCTCGTGAACCGCAAGCGCTCGATCCTGCATCCGCGTGGCGTGAAATGGCTCGGCGCTTCGATGGCCGGCACGTCGCCGACGAACGCGGAGTTCGAGACGACGGCGAACTGGCTGCGCGTGTTCGAGGCGAAGCAAGTCCGCATCGTCGCCGTCACGACGAACGGCTAAACCGGAAACGGTTCGCATTCTCGAAGCCGGGCGAAGGGCGCTGACCCCGCCCGGCTTTTTTTGTCAGCTCGTTCTTTTCTCTCTCTGTCCGCACTCAAAACGTTAGCTCGATTCGGAGGCTCGAAAAATCATGATCATCCTTAACTACTTCGCCCGCGGTCAGCGCTCGTTCGAGCGTCTGAACGAACTCGTCTTGGCGCTTTTGCGCGGTGCGCGCGCACCCGCTGCGGCTGCAACAAATGTCACGACGGCCGCTGACGTGACTTTCACGGCCGCGCAGTTGAAAACCGGATTCATTACGCGCGATCCCGCCGGCGGCGCGCGCGCTGATTTGGTGGATACGGCCGCAAACCTGATCGCCGCGGCCGGTCTGAACCTCGCGGCGAATGGGCAGGCGGCGCAGTGCTTGATCCAGAACACGGCGGACGCAGCCGAAACGATCACGCTGACGGCGAACACTGGCGTAACACTGAAGGGCACGATCACGATTGAGCAGGATTGCGCGATTCGGATTGAGATCGTGCGGACGAGCGCAACAACGGTCTGCGTCCGTCAGGTCTAAAAATCCGCGCTCCCGGCGCACAACTCACGAAAGGACTCCGAATCATGGGACTCGCCGCATTCAATCTGAAACGCCGTCAACTCGCAGCCGCAGCCGAAGCGGCGGCTGCAAAGCTCACGCCGACGCCGAAGCCGGCCGCGAATCTGAACCCGGAGCCGCTGAAGCCGGCGGCGCCGGCCGCGATCAGCAACCCGGCCGTTACCACTGCCGACGTTGCCGGAACGCAGGAAACGAAGCCGGACGGCGCCGCAGCGGGCGCGCAGACGAGCGGCGCGACGGCCGAAGGCGGCACGCTTCCGCCGGCGGCTGACGGCGGCGGCGAGCCGAACGTTGCGGAAATGACGATTCCGGAAGTCATCGAAGCCGTGAAGTCCGGTAAGGTCAGCCGGGAGCGGGCGGCGGAACTCGAAGCGGCCGGGAAGAACCGTCAGACGTTGATCAAGCGGCTGACGGAAGAGCTGGACTGATGCCGAGTCGAAAAAAGTCATCCCGCGAGCCGGCTGCGAAACTGTCGCGGCCGGCTCGCGTGCGTTATGCACAGCGGCGCAATCACTGGCGCCGGGATCGCCGTTTGCTGCTGAACGGCGGTTCCCCGTTACTCTTCAGCGGCGTCGCGCTGAAATTCTGAAGTCATGAGCGTCCCCGGAACCGAATTCCAAGATCTGACCGCGCTGTCTGGCAACGTGCTGGACTCCGACGAAATCATTGTGGTGCGCGGCGGCGTGCCATACCGCGGCACGGGCGCACAGGTTTTCGCGTCAACGCCGAACGCGCAGACGGACAGTTACACGCTCGTTCTCGCCGACGCTCGCAAGACCGTCACGATCAACAAAGCGACGGCCGTGAACCTAACGGTTCCGCCGAACGCGGATGTCGCGTTCCCCATCGGGACGAAGATCCCCGTCGAACAGCTCGGCGCCGGTCAGATCACCTTCGTCGCAGGGACGGGCGTGACAATCAATTCGCTCGCGGGGAACCTGAAGATCTCCGGTCAGTATGGCGCGGCCGTGCTGACGAAGCACGCAACGAACGTCTGGACACTCTCCGGAAATCTCGCAGCCTGACGCCATGGCACAGGCGACGACAGCGAAGACGTTCAAACGGAAACGCGCGGTCAAAAAGCCGCGGCTGATTCCGAACCCGAAAGTGAACTGACATGCCGATCACGGTCACAGTCGAAGACGGAAGCGGAAAGACGGACGCGAACAGCTACGTCAGCGTTGCGGACGCGACGGCGATTCTCGCGCTGGATCCGCACGTCACGAATTGGCCGGCGGCGCTGACGGCCGATCAGAAATCGCAATACGTGATCAAGGCGACGGCGCTGATCGATGCCCATTTTGATTTTCGCGGCCGTCGGGTCTGGAAGGAACAGGCGCTTGCATGGCCGCGCAGCGGAGCGCAGGACAACGACGGCGTTGAAATTCTGGAAAACGAAATGCCGGCCGTGCTCGCGAAAGCGGCGGCAACTCTCGCGTCGCTGATCATCGAAGAAAACCCTGAAGCCGTTGACGACACACGCGGCTTCACGCGGATCAAGGCGGACACGGTTGAACTGGACATCGATCCGAACGACCGGAAACCCGTGATGCCTGATCAGATCTCCGCGATGCTTCGCAGCATCGGGAGCCGCAAGGGAAGCACTGTGCGCAAACTCGTTCGCGCGTGAGTCATGGGACTGAAAAGCGTAATTCAGCGCGCGGCAGTGACCGCGTTCCGTGCCATCGGCGACATTCCGAAGGCCGCAACGCTCGTTTGCAAAAACGTCCGCGAGTATGATCCCGAAGCCGGCGGGAACCTCGCGCTCGCGCTGGTTTCCGACGCTGCGCAGGACGCGACGCTAACCGCCGGGAACGGCGAAAGTCTCGCGGCGCCGTATCCGACTTTCCGGATGACGGTGGACGAGCGCGAACCCGTCGGCGTTGTCCCGGCGACGCCGGCCGTCACCGTGCTTTCGGCGATCACGGAAACCGCGGACGAAATCAGCTTCACGTTTGGCGCCGACAACACGCTTCAGGAAGTGACGGTTCAGCTCGAAAGCGCCATGTTCGGCAATTTCGACGCACAGGAAATCAGCCGGGCGATTCAGCGCGGCGACGAACTGCTTTCGACGGATCGCAAGATCACGATCCCTCGGCTGTTCCTCGGCGGGATTCAGCCGCAGAAGGGGGACAGGATCACGGCCGCGGATGAAGACTGGATCGTTTCCGGCGTCGTCTCGAAGGATCCGGCCGCTGCGCTCGTGACACTGGCAGGACGAAAACCCTGATGGCCGAATACACGCGAAGTCTGAAGCTGTTCAATGCAGACATCGCGCGCTTTTCCGAAAAGTCCGCGGTTCAGGTTGAACTTTTAGTTCGGCGTCTCGCGATTGAAATTTACACGCGTATCACGCTGAAGACTCCCGTTGACACGGGCCGCGCGCGCGCGAGCTGGAATCTCGCACGCGGCGCGCCGGATCTTACCGTCGCGCCGGAGCGCGCGAAGTTCGCCGAGAAAGTCGTTTGGAAGGGCAGCGCGACAAGCGGCATACAAACGCCGTCGCGGATCATCACCGTCGAACAGCAGCGCGGCGCCATGAACAAGCGATTCGCGGCAAATCAATCGGCGAAGATCGGCGCGCTGAAGGGCGCAAAACTTGTCGGCAAGTTCAATCTCGCGACGGTCTGGCTAGTCGAACCCGCGTTCATCACGAACAATCTGGATTACGTGATCTATCTCGAACACGGCAGCAGCAAACAGGCGCCGAACGGCATGGTCGCGATTTCGCTGATGGAAGTTGAAGCTGGCGTGCGGCGCGCGCTCGCCGCATAGAAAGGGACATCATGGCAGGATTCGACAAAGAGCGGGAAACGCTGGAAGCCTACTTCAAAGCACAGTTCAAAGCTGTGTCGGATTGGCCGGTGCAATATCAGAACATTCCGTTCACGGAGCCGGCTGACGGAAAGTTTGTGCGCTTCACGATCCTGAACGGCGAAAGCACGCGGCGGAGTCTCGGCGAGAACCCGAACCGCCGGCATCCGGGCGCCGTGATGATCCAGATCTTCGTGCCGGACGGCGGCGGCACGAAGTCCGCGCGTGAGATCGCCGACAAGATCGAACCGCTGTTTGCGGACAAATCCATTCAGTCCGGGACGAGCTGGATTTCATTCGATGACGTGAGCATTGTTCCGGTCGGAAAAGTGGAGAACGGCCGGTTTCAGCTTAACGTGTCCGCGCCGTTCCTGCGCGATGATTAACTTTGACCGTTCCGGCGGAGCGGTTCACAACACACATGCAGCCTTAACCCGTTACCGTCATGCCTGAAGCCATCACAAATCGCACGAATCTTTATTTCGCGGAAGAAACGGTTTTCAACGAAACGCCGGCGACTCCGCAGTTGATCGAACTCCCGTTTACGGGCGAGTCGCTGAAGCACAACAAGGCCACTGACACGAGCGCCGAAATCGATCCGAATCGGAACATTGAAGATTTGGTCGAGATCGGCGTGGACACGAACGGACAGATCAACTTCGAGCTTCAGCATTCGGCGTATGACAAGTTTTTCGAGTCCGCGTTTTGCAGCACGTTCCTTGCGGACACCGTTGCGGCCGTGACGTGCGCAATCGCGACGGCCGGTCAGACGATCACCCGCAACACTGGCACGTTCAGCGCGCAGCAGCAGGGCGCGAAATACGTGAAGGTGGCGGGCGCCGCTACGCCGGCGAACAACGGGATCAAGCGCGTCGTGAGCTGGTCAGATACCGTCATCACGTGCGCGGCCGGATCGTTCACGGCAATCGAAGCGACGCCTTCGCTTACGCTGACGACGAAATACATTCGGAACGGCGTCAGTCCGAAATCATTTCTGATCGAAAAGAAGTTTGGGGACATCGCGCAGTTCATTCACTACCGCGGGCAAATCGTGAACGCGTTCGCGCTGGAAGTTACGGCAAAGCAAAAGATCAACGGCAACTTCGCGTTCATCGGAGCGAAGGGCGTGACGCCGAGCGGAACGACAATCGGCAACGGCTCGCCGACGGCGAAGACGACGGATCCAATCTTCCGGGCCGGCGCCAACGTGGGCGCGTTACTCGCCGACGGCACCGCGATCAGCTCCGGCATTCGCGCGCTGAATCTCGCCGTCGGAAACAATTTCCGCGGCCGGGACGTGATCAACTCGAAGGAATGGGCGTCGCTCGGCATGGGCGATTTCGACGTGACGGGCGCGATCAACGCCTACTTTGTGGATGCGGCTTTGCTCGCGAAATACTACGCGCACACGGCGCTGGCGCTGCACACGGGCTTCGTTGACGATCTGTCGCAGTTGATCGCGTTCACGTATCCGAAGATCTATTTCACCGAAGGCGACCCGGAAATCTCCGCGAAAAACGAAGACGTGATGCTGAACCTTCCTTTCCGCGCTGTTTACGGCGGCGCGTCGAATCCATTCACGCTTCAGATGGATTATCTGAAGTAATTCCGAAACCAATACGATCCCGCCATGAATCCACCGCTCGAAGTCATCATGTTCGTCAACGACCGCGGCGAAAGCGCTCCCCAGCCGGGCACGCCGACGCAACGCGTGAACCTGATTCCCGTTCAGGGCCAAAACTCGGATCTCGTTCCCGTGTCCGCGCAGGGGAATCTTTCCGGCAACGTCAACTTTAGCAACCTGACGCCGGAAGCGGCGGCGTTGCTCCCCGGAGGAAAAAAGTTCAGGGTCACGTTCGAGGAAATCCCGTAACGGGGATCGGGCTGCAATTTGGGTTTGGGGTTTCAGTCCCGCCGGGCGTAGCGCATGCGCTCGGCGGGTTTTTTATTGCCGCGCGGCCGGCGCCGGCGCACAACACGATCCGAACAGAACCAAAACGAAAGCGAATCACCATGGATCTTCGAGCAATTGAAAAACGCGAGGAACGCGAACGCGAAGGCGTTTGGATCCCGCTGCACAGTGGCGTTTCCGATGACAAAGCCGAAGTGCTCGTGATCGGGCTGGATTCCCCGAAATACACGCAGACGCTTTACACGCGCATGATGCCGCTGCGGGCGAAATACGGGAAAGACGAACTTCCCGAATCGGAAATGAACACGCTGATTTCCGACGTGACCGTTGACATCGTGCTTTTGAATTGGCGCGGGATCGAACTGGACGGAAAGCCGCTCGAATTCTCGAAGGAAATCGCGCGCGAATGGATGCGGAAGAGCGATCACTTCCGGGACATGGTTTCATCCGCGGCGATCCGCGCGTCGCGCATGCTGAAGGAAGAGTTCGAGAAGGACGTTGCCGCGCTAAAAAAAGTCTCCGCGCCAGTCTCGACGCAACCGAGCATTCCGGCGAAGTAAATTGGCTTGCCGAGCTGGCGCGGGAACAGGGCAAGGATCCCGCCGAATTTCCCATGGTCCGGAAGGCGATGGCCGCAGCGGGCGAGCTGTCCGTTCCGGCGCATTTGCTTCCCGTGTGGGACGCGTTCGATCTGCTGTGCCGCGGCCGAATGCTCGGATTCACTTCGATTCAGCGCATTCCAATTTCCGAAATCGAAGCGTGTCGGCGAATGCTCGACATCACCGGCGGTCTGCGTTTCTGTCGGCTTGTTCAGGCGATGGACGACGTTTACATTTCGGCGTTCATCGAAAGCCGGCCGAAACGTTGACGCATGGATCTCGCAGTTCTCGGAGTTAAAATTGACCCGACGGCAGCAAAGGCCGGCGGGAGGCAAGCTGAAGACGCCTTCGAGCGAATGAAGGCGAAGGCGAAGTCATCGCTCGACACGATTGACCGGCACGTCAACGCGCTGCGTTCGACGATGTTCAACGTTCAGAACGCCGTGATTGCACTCGGCGCGACGTTTGCGGCGACGCAGGGGATCCGAGTGTTCGCCGGCTTCGAGCGCGAAATGTCTAACGTCAAAGCGCTGACGAATGCGACAGAGCAGGAAATGGCTGAACTTACGATGGCCGCGCGGGAACTCGGCGCGACTACTGAGTTCACCGCGCGGCAAGCTGGCGAGGCGATGCGATACCTCGGACAAGCCGGATTCAGCACGAATCAAATTCTCGCGGCGACGCCGGCGGCGCTGGATCTGGCGATGGCCGCGAGCATTGATCTCGGGCGCGCGGCCGGAGTCACGGCAAACATCATGGCCGCGTTCGGAAAGGACGCGAGCAAGACGCGCGAAATCGTTGACGTTCTCGCCGTCGCAGCTTCGTCGTCACAGACGGACATTCAGCAGCTCGCCGACGCGATGAAATACGCGGGTCCGGTGGCAAGTTCGCTCGGCATTTCGATCAACGATGCAGCCGCGGCAATGGGCGTTCTGTCGAACAACGGTCTGCAAGGCAGCATGGCCGGCACAGGACTGCGGCGCGTGCTGTCCGAGCTTGCGGATCCGTCGCGCGAAGCGGAGATCGCGATTCAGTCACTCGGATTGACGCTGCAAGATCTGAACCCGCAGACGAACAGCGTGCTCGAAATTATTTCGCGTCTCGCGCTCGCCGGACTGGACGCCGGGAAGGCGTTCACGATTTTCGGGGACCGCGGCGCGCCGGCGATTCTGGCGCTGACGCGCAGCGTTCCGAAGCTCGCGGAATTGACGGCGAAGATGCAGGACACGACGGGCGCCGCGAAGCGAATGTCAGACACGATGCACGACAATCTGATCGGCGACTTCCGAACGTTGATCTCCGTCGTTGAAGAAGTCGCAATCCGGTTTGGGACAAACGGACTCGGCGGATCGCTTCGTTCCATCGTTCAGGAAACGACGGCCGTGATTCAGGCGTTCGCCGGCATGTCCGATCCGCTGGACGAAGCGAATCGCGGCGCCTACGAAATGGTTGAAAACCTGAAGTTGCTCGGCGCAGTCGCGGCCGGCTTCGTCGCTGCGAAGCTCGCGTTTCACCTGATCAGCATCGGAACCGCGGCCGTTCAGGCGGCAATCGCGATGCGTTCGCTGAACCTGATCATCGCCGCGAATCCCATCGGGATCATTGCGACCGGAATCGGACTGGCGACGGCCGCGCTGATCGCGCATTCGACGCAGACGACGGAAGCCGAGCGGAAGCAAAAGGCATACAACGAGACGCTGGAAAAACACCGCAAGCTGATGGACGACGGCGCCGAAGCCGGCGAAGCCGCGCTGAAGCGTTCGATGATGGATCTTCGGCAGCGCGGCATTCAGGCGCATCTCGAAATTCAATCGCTCGAAGAAAAGATCGGAATTCAGAAGAAGCTCGCCGCGGTGGAAAAAGAGCGCGTTGACGCCGAGTCCATCGCTGACGAGCGGAATCGGCGCGTTCACCGCCGGCCGGAGCGGGACAAACTTTCCGCGCTCGAAAGCGAACTCGCCGCGACGAAAAAGGCTTACGCCGAGATCGTGAAAGCGCGTGAGCAAGCAGGGGCGCAGCTCGAAGATCTTCAGATGGAACAACTGGCGCGCGAAGCCGGGATCAGCGAGAAGATCGAAGCTGAATATCAGTCGTTGCGGCAGAAAACAATTGAGCGCTGGCAGGGTCAGCCGGAGAAATTACAGCGTGCTCTCGACGCGCTGGATGCGCGGTTCAAGCGGATCAAGGAAAACGCGCCAATTGATAACGAAGGGCTGTCCAAGCTGGAGGAGTTCGTTCGCACCTTGGACATTGGCAGCTCGAAGGCGCAAAACCTCTCGCTCTTCACTGGGAATCTCGAACAGGCGATAAAAAAACTTGGGCTGTCGCAGGAAGAAGCGAACGAGGCGCTGATCATGGCGCGTTACAGTCTCACGGCTACGCCGATCCAGCGCTACGCGGACGGGCTGGACGTTGCCAGTTCCCACACTCGCTTACTCACACGCGAAACCGAGCTGATGGATCTCGCGCTGAAGAAAAATCTGATCACGCAAGAGGAATACAACGAAGTTCTGAACGAGCTGAAACGCGCATTGTCGCGCGGCGGGCCGCTTCAGCAATACGTTGACAGTCTCGACATCGCCGAGTCGCGCGTGAAGGCAATCCGGATCGAACAGCAGAAATTGAACGAGGCGCTGAAGTCTGGCGTCATCAGCATCTCCGGATACGATGAAGCGATGCGAGCGCTGAACGACGCGCTGCGAACCTCGCAGTCGCTTATGATGCGCACGAACGATTCGCTGATTCAGGACATCGCGAACGAGCGCGTGCTGTCCGACGAAAAGGGGCGGATCCGTGACGAGCTGAACCGCCGGATCGAACGCGGTGACGTGACGCAGACGGAGGCGTTCAAAGCCGGCGTTGCCGATCAGATCGCGACATGGGGCAACGCGCAGCAAAGAATGATGGAACTCGGCCGCGGAACCGCGCAGGCGTTGGAAAACGACTTCGGAACGTTCTTCGATGCACTGATCGATGACATCGGCAGCGCTGGCGACGCGTTCAAAAACCTTGTCTCGTCCATCCTGAAGGACATGGCGCGGCTGATCGCGCAGGAACAGCTAACGAAGCCGCTTCTTTCCGCGCTGTTCGCCGGATTCGGCGGCATCGGCGGGAAAAGTCCGATCCCGGCGAGCGCAGGTTTCGGCGATGGCGTCAGCGCTGGCGCGTCTGTCGGACTGGCGCACACGGGCGGAGTGATCGGCCGCGATGCGCTCGCGGCGCGAAACGTCAGCATGGACATTTTCCGCGGCGCTCCGCGCTTCCATGGCGGCGGCATCGCCGGCGACGAAGTTCCGATCATCGCGAAGCGCGGCGAAGGCGTGTTCACGCCGGAGCAAATGAAGGCGCTCGGCTCCGCCGGCGGCAATCAGATCAGCGTTCAGAACACGATCATCGTGAATCGCGACGGGACGACGAAGCAGAAGAGCACGGCAACGGGGATGGAGGATCCCGCGATGGCTCGGAAGCTCGCCGAATTCATTGACAATCGCACGCGTCAGACGGTGATCGCCATGGCGGCGCCGGGCGGGCCGCTTTATCAATCACGCGTTTAACCCATGGCCGCAGACGAATTCACTTGGACGCCTTCAAACAGTTCCCGCGTGACGCGCGAACCGCGCGTGGTGGGCGTGCAATACGGCGACGGCTACGCGCAGGAATCGCCGGACGGGATCAACAACAACCCGCTCGTTTTGGATCTCGTGTTCCGGAACGTGAATCAGACGGACATTGCGGGGCCGATTGACACGTTCCTGTCATCGAAAAAGGGCAGCATTTCGTTTTTGTGGACACCGCCGGCGCCGTTCGCCACCCAGCGACGTTTCAAGTGCAAGGCGTGGGATTTCGTTTGGGAAGGCGGCGTGATCATGGGAGTCACCGCAAGGTTCGCGGAAGCGTTCCAGTTGTGATCCGCGCAGCGTTCATGCTCGCGGCCGTGACGATGGCGCCGACGGCCGCGGCGCTGGACGTGGAACGGACGATTGACGCGATCCGCGTTGTGGAAAACTCGTCCGTCGGCCGCATCGGCGACGCCGGCGAGCGCAGTCCGTGGCAGTTCATGCCGGGCACATGGCGCCAGTTCTCGAAGAAGCCGTTCGCGTGGGCATCGCTCCGCGGCGAACCCTACGAAACCGAACAGCGGCGCGTTGCGCGCGCGCATGCGAGCTGGATTCTCGAACGATTGCCGCGGCTGCGGCTCCCGCAGACGGCGCGATCCGTCGGACTCGTCTGGAACGCAGGTTACGGCGCCGTGCGAGCCGGCCGCATCGCGGCACGGCATCGGGATTACGCGCAGCGGGTTCAGAACGTCTATGATTCCGGCGCCGGGTTGACACTCCATTCCCGCGGGTTCAGATCGTTCACACGATGGGAATACGCGCCGACATTCAGCTTTTGGAGGTGGACGCCGAAGTCTCGCTGTTCACCTTGGACGCGACGATCAAGGGCGGCGACGTTTTTCGCTGGCACAACGAACAGGCGCTTAACGGCTCGAATCTGACGGGGGAACTCGTCTGGCAGGGCGTCACGTATCAGCCGCGGCCGATCACCGTTGAAGGGCTGGAAATCAAAAGCACGGGCGAAAAGAACCGCCCGAAGCTGAAGATCTCGAACATTGAAGCGCTCGTCACGGGGCTGATCATTGATTACGATGACATGATCGGCGTGAAGGTGACGCGGAAGCGCACGCTCGCGAAGTATCTGGACGGCGAGCCGGGCGCGGATCCCGCGGAGCGGTTCGCGGATGACGTTTACTTCATCGTTCAGAAGGAAAGCGAATCGCGGATCGAAGTCGTGTTCGTGCTCGGCGACCCCAGCGATCTTCCCGGCAAGACAGTTCCCGGCCGCAAGGTCAGCGCGAACTTTTGCATCGCGGAATATCGCGGGGAAGTGTGCCAATGGGCCGGCGGACCCGTCGCCGAGCTGAACGACGTTCCGATTGTCGGGCCGTTCGTTGATCGCGGCGCCTATGACGAAAACGCGTCTTACGGCGCCGGCGATCAGGTGTTCGTCATCGATCCGATTGGCGTCCCGCACGTCTTCGTTGCGCGCGGCGGACTGGGGACATTCTCCGGCATTCATCCGAGCAATGGGGCTTACTGGATGGCGGATCGTTGCTCGAAGAAACTCAGCCGGTGCAAGCTAACGTTCGGCGAAGCGGAAGCGCTCCCGTTCGACGCGTTCGTTGCCGCGGCGCGGCTCCCGCAATGACGCTGACGCCTGAGATCACGGCCGCGATTGCGGCGCACGCGGCCGAAGCGGCGCCGGCGGAATGCTGCGGCTTCGTCATCGCGACGAACCTGAAGCGGCTCGAAGTCATGCGCGCGCGGAACGTCGCGGCGAAGCCGCTCGTGAACTGGCGCATTCACGTTGACGATCAGCAAGCCGCGGAGGAAGCCGGCGAAATCATCGCCGTTTATCATTCGCACGTGAACGCGCGCGCGATTGCCTCGGAAGCGGACAAAGTTTCGTGCGAGGCGAGCGGATACAAGTTCCTGATCTACTCGCATCCGCTCGGCGAGCTGACGGAAATTGTCCCGTGCGGATACCGGGCGCCGCTGATCGGCCGCGAGTTCGTTCACGGCGTCACGGACTGTTACGCGGCGATCCGTGACGACTACTTCGAGAACGACGGGATCGAACTCCCGGACTTTCATCGCGAAGATCGATGGTGGGAGGATCCGAACGGGCCGGATCTTTACATGGAACACGTGAAGAACCCGGCGAACGGCTTCACGATCATCGGCACGGACTGGCGCAAGGCACGGCCGCGCGACTTGCTGCTGATGCGGCTTTTCTCGAAACACGGCCGCGTCAACCACTCCGCGATCCTACTCGACGGAATGCGCATCTTCCACCACGTTCCGAATCGCCTTTCCGGCCGCGAGACGTTTTCGCAGTTCTGGCAGCAGTGCGTTGCATACGTGGCGCGGCATCAGAAGTTCAACCCATGATGACGACGATCAATCTCCGCGGTGAAATGGGCCGGATGTTCACGAAAAAGCTGCGGCTGGACGTGAAGTCACCGGCGGAAGCGGCGCGCGCGATGGAAGCGAACTTCCCCGGCCGCTTTTTCAAGTATTTGTTCGAGGCACAAAAGCGCGGCGTCGCGTTTCAGGTGTTTGTCGGGAAGGAATCCATCCCGGAACACGAGCTGAAGACGAAGACGGTCGGGCAGACGATCACCTTCGCGCCAGTGCTTCAGGGCGCCAAGGAAGGCGGCTTGCTGAACGTGATCATCGGCGTCGTGATCATCGCTGCGGCAACGATCATCTCGCAAGGCACGCTGACGGGCGCCGCGATCTCCGCGACATTCTCCGGCGGCGGCGTCGCAGCGTTCGCCGCAAACTTCGGCTTGGCGATGGCGCTCGGCGGCGTGGCAACGATGATCGCCGGCAAGCCAAAGGCCGCGACACCGAACGAGCGGCCGGAGAATCAGCCGAGTTACATTTTCGACGGGCCGAAGAACCGGACGCGTCAGGGCAACGTTTATCCGCTCGTTTACGGTCACATGATGGTCGGATCGCAGCGCGTCAGCGCGAGCGTGCGGAATGAAGATTACGTTCCGGGCGGCGGCGATGGCAGCGGCGGCGATGGCGAATTTGATCCAAACCTCGGCGATGGATATGGCGGCTACGCTTCAAGCTAACCTTCGGAAATACCGCGCACCGGCACGCTTTCGCACGCCGCGCGGAGATTTCTTCAATCTCGCCGGCGCCGGCGGCGGCAAGGGCGGCGGCGGGAGCACGCGCGCACCGCACGAAGCTCCGGACAGCGTGCGCTCGAAGGCATACGGACGCACGAAAGAAGTTGTTTCCGAAGGTCCGATTGTGGGGCCGATTGACGCGGACGGCGTTGCGCTCGCGGCGGAGAACTACGGCAAAGCGATCTTTTTCGACGAAACGCCGCTTCAGAATGCGGACGGCAGTTTCAATTTCAAAAACGTCACGGTTCACTTCGTTCCCGGCACGGCCGATCAGGGACACATTCCCGGATTCGATTCGGAGGAAGCGGAAATTGCCGTCGGCGTCCGCGCCATCGAAGCCGGCGACGTAGTTGTTCGCAGCGTCACGAATCAGGACATTGACGCCGTGCGCGTCACAGTGCGGATCCCGGCGCTGATTAAACAGGATTCGAGCACGGGCGACATCACGGGATATTCGGTCGCGTTCGCGATTGACGTGAATGACAACGGCGCCGGCTGGGTGGAGAAGGTGAACCGCACCGTCTCGGACAAAATCAGTCAGGCGTATTTGACGAGTCACCGGATCGATCTCGAAGGAACCGGGCCGTGGCAAATTCGCCTTCGCCGCATTTCCGCGAAGTCCAGCACAAGCGCGATCCAGAACGAGACATGGTTTGAATCGTATTCGGAAATCATTGACGGGAAATTCCGCCATCCGTTCACGGCGATGTTCGGGCTGGAAATCGACGCGGAACAGTTCTCGCGGATCCCGAACGTCGCGTTCCGGCTCGGCGGGCGCATCATTCGCGTCCCGACGAACTACGATCCAGTTGCGCGCACGTATTCGGGAGTTTGGGACGGCACTTTCAAACTCGCATGGTCAAATTGTCCGCCGTGGGTTTATTACGATCTGCTGACGAGCAAGCGCTACGGGCTTGGGAAGTGGATTGACGAAGACATTGTTGACAAGTGGGCGCTGTATGCAATCGGCGTTGTCTGTGACACAATGGTTCCGAACGGCCGCGGCGGCACGGAACCGCTTTACACGTGCAATCTGTGCGTCGAACAGGAAGTTGACGCTTACCGCGCGCTGTATGATCTCGCGAGCGTCTTTCACGGGCTGGCGATTTGGGCCGGCGGTCAGTTCAGCGCGCTTCAGGACGCGCCGCGCGATGCCGTCGCGATCTTCGGCAACGCGAACGTTGAAGGCGGGCTGTTTGAATACACCGGCACTTCAAAGGAAGCGCGGCATACCGTCTGCAATGTTTGGTGGAACAATCCCGCGAACTTCTATCGCCGGGAACCGCTATACGTTCCCGACGAAAAGGGGATTTTCGATTACGGGATCAATCCGACGGATCTGACCGCGTTCGGATGCACGAGCGAAGGACAGGCAGTCCGCCGCGGCCGTCATTTGTTGCTGTCCGAACAGCTCGCGAAGTCGGCTGTGACGTTCATCACCGGACAGGAAGGCGCATTTTTGCGGCCGAATCAGGTGTTCAAAGTGATGGACGCGGACAAGGCCGGGAAGCCGTTCTTCGGCCGGCTGAAGGCCGTCAATTCTACTTCCTCGCTTCAGCTTGATCGCAGCGTCGTCATCGAAGCCGGCAAGACTTACAAGCTGACATGCGTGAAGCCGGACGGGACGCCGATGCAGTCGGACGTTTCCAATGCGCCGGGAACGACGGACACGCTGACGCTTTCCGTCGCGTTTCCGACGGCGCCGCTCGTGTCCGGCGTTTGGCTACTGCAATCGAATTCACTCGTCCCGCAGGAATTCGAGTGCATCGGATGGAAGCCGGAGGGGAAGGGGAAATATCGGATCGCCGGCATTGCTTACAACGTCAGCAAGTTCGACGGGATCCTGAACGGCTGGCAATTGGACACTCCGCCCGTTTCGGAGCTTCAGCCGGCGCGGCTCGTGAAACCGCCGGGCGCCGTCACGATCACGGAGGAATCGATCAGCAACCCGATCAGCTTCCGCACGTTCCTGAACCTGTCATGGGTTCCGAGCGAAGACGCGTATCTTCGCGGGTATCGGGTTTATTGGCGTTACGAATCGGGCAACTGGCAACCGATGCCGGAAGTCAGCGCGCCGAATCAGCGGCTCGAAACAATCGGACTTGGCGTCTATGATTTCAAAGTCGTTGCGGTGAATTCGCTCGGCTTCGAGTCCGGGCCGTCGTCCGCGTCGCACACCGTTGAAGCCGATTCGCCGATTGAAAACGCGCGCGTGACGGGACTCGAAATCTTCGGGAAGGGCAACGATCAGACGTTCGAGGGACGCGATTGCAAATTCGTTTGGCGGATGAACTCCGCGCTGTGGCACGAACTCGGCGAGGAACCGAACGGCGGCGATTCGGGTTTTGCCCACCCATTGTTCCGGGACTATCTCGTCACGGTTTATGATTGGCAGACTTCGGAGATTCTTCGTCAGGAATCCGTTCAGGATCCGTCATGGACATACACCTACGAAAAGAACGCTGAAGACGCGCTGCGCTACGCACAGCAGGGCGGGAGCACGTCCGCGCGCCGCAAGTTCCGGATCACAGTTCAGATTCGGGATCGGTTCAACAATCTGAGCGTGCCGGCGTCCCTGCTGGTGGAGAACCCGGCGCCGGCGGCTCCCGTGTTCACGCTGACGCCGGATCTCGCGGCCGTCGTTGTCCGCTTCACGCCGAGCGCGGATCTGGATTTCGTCGGCTTCGTCGTTCACGCTTCGCAGACGGCCGGATTCACTGTTAGCGATGCGAACAAGGTTTATGACGGGCCGGACACGCTGACGCGGATCAAGCTGGATCCCGGCGTCACTTGGTATTTCCGGCTCGCAGCGTATGACGCTTTCGGGAAATCGGGGCTGAACTTTTCCGTTCAGCAAAGTGCGATCCCTGCGATCACGCTGGACACGACTCCGCCGGCGGTTCCGACCGGCGTTGCGTTGACTTCCGAGCTGGTGAACGAGCAGGACGGCACGCAGCGGATCAAGCTGATCGGTTCGTGGACTGCGAACACGGAAGAAGATTTCTCGAAGTATCACTGGCGGATCAAGGAAGTCGCGGCCGGGCCGTTCGACTGGGTTCACGGCACAGCGTCAGGGAAGGATTCGACGCGGATCGAATTCACGGCGAAGGCGAACACGAATTACGAGCTTCAGGTTGCCGCTTCGGACCGCGATGAAAACAAGTCGGCTTACTCCGCGAGCGCGACGCACATCACGACGCGGGACACGACTCCGCCGGCCGTGCCGGTCTGGATCGCCGGGAACGCGAGCTTCAGGAACATTTTTCTCGCGTGGCAGAATCCGACAGACTCGGACTTCGATTCCGTCGAACTATACGAAAACACCGTCAACGACAGCGGGACGGCAACGCGCATTTTCCCCGCGGCCGATGATCAGCCGGGACTTCGCGGCACGTCGCACATTGTCAGCAAGCCGGCGACGGGCGACTTCACCGGCGCGACGTTTTATTATTGGCTGAAGTCGCGCGACACGTCCGGGAACCGCTCTGGATTTTCGCTCGTTCAGGCTGTCACAATGTCCGGCGTGCCGACGCCGACAGGGCTGACGCTTTCGACGGATCTCGTCACGAATCCGGACCGCACGCAAACGAGCTACCTGAACGCGAGCGTGGACACGTCGGGATTCGCCGAGTTCGGCGGCTTCACGTGGGAAGTCGAAAAGGTTGACGCTTCGATTGTCTGGCGCGGAGACACGAAGACGAATTCCATCCGGATCCCGGTTCCGGGGAACACGCTGCTTTTCGTCCGAGTGCGGATGAACGATCAAAGCACGGGCCGCAGTGCGTTCACTGCGTTTTCGTCCATCGTCAGCGCGAAAGACACGACGGCGCCGGACGCACCGTCCGGATTCGTTGCGAATTCCGCAGTCGCGAGCGTGTTTCTCGAATGGACGATCCCGCCGGTGATCGATTGCGCGGAGATCTGGATCTATCGGAACACGACGGGAACACCGCCGACGCCGGGCGTGACGACGCCTTACAAAAAGCTCGGACGTGATTCCGGGTGGACGGATGACGGCGTGACGCAGGGCGTGACGTATTACTATTGGCTGACCGCTCGGGACACGTCGCAAAACGAGTCCGTTCTTTCGACGGTTCAGAGCACAACGCCGGGCAAGGTTCAGACGACGGACATCAATGACTATGCGGTGACGCTGACAAAGCGCTTCAACGCGACAATCGCGCTGTCCGGTGACGTTTGGTCAAACAACTCGCCGGGCGCCGGGAAAATCGCGTGGAACGCGCACACGCTGCATTTTCAGGGCACGGCGTATTCGATTTCCGCCGGCGACACGAACGCCATTGCCGGCGATGCGTGGGTTTACTGGGATCCGGCGACGCCGACGGTTTACCAAGTCAGCGCGACGAACCCGACGCTGACGGATGCGCAGTTCATGATCGCGACGAATGTCGCAGGCGTTCACGATCTCGCGTGGAACGCGATGGCGAACGCGCTGATCGGGACGGCATACATTGAAAATCTCGCCGTCACGAACGCGAAGATCCTTTCCCTCGCCGTGGACAAGCTCACGGCCGGGACGATCAACGCGAAAGAGATCATCATTGCCGGCGGGACGGCGGGCATCATTCGCAGCGCTGACTATTCGGCCGGCTCCGCCGGGTGGGCGATCTGGCACGGCGGCGCGGAGTTCAACAACGTCACCGTTCGCGGTTCGATCACGGGTTCAACGATCAGCATCGGCGCCGGCGCGAACGACGTTTTCAAAGTTGATCTGTCCGGTAACATTTGGAGCGGACACGCGAACTTCGCGAGCGCGCCGTTCAAAGTCTCGAACTCCGGCGTTCTCACGGCGACCGGCGCGACGATCAGCGGCAACGTTCAGGCGCGCAGCATCGAAGCCGGTCAGACCGTCGTGATCGGTTCGACGGGACTCGAAGCATCGTCCATCATTCAGAGCTTCGGCTTCAGCTCGGGAAGCACGGGCTGGCGCATCGTCGGGAACGGGACCGGCGAATTCAATTCGCTGACGCTGCGCGGCGTCGCACTGATCACCGGCAGCATTTCCAACACCGCGACGATTGACGGCGCGAACGCGGGAACCGTTGCGACGGGCGGATCGCGCGCGGCGACCGCGTTGAACAGCTCGAACAATCTCGTGACGGCGTTCGCTCCGGGAAGCGTCGCGCCGGCGGCGGGAACCGGGCTGTTCCTCGGATCGGACAAACTCGGGTTTTATGACGCCGGCACGTGGAAAACTTACATGGACAACGCCGGCCGGTTCTATCTCGGCGGCACGTCCGGGAAGCTCCGCTGGGACGGCGCGGCACTGATCGTTGAAGGATCTATTCTCGCGGCGAGCACGATTGACGGCACGGCCGCAAGCACGGTGAAGGACGGCGCGGCGCGCGCGAACGCCGGTCTGGACAACGCGGGGAAGCTGATCACGGCCGTCCTTCCGGGCGCAACGGTTGGCGCGGCGCCGGCGACGAACGGCTTGTTCCTCGGATCGGATTACCTCGGCTATTACAACGCCGGTTGGAAGACGTTCATGGACAATTCCGGGAATTTCTACCTCGGCGGCACGGGGGGAAATCTCACATGGAGCGCGGGGACAAGCACGCTGACGATTCAGGGAACTTCGATCTTCAAAGGCTCCGTTGACATTGGAAGCGGGCTGAACCGTGTTGCCGTTGACAGCTCGAACGGACTGCGCGTCGGCGATCTCAGCGGGAATCACACCGTCATTTGGAACAATGGAACTTACGGGCTGCTGAACATGGTTCACAGCGGGATTCCGCGCGTCACGCTCGGCTTCGGCGGCGGCGCGACGGCCTACGGAAGCGTTGGACTTTACGACGGCGCCGGCGGCGGAACGCTGCGCTGCGCCTTGCGCGCAACGACTACGCCGGAATTGGAACTCGGATCCGGCGGCATCCTGCGATCCGACGGTGGGAACCAACTGAGCATTTACACGGCCGGGAGTCAGCGCTTCCGGGTGGACGCGACAGACATTCGCGCGTTCATGGACTTTTCCACGAACGGCAATCACAAGATCAAACTGAACGTTTCGGCGACATCCGTCGTTTACTCGGATGAAAACTGGGGATGGAACATCCATGGGGACGGAACGCATCCGCTCACGCTCGTTTCCTGCGCGCTGAAGCTGAACGGCGCCGGCAGCGGCGGCACTTACACCGCCGGCCGAATCTACTTCACGGATTCAGTTTACCTCTACGAAAGCGCTGGCGTGCTCTACCTGAATGACGGCAACGGAGACCGTGCTTTGACGTAGCGGTTTCGGG